TATTTGAGGCGCATAGACGCGCCTTAAAATGCGAAATAAGCTATGTCTACGATCTTACCACCATCCTGGAATCAGTGAAAATGCTTAAAATGGCAAAAATCCACGATTTTTGATCACTTTTTGAACTCTTATAACATAGGAATGGGGTAGCCACCCCGAAGGGAGGTAAAGTATTATGGGTGAAATTTCTTTAATAGTGCTGATGGCAACCCTGTTGTCATTTCTTTAATTAGCATTTTTGATTACAGGTAAAATTTCTTTAATTGATAGATTTCAACCCTGTTGTCATTTCTTTAATTAGCATTTTTGATTACGGGCAAAATTTCTTTAATTAGCGCTGATGGTGCTCCAAAAAAGTACCCCCCAGAATGACCTATTTTCAGGCCACCCCGGAGGGTAGAAATGTCGAGGCTCATAATCGCGCCCTACTGCGCGATCTCAAGGTGACCTATACATTTATATTAAAAAGATATTTGAGCGCGTCCTGGCGCGATTATGATAGGTCTAATCGAATGTTATAACATTAGCTCCCTCTCCACAGGAGCCGTTTCCGTCCGGACTTCCCAAAAACACCCAAAAAATACACTTTTCGGACCTAATAAGCCCCACTCGCATAGCTCCCCACGACCCCACGGATATAGGAAACGGCCTGATCGACGGAACCGATGGTACGGAATTTGGTAGATGTGGCCCAGATAGTCCCGGCCCCACTGAGGTCATCAAAGACCACGCAGAAGGTCTTGCTTTCACTCTTACCCGTGGCGGAGTTATGTCGTTGGGCCTTGATAACCACGTACCTACCCAGGTCAGTGACTTCACATTGAATCTCCCGACCGTTGAGAGCACTGGCGATCCTCTTACCAAAGCCACTCCCCGACCAAACTTTCCAGTCGTAGCGGCTTACTGCAGTACCGATGGCGTCATTACCGGAGATAGCAATGGCCCTATTTCCTCTTTTATCCGACATTTCCAACCACTTCAGTAATACACTTATCTATTTCCTGCAACAGGGTACGGAAAGGGATGTCCGGAAGGATCGCTATTGCATTCACCAAATCTACGTACTGGTGGGCCCAGATATTGTAGCAAGCCTTTCCCCACGTCCAGTCCAGGTCCTTGGGGTTTTTAGAGGCCACGACAAAAAGTCCTGAGGTATAGATAGTGGTGAACAGATCCATTACCCTTTTGTGATCGCGAGAGGATAACTTGAGACCGTCGAGTTCCTTTCCGATACTGCGGGGAGACAGTCCCCGTATCCATTCGACGGCCACAGGGTCTACCTTATAAGAGTTCATCTCGGAGACCATCTTGTTGAGGTCGTGTAGTTTTTCTAATATAGTGCGCATACTTATATATAATTAGCTTTTTGTACCCTTTCGTGGGTAATTTCCTTCAGGGCGAGCAGGTATTGGTAGAACAATAGACCGTGCTTACTGACCTTACTCTCCACGCGGTAGATGTCATCTATAAGACGGAGGAACTTACCGTAGACCTGTTTGGCCTCCGTGATCAATCGGCTGGCAGCCATATTCAGTCGGGCAGAGGTATCCGGGTAGCCATTACTACCACCATAGGTTATATAGGAGATTAGGTTGGAATCTACTTCAATCCCTACCTTCCTCAAGGAATTTACCCCCCACGACATCTTTGACCAGCTCAGTCTCCGTAGAAGGTGGTTGAAATCATAACTGGTCTTTGTGGTGACAGGTAAGGCCTCGTCTCCGATCACGGCATAGACCTTGAGGATTTTCTGACCTGTTCCACGGAAATTGGTCAGATGCCCCCCGTCATTGGGTAGGGTCTTGATAAACTCCATCAGTTTGGCTGAAGGTCCTATCCCGGCTCGGAAACCGAAGAAAATCTCTCCTTCTACGAGGATGAGGGCATCCTCCATCTTCACCGTGCGCCATTTGACGTTATCCCCCAGATCGACGAGTTTATACCTCTTCGTTCCGAGTTTGGTGTAGATGTAGTCTTTTACATTCTGGGGCAAATTAACATTGCCGCTGAGGTATTCGCAAAGTGGGCCATTGATGGCCTCGAGTAATGTGATCATAGCTTATTTTTATCCACAATAGACTGCCAAAGTAACAAAAAACGATATAAGGTGTAGGCATTGTCATCCAACTCGGACTCCTTCTTCCTCAGAGCTTTGATGGTGGGAATTACTTTGGCATAATAAATGGTACTATTTGTTGTGAGTAGATAGTCAAATACTTCCCTCGAGGTATCCAAATCTCGACCAAAGTCCTTCGGGATGGTAATGTAGTAGTATGGACTGGTCTTAGTCTTAAAGACATAGGAACAGGTCTTTGTGAGTAGTTCATCCAACCACTTATATTTACCACCGATGATATTTGTCAGGCGATCACTTATCTCGGAGGTAATTTTCCCAGCAAGACCCCTCAGTGAGGGAAGGTCAGAGGATTCTACATTATGTTCTATTTGATATTTGTATCCAAAATGTTTGGTCTTCGTTCCAACCACAGCATACACTTCGAACTTCGTTCCCCGGTCCACCCTACTTACCTTTCTGACCTCATTGTCCTTGTAAGGGTCAGGTACGAAGACAATAGGCTGGGGGAAGCCCCAGTCCTGTTTGGCAATGGCATATTCCGATTCCCAAAACTTCTCGTCGAGGAATTTAAGAATCAGAATATCCTCAGTTTTATGGATCAATGGCTTCCACGCAATGTTCTTCCCGAGGTATACAAACTCATACTTCTTTGACGTGTCGTATATGGTGGAGAAAAACTCCTGTAACTCCGGGGGGAGGACTATTTTTCTGGTGTTGATTTGTTCGTATAGGGTTTTCATATAATGCGAGGTGCTTTAGTGCTGTGCGGCCTAAGGCCGGGAGGTACTTTAGTGCCGTTCATATAAAATTATGTATATAAATCATAAGCACAAAAAAAGGGACTCATGAGGAGTCCCTTTTCGAGTGTTTTTGTGGTATCAGTTAATACCGCAGTGGTTAAATAATGAACCCATCATTAGCTTCGACACAGAACGTGAGGTAGTTCTGTTCGGGGTTGAAGCCAAGATCCACGATAGCGAAGCGGCTGTTCAGGAGGATCTTAGGAGCCATCGTACCTTCGGCGATCGTCTGAACCTGATCCGCGAGGATATAAGGCATGAAGACTACACCGGGAGTCTGACCATCCGACTTACGACCGACGAGAACACGCGTGTCATCCCAAGCCATATTAGGATCAACATAGACATTCAGACCAGCCATCGTACCAGCGAAGTAGATACCCTTAGAACCGTCCTGGACGAGGTCGTTGACCATTGGAGCAATGATGAACTGAGAGCTGTCCTGGATAGCAGAGAGGACCTGCGTGTTAGTTACGACGAACGTACCACGACCAAATCGGCTGACGTTAGCGATGAGGTTAGAAGCAGCAAGACAGCGGCTCATGATACGACGCTGATGGGTCGTGACATTTTCTGCAGCCGTGTTATAGGTAGCGCTCTTGACAGGACCCCAAGCAGCAGCAGCATTGCGACCGTGGATATCAACGAACTTACGTGCGGCGGAGAACTGGCTCAGGGGCTTAGAGGTAGGAGCCGTAGGATGACCGTAGTAGAGGTTGAGGTCAACACCCTGATAGCGCTTCTGGACCGCGGCGTTCGTCACACCAAGACGGAAGAGACGGTCGAGGATACGGTTGTTGATTGACTGAGAGAGTTCGTTCTGCATGCTCTCAATAACCTTACCAACGACATCGATACCGTACATAGGCATATCCTGAAGCTGCTGACGCGTGACCGTACCAGTAACTTCATAAGAACCCATCTGGACGAGCTTCGTGAAGAAGCGTGCACCGATAGTGTTACCAACACCAGTTTCGTTCTCTGCACGGCTCATAGGATCTTCACTTTCCGTGGCGAAGTTGGCAAAGCCCTGGATGTGGTCAGCTGCACCAGAGACGAGTTCAGGATAGAGCTTGATCTCCGTCTGATTAGTAGCCTTACCATTGACCTCAGGCTTGATGTCCGTGTTAACCGTCTTAGCGTTCGTACCAACGGTGATCTTGTTAATGCCGAAGGAAGCAAATTCTGCGATAGAGACGGAATCAGCGGCGACATTGACATTACCACCGGCCTTGTGAGCCCCCTTGACGCGGACGATAAGACCATTGTCCTTACGAGACTTAGCGATGAACGTACCGTGGAAGATATCCCCGTTGGTGTTCTCCAGCTGGACAGCAACATCACGAACCAGTTCGTCACCCGTAGCAGGAGTGTTGAAGGCGGCGTAGATAGCATCCAGTTCTTCACCGAAGGTCGTGAACTTCACGTAGATAGGCTTGTTAGCGTCACCTTCACCCTTACCGTCGAGAGCCGTTTCGTTCAGCTGGCCGAGCTTACCACCTGCATAGGGGAAGTCGAGGTACTGAACCATTGCGATAGGACCGGCAGAGGGAACGACAGGGACGAGTTCAAGACCGATAGTCATTGCAGCAACTTCAAGAGAAATCGTCAGCGTTGACATGGGAATATCACCTGAACCGCGCTGGTAACCGGGGTGGTGGAAGTTAGCACCCGTATCGCCATAACCAGGACCCTGGACGAAACCTGGAGCTTCACCAGTGGCACCCGTCTGAGGGAGGAGGGGGTTGCCAATACCGAGGGTGTTGAGGGGCATTGCATTCACGGGTGTAGCTGCACCGGGAGTCTGCAGACCTTCATAGAGCTCGTGGTTGCGAGCGTACTGAGCCATCCAATTCACCTTACCGGATTCACGAATATCGTATTCTTCCTTGATGATTTGAGCCCACTTCTGTGTGTTTTGATCAAAACGCATATTTATGTATTAAATTTATTTATCCAAATAATAGGAGGAGGTAATAAGCCCTAATGGGCTGGATTGATACCTCCACCTTTGTATTAAGAATAAAAAAATCTTTTCGAAAATGTTAATGGCCTCATTTAGAGGCCATTATACGTATTAATCAGCGGATCTGTTCGAGTAGGATCACAAAATGTTCGATGGCTTGGATCATCGCCTCAGGGAGTCGTCTCCGCGCGACTTTTTTACCACGCTCGGCGATCTTCCCATCTAACTTCTGGAGGGCTACCCTCGCGACCACGGGGTTAAGGGTATTAGCTATCACTCCCACGGCAAGACTAAGGTCGTGACCAGTGACTTTGATGTACTGGTAGTCATCTATGAGGTGACTGATTTTCTTGACGAGTTGGTGTATCTCGAGATATTCAGCTGGGGTCAATAGCTTATCGTAGTCCATGATCGATCGCATGTTTTCAAAATAGGCCTGGAAAGACCTTCCATAACCTATCTCCCTCAGGGCTTTCTCCACAGGGATTTTCACCGAGACCCGGAAAGAATACAACCACGTCTTAGCCTTCTTATCTGTCAGGCCTGTAGGGAGGTCAGGGATGTTTGTAATCTTGGGATTTATGCACACAAAGACCCGATCCTTGGACTTTATCCGGAGACTCCTGCCTGTGGATAAAATGTATCTACTCCCGTTAGGCTTATATTTCCTCCAGAACAGTACAGCATCCTTCATAAGGCCGGTTCGGGCCTCCTGAGTACAGATAAGTCCCTCTGCGCCAGCAGCTGTTCCATCCGAGGTAAACACCACCTTACATAGGTGATCGTGGTCCTTGAGGTCCTTGGAGCGGATCTGGATCCAGTCACCGGGATCGAGGCTCATACCATTAAGTCTTCCCCCGGTGTGTCGGATATAATCGAAAAACTCCTTCAGCTTACCGGTGTAGGAGCTGGAGACGGATTCTCCAATAAATTCTACTAAGGTTACCATTTGTAGTTATATACGGATTCTACTTGATCGGTGAACATCTCCAGGACCTCCCGGAAGTCCTCCGGTACGTTACCCTTAAGTTTTCTCAGGCTCGTATACAGACTGGGGAAATTAAATCTCTCGTGTTTGTTATTGGTGAACCACATATTCACCGTGTAGAGTACATTACTCTGCGAGGCCCGGTCCTTGACCTTGGTATGGAAAGAGTTGAGCATCTTCACCAGGGTATAGACCTCGGAGTATTCCCCTCGGCTAAGTACTTTTTCCGCATCGGTCTTATCAAACCAACGGAATATGGTCCATTCCTCTTCGGAGTCCTGGAAGATCTTATCCAACTTAGCACTGATGGTATGGGTGAAATACTTCCACCACTTGGCTACCCTCTTGGGATCGGCCATAAAGATCTGAGCGTTCCCCGTGGCGGTATTCTCATCCCCCATATTGGGGCAGACAAAGACCACGCAGTTGGGATTAAGGTCGATGGACTTTAACCCGTGGTCTTGACCATACCCCCCCTCGACGGGGAAGAATCTGGTCCAGGAACTCTTGTTTATCCCGCGGATGAGGATATCCTCCCCGTCGATCACCACCGTCACCATATTAGAATAAGGTCGTAGGTCGGCTATCTTACTGGCCCGGATTTCGGTATAGTCTTTTACCTCCAGGGAAGCCCCGGCCATTATCCTTTGGTCTAATGACTTAAAATAGACGACGAAGTCTTTCAGGGTGGCTCGGGCTTTGGAACCTAAGCTTTCCCCTATGGGGCGAGCTGACGACTCATGTCGGAAGCTTTCGTTAAGGTATTCGTATAGGGTATTCATAAGGTACTCATAAATTCAATGCAGGCCTCAGCCAGTCGGTACATGGGCTCCGAGAGCTGGCCCTTCAGGGTACAGTTCATGATATTTTTCAGTTTATTGAAATTATAGCGCATCACCTGATTACTACCCTTTATCGAGCGCAGATGGTTTACTACCTTCTTCGTATCCTTCAGATCGTAATAGGCTAATAAAGCGACCACATAATTGATGGTAGTCGTTATTCTTTTTAGATCAGCACCAGAGATGCTGGCGCCAGAGTGCTCCATTTCCTCCGCTGGAGGCTGGCTCCTTACGGAGACTTCCTCCCTAAATTTTTTCGTCAGATCGGTATGTTTGATTTGCAATTCCCTGAGTGAGGGCTTAAATACCAAATTTTTGAGAATCTTCAACTTCCTTATAAGTTGGTCATCGGATATATTCAGGTCTTTGCTGCCGTAGCCTATCTTATCACCGATCTGGTGTTTACACACGAGCACGAGGTCGGAGTCATCAAAGTCTACTCCGTACTCCAGGGATTTGGGGCGTTCCTCCCTATTATAAGTACCACCGTCATATATCCCGGCTTTTACTACTCGACCAGTACCGTTGTTCTTAAATAGGACGTATCCGTCCTTCACCACGGCAATACTCTGCTTGGGAAAGTCGTTGCAGTCCTCGGGACGAATAACCTGCCAATCATCTACAAAGCAACTGGAGATAGGGGAATCGGGATCAGGACTCCTACTCCACCATTTCAGTACCTTCTCCAGGGTGCGTATGCGCTTGTCTCTTATGGAGAGCTGCTCGAGAAAGTTATATAAGGTTATCATAAACTATCCACAAATTCTAAACAATAGGTGACGAGTTTCTCTACCTGCGGTGGAACGCCATATCTCTTCACAGCTGACCGGAGTCTCTTTATGACCTTAGTGTACTCACCAAAGTTTCTCTCCACGTAACTGACTATCGCCTGGTGGTCTCCATCTTCATATAGATACACTAACCACGCGATACTACCAACGATATTGGATAGGAGGTCGAGGTCGGCTCCGGAGATTTTTCCCACAGGGACAGAGCTCGCATGCGAGATTTTAGTGCGGGTCATCTGGTCCAAGAACCACTCACTTTCCTGATCCTTGAATGCGTTCCCATACTTATTGCCCAAAGGATCCCAGACGACCTTCTTGATGATACCAACCCTTCGGACTACAGCCGGACCGTTCACTGATATAGAAGTTTTTTCCTTGATCTTCTCCCCATACTTCACCCTACAGACGAGGACGAGGTTGTCGTCATCGAAGTCTACGCCATATTCCGGAGTACTTATCCTCTCTTTACGGAGCTCTTTTCCTCGGGGTAAGATATTTACCCGGAACCCTTCTCTGGTGAAGTTATTGCGGAGAAGGAGAGAGCCTCCCTGCACCACAGCGATACACTGCTTGGGGAAATTATCCGATATCTTCGCGGGGATCTCCGTCCAATCCTCTGGATCGTGGCTGGGAGGGGTCGCCGAGGGGTCGAGGTGTGACCCGGCAAGACTCCTCAGGGCATCGAGGAAGACCCCCATTTCCTTTCTATTTAGTCGTTCGTATAAGGTTACCATATCTCTTCTATCATTTTTATCACTCCCATGAGGGTGGGGTACATCTCCCCGAGGTCATTTTTAATCTTACTAATTACATTCCGGATCCTTGGCGGGTTGAGTAGGTCCATATTCACCAGGGAGTAATCCCCTTCCAGTACCCTACGAATCATCGTGTTACTGCTCATCTTTCCGGTGGAGTCATAGATACTCATTACAAAAGTGACGAGTTGGTTCATACATAGCTGGTCGGCACCATCCAGCTTATGGTAACTCATGAATCCCTCGAGCTGTTTTCTCGGAAAATTATGGAGTACCCCTCCCATCCTCCTTATCCACGAGTTCAGGGTAACGCGATTGAGTTTTATTCGTTGGGCTTTGTAGTTCTTCCCCTCCAATCGGGTCATATACAATACCGCCCCTTGACGTCGTAGCTTGTCGATGGGGTATAGGGAGGTCTTGGATACCTGCTTGAAGTTAGCCGTTACACCACGGGAATATATATCCCAATTGTTATTGTATCGTTTGTATACCCATACTTCCCCGCCAGGGGCTGTTCCATCCCCGGTGTTGGCAATAGTCCCGTTACCACCCATCACCAGTATCCACATCTCATCGTCAGTTTGGGCTACAGATCCACTCACCACGGGGTCAAATTCCTCGAGTTCCATTCTTGTATATTTGGAAGCATCCAGAGGGAGTTTGAATGGTAAGGCAAACCCACTGAAATTCTTACTCTTGATACTGGTAAGGAAGTCAGCGAGGATTCGTATGGTGGAGGTGTTTTGGATAGACTCTAACAGGGTTCTCATAACTTCAGCAACAGATTCACGAAATTAGTCATATAGGAGACAATTTCCTTAGGGAGCTTATCCTCCACCTTCTTCAGGATAGCCTCCACGAGCCTTGGTTTCATACTGGAGAACTCCTCGAGGGCCTTGGGAATAGACTGCTCCGGATCCCCGTAGAGACTCAGTCCCAGGACCGAACAGAACCTACTCAGCTGGTCATAGTCGGATGGTTTCATTCCTTTTTTGAGCTGCCAGAGACCGACATAACGGTCGATGCTGGAGTCGTTGGTATCTGGGAGGATATTCCTCAAGGGTCCTACCTGACGCTCAAAGTCTCGGAGCCAGGCACTGGAGAGGGTGATGGTAGGAGTTTCCTTCTTGACTATGCGGTTAGTAGCAAAAAATACATGAGGGGTCTTCCAATCAGTCTTGCGATGGGCTGCAAATCGATAATTGCTCCCCGTGGGTTCATAGATATCCCAGGCAAGACGGGGATAAGCCCCGTAGCAGACCCTTATGATACCAGTCCCTTCCTCGATAGCAATGACCATCTTTCCGGTCTGAAAATCCTTAAACTGACTCTTATTTATCTCCACATAGTCTTTGACCTCCGTGGGACAACTATTCAGGAGGGCCTGTTCGTACATGGCCTTATCTACATTCTCCAGTCTCCGACGGCTATCTTTCAGACAGTCGAGGAAGTGGTGTAAGATTCCAACGGCCTTACCGTTGAGTTGCTCGTATAGTGTTATCATATTTTTAAGCCCAATATAACCATTCATAAACATTAGCAAGAACTCTCAGCTGACCAGCAATAAAGTTCTTATTCCCGTTCACCTCATCGAGGATCATATATTCGAATGCCTTGCTGACTCCCTCGAGGTTGATTTTGTTGGTGTTCTTGTCACAACAGTCGATAAACCGATCATCAGTCTTCCTCAGCTGCAGACCCAGTCGGGTGATATGATCGAGGTAGATTTTGATTTCCTTCAGCAGGGGCAAGGGGAGACCCAACCAGAAATAGAGGTCACTGAAAAGAGCCATCATCTGGTTTCTTATGGACTCCCGGTAGATAAGCAGAGGATCACAGACGCGGAGGCTATTGGGGTTCTGGGTACTTACCTGACCACATCCACAGGGGGTGGTGGTGATAGGGTTCATGGGTTGGAAGGTCATCGTACTACGATGCCCCGACCCTTCGGGGAGGTTACCGATCTCAGCGAACCACCTCACGGTATCGTCCATCATACCCCCTACGTAGTATTTGAAGACCCTTTCCTCTTTCCAGTCGTTGGTACGGTTCTGGAGCAGCTGCTGGGCGAGCCACGTACGGAATTTCTTCACCTCGTCGGTGGTAATATCCGGGTCACAGACATAACGGTTGTGGTGTTCGTAGGTCTTGGGGTCGTTGATCTTATTCGTCTCCACCTCGTCGATATAAGCCTTCATATCCCCGGGGTCTTCCAGATCCCAGTAGATAGGGTCGAGGGTCTTGAGAAGGTCAATGTCCCTCTCCAGGCTGACGTAGTCGTGGATGGAGATGACTGACATAGGGATGACGTAACGCATACGCACCCAATAGGCATATTGGTCCTTGAGGTAGGTATTGAAATACGCATCCCCGGGACGTATGTTATCCTTAAACTTAATCAGGTTCATTGGTATAGCTATATATACTAATTATAGCTTAAATAAGTTTAGACTTAGCGTCCTGGAGAGCGGTTTTCTGAGTAGTAACAAAAGCCTCTGCATCGGCTTTTTTCTGCATTACCGTGGAGATAGCCTTCTCTACCTGTGGTTGGATAAGCTCCTCGAGAGTCGTTTGGTACTTCTGGAGCATCTTCTCCACTTTCATCATCTCCATCCTCAGGAATTTGTCCTGGGTATTCTGGAACTTCTCCGTCCTGCTAAGTATATGACTTATCTGGGGGTTACTCCGGAGCTCCTCCAGTTGCTTTACTGATTGGTCATATTTTGACCGTAGATCAGTAAGTTTCGTGGTGTATTTGGATATAAGGTCTTGGTAGAGTCCTACCTTCTCCTGCAGGGCTTCTTTCTTCTCTTGTATCTGTTTGGCTAGTTCGGTGGGTGACATACGTGAAAAGTCTTACCCTCTAATTATCGTATTTCCCACCGGCATGTAGACTGCTTTCCTCGACCACGGTTTGCACCAAATGAAGGCTCCGTCATCGTTTATCCATTCAAACTCCTCCCATTCCCCGTACTGTTTGGTGAGGTATTTACCCAGCTCCTCTGGTTGAGTAAACCGTTCTTCCCTTTCCTCCGTACTCACTATATAGTAAGGACCTCGTTTGGATACGACCAGAGTCTCTACTCCTCCCCAGATATCTGGTAGGGTGAGGACGACCGGATGGAGGTGCAGATCATGTAGATTTGCCATATCCATCAGGTGGTCGATACTATAAGTCCAGGGAGAGTGTTTAATCTTCCCCCCTATGGCGAACCATTTATCACCCTCTTCAATCTGGAAAATGACCCTACCATCCACCACATGCGTTTGGATAAATTTGGGATCATCCCCATTAAAGGCTGCCCGAGCCGAGGAGCGTCTCTGACCTTGGTCTACATAGGTGATATGGGTATTGAATAGGTAAGTTACCATAATTGCTCCTGTAAGGGGATTTCTATATTAGCACCCAGGTCAGCAAAGTCCAAGTAATAGACGATACTCCTGGGGTAATTGGGTTCAAAATTTAACTTATACCGGAGATATCCGACCGGGTACATACCGGAGGTGATGGTGTCAATCTCCCGTCGAAGGGTAAGTACTCCGCGGAGGAGCTTGCCATTTATTTCGAATACCTCTCCACTAAGTACCTCTATCGGTACAGTGACCTCATCTCCCCAGTGATCGGTATACCTTACCTCAAAGGTCTCTCCGGGGATAAGAAGATGGCTCTCCAACAACCCAATAAGTTCCTCGAGGTCATCTACTTGAGGCGTTCTGACAAACTGGTCGTGAAAAGAGTAGGTCTTCTTGCCACTCGGCTCCGTGCACTCCACAATGACCCCGGGGTTATATTTCATAGCCCGGAAGGTACTCCCTTCCTCGGCCGTGAGGGTAGTGGTGAAGAAAACCGACTGGATAGATATGTGGTAAATCTTATTAGCCATTATACCCAGTTCACAAATTTATCCTTGTAATGTACAAAATCCCAGTTCACCAGGGGGTAATCCCTCCGGAGCCTCTTGAAGATGGTGGATAAGAAATCAATGTACTTCAGTTTCCCGTCTATCTCACCCCGATGGGTGCACCAGCAGCTCCGCTGATCCCGGAAATTATCATCTTCTTCCAAATATATCTTTATCGGAATGGGGTCTCCCCACATATCTGTACCGTAGACGGTCAAACCATACAAGGGGTCGATCTCACCACCCTGGTATCTCTTATCCAGTTCCTCCACACTATCTACCCAGAGCGTATGACGTTTTATCGTGGGATGGTAGAGGCAATAGGCCTTCTTATCCCGGTAACTAATCTTCAGTACACATAGACCTCCCTTATAAGGGAGTTCTTCAAGCTTCAGATAAACGTTATTAGCCCAATCAGGGAGGTGGAGGATATATTTACCGTTTTCGAATATGGTGATCATAAGATCCAATCGTAGTTATAGTGAATCATAGACAGGTCCACGAGGGGGAGTTTCTCTTGAAGGACCTCCCGGAGGCTATCGATGTCCTTGCCTTCGAGGTATTCTCCACCTATCATCATCTCCCACTCCCCAAAATCTTTCAGGACAAACCGGGAGATAGTGACCTTGGAGAAATCCCCCCATTCGTCAGAGGTCTCGAACGTGACCGGACAAAAAGCGAGGTTTCTCGTCTGACAAGCCCTCCCCAGATCCTCCAGGGTATCAAAACAGGGACTAAAAGAGCCACCGAGATCGATCATATAGGCCCGCTGCGACCCTTTGGAAAATCTCGTTACCCTTGGGGAGAACAGACTTCCCAGGTGGAATGGTCGGTAGATCTTATCCACCTTCGTGTCATCATCCACCCAGGCCGGTACGGAGGCCTTTTTGGTCTGTAGGTTCATTAATCTATTGAACAATTGCTCGTATTCTTTAACAAAGGTACTCATAAGTAATTCTATGTATTTACCGGTTATATATAGGGAAGATGCCAGCGATATTTTATATGTAAATAACTTTTTATATATATGGCAAAGAAATTTGTAACGGAAGAAGGCCTCTCGCAGGTCGTGGATGCTATTGTCGAAGCTATCCAGAGGGTTGCTGCAAAGCAGATCACCGCGGAAAGTGTAGTAAACGTGGTAGACTCTAAGCTTAATGAGGCTATTGACACTAAGCTCGCTGATTATGTTAAGACCGAAGGCCTTGACAACAAGATCGCCGAAGCTCTTGGTGAAGCAGATATCCAGGCAGTGAAGGATAAGCTTAGCAACGTCCCTTCGTCTAACGAACGTGGAGGTGTAGTAGCATAACAAAAAAAGGGGGCGCGAGCCCCCTTTTTTATCTAAGTTTATTAAGGATAGCACTTACATCCGCTTCCTCAATCAGAGTACCATTTTCGGTAAGATCATTGATCTTCTCATAGACCAGCTTCAGCTGACCGGCCTGCTCCTTGGTGAATGGTACTTCACCAGCCTTAGGAGTTAGCACCTTCTCCAACTTATCCAGTCGTTCCGAGAGAGTGGCAATCTCACTCATCCTCGCGTCATTAGATCGCTTTACCGCCTCGGCCAGGTCGTAGGTGACCTTGGTAAGTTCCCCGAGTTTCTTCTGGGTATCGGTGACTCGCTCATAAATCTTCTCATCCTTCTTCTCCCCGATAAGCTCCCACTTATATGGTTGCTTGAGGTCTCCGGACTCGATAGCAATAAACTCCTTGTAACCGTTCTCCGAGGGGACGAGGTAGATATCCCCGATGATGACCCTTTCCACCACGGGCTCCTCCGAAGGGATGGTGGTGACATGCGTCTTGGCAAACCCCTGCGAAGCTGCAAGGATCTCCTTTCGGATACCTCGGAGAGCTTCGCTGACGGCAGCGGCAGAGACGGCATTAGAAGAGTCATTGCTGGCGATCTTCTGGGCTCCAGTGGCATCGACGATATGACTCTCTACCCATCCCTCGTAGTCGAGGTGGATAGTATGGTCAGTACCCACGGGGATAATGTCCCCATTCTTACCACTCTGGATGGCAGAGACCGTCCTCGTGCGATCAATTTTCTTAAGTTCATTCCTTAGGGCATCCAACTCAATCTTGAGTACATACCTCTGGTCGAGGTTGATGCTATTATCATTCTTACAGCAGCTCATCGTATTGATTCAATTATAAAGTTAACGTCCAGTTTGGGCTCGCAGGTAATCTCTCCATCACAGGAGCAGCTTTCCTCCTTATCAGCCTTACAAGTATTCTCCGGGACTATCCAGGGCCCACAACCACAGTTATCAGGCTCTCCGTTAGGAGCTGTTCCATCTGGCTTAGGCTCTGGCTTAGGAGTAGGCTTAATACAAAGGGGACAAGGCTCCTTGTAATAACCCATACACCCGCAGGTGCAGTCGTCCTTTTCCTCCTTGGGGGTAGGCTTGGGGAGGTTATCCAGCATTCTCTTCATCTCCTCCATAATCTCCCTCTTCAGGTCGGCCATAAGAGGACCACAGGAGACATAAACAGGCTCTACCTGGGAGAAAAGGGTCAGCTTGAGATACCACGTATGGGGGACAAGACCAGTCTTTCGACCGACCCCACAGCTCCCATAAGCCTTGTTGTCGTAGTAGTCACAGCCGTCGTAAGGGATCTTCACATACTCTACCCCGACGATATGAGGAGCTTTGGCAGCATTCCTCTCCGCACCGGGGATAGCCTTGGTAGCGAGGTAGTTAAGAGCGTCCTGGACCGTAGCACCAGCGTCAATATCCCCAACAGGAGCGATGAGACTGGCTCCACTGTTCGCGGAGATCTTATAACCCTTCCTTTCAATGGGGCAGATCTTTACCCCTTTACCCGAGACGAGAGAAGCATTGACCACAGCCTTAGGACCAGCTACCAACTGTTCGCGGATAGCCTTGCCAACACAGCTGAGGTGCTCCGGAGCCGTACCACCGACCTCGGTGATAGACCTACGGATATCCTCAAACACCCGGGTGTTCTGAGTGGATTCAATAATGTTAGACATAAAACTATAGTTATATATAAAGTATTACATAAAAGGGGGTACTATTGTACCCCCCTTGTTTATAGTGCAGTGAAAGTGAGATCAGGCTTAAATGTCCCCTTGACGAACTTCGGTGAAGGAGCGACAAAATCCAAACTCAGTGATCCCCCGGTCTTTCGGTTGTATATGATACGACCATTGACGAAGTTCACCACGAACGTGTCATCGGCTTGGTCACCCATATCGTCGATAGACTGTTTCATGTCGGAGAGGACGTCCTTGAGTTTGTACTTACCTAACATAAACGTATTGTAGTCGGCGCTTGTACAAGTAACCATCTTATTAGTATTCGTCACCTGATGGGATCCTGCATCCTCCCAGGACCAGTCAATAACCTCATATCCGGGGAAAGTCACCGAGAGACTCCAATTGCCGTTCTTCTTCCTCGTCCATTTGTATGGCTTAGATTCCGTTGGCATGTCCGTGGCTTCTGCCTTGGTGAGTCCTACAGGCTCGAGGGGATTACGACCTCTTATCCCCGTACTCAGACCATATTCCGTATTACTCTTAGCTTCCTGATAGACCGACCACGTCCATCCCTTGGAGCTGGTAGTGGGTCGCGAGAGGATATTATCCCCTTCCCCGAGGAGGATCCAGTCATCGGTCGTGGGAGGTTCGTCGTAATAAGTACCGGAGGTGAAGGAGATATTCGAAGGGTCTACGTTCTTCACCACGACGTACTTCGTATAAACCGGTTTGTTGTTCCCTGCGGAGGTGTTCCCTGAGACTGGATATACCATAGTCCAAACGAGACGAGGTTCCGAAGCCCAGATCCTTTGGGTATGACCATTATTCCCTGAGTGGGTGAGGAGGGCATTGATCTTGGCTCCACGGGTAGCTACTATCGTACCCTGAGGAGTGACTCCCAGTTCGAGGTAGGAGTTGGCAATGGCTTCAATCTTCTTACCATCAGATCCGTTTATATATCCCCCACCATCCTTATCGGAGTTGTTACCACCACTAAGACAGTAAGTGACGATATTAGAGGGACGGAACTGCTCGGGGAGGGTCTTGAACTTAGACTCGATATTATGAATAAAGGCCTTCCAACCATAACCTTCCCCGTTGATACCCAGACCCTGGGAGTGAAGACCAGTCTTGTCCCAATAGGTTATCCACTCAGCCTTGAGGCGGATATTCACCACGACAATACCTCCGGAGATGACCGCCTCTATAGACCCTCCAGAACCAGAGCCCCTACCAAAAGGTTCGTCGATCGTCTCGGAGTAGTAGGCCGAGTCACTACTGAACTGTCCGAGGAAGACCCCCTTGTGGTCGTCTACGGCCTCGTCGATCATAAGAGTCCCTTCGCGGTCTACCTCCACGGCGCCAACGAGACCAAATTTTACCAGTCGGCCAGAGCCGTAGGTAGGACCGAGGTCGAGGACGATGGGAGATTTGGTCACCTTGCGATGGGCCTTGTTGGTGTAGTTCCTCTGGACCTTCTGGTCGGAGACCCTGGTCGTACTGAGACCGTTCTCCAAAAGGATAGCCTTGTCCCCGTCCTTACGGCTGAAGGCCTTGGCCTTGACGGAACCAGTACTTTGATAATCCCCGGTCGTGTCGATGTTACCAGTGACCATCACGTTATTGTCAAAGAAGGTGTTACCCCCTACGGCCATCGTACCGACGATGACGGTATCTCCGGAGAGGAACTGGTCGGCATGCAGAGTACCTTCCACGCGACCCACCAGATACCCCAGATCAATAGGACCGATATTAGCCCTGGTATTGGGGGTAAGCTCTCCCCAAACAGCCGTGTAAAGGTCTCCAACAGACCATCCCGAGGGGTTCAACAGACGACCAGTATAACTCACTGGTGCTGGGTTAGTGCCTTTAAGAGCCTTGCCACCGGCATAGAAACCGTTGAGGAAAGTCCCGGAGTAATGGTGGTCTTTGACCCCCGTATACGACTGACTGTCAGCGATAATAGCCCCGTGGTGGATGGTATCATCGACAAAGACCTCATTCTTCGTGGGGTTGGTCTTCTTCGTAGTCCTGTTGTTGAAGAATACCCCGTTATGACGATACCCTGATTTCGTCGATAGATCATCGACTCGGTCGATACCATAACTCACTAACCCGCTGGTATGGAAAGTCCACCTACCATTATAAGACCTTATCTCGGGAACGTCGAAGGTAGCCCCGTTCTGGTCGATGACGGAATTGCCGATATGAAGAGCCCCGGTACGGAGGAATTTACCATATATACCATACTCTGACCAAACAGAATAGAAATCCAGAGGGGATGTTCCGATCCCACTCAGTAAGGGGTAGGTGTAACTATGGTCGCGAAGTTTGTTCTTCTTGACGGAGTAATTGATATTCCTTCCTCGGTTAACCTGGCCTCCGGTGACAGTGACTCCACCGTCTTTTCCCTGGATGATACCGGTAGCCTTCACCCCACCCAGGACTGTTCCATCCTTAGTGAAGCCCGTGAGGAGGTCTCCGTGGATAGTGAGGAGGGGACCAACTGGCCCGCTGGTGTTCTTATAACTGGTGATCGTCGTGGGTACGTCCACACTCAGATCAGAACCAATGTAATGGGTATAGTCAAAAGTACGACCGGTATCATCGGTGACGGAGTTATTCTCCTCTTGCTTACCGACGATCCTACCCGGAACCCCAGGATTGGTCTTCGTAGACTTATTGAGGGCACGGATATCCTTTACCGATCCGATATGAAGGGTCTCCTTCATCGTAGCTCGGTCCTCGGCATTAGGAGTCATCGTACCGGGAGCGGGGGTCGTATTAGGGGTCTTCGCCTCCGAATAGATGACGTGGGCTGCCCAGGTCTTCTCCGGTTCGGTATCGGCCCCGGTAGCATCAATAGACTGTTTATACTTCCTCGAACCGATAGGGATATACAGACCACGGGGTTTGTTATGATCAGCGTACTTATCCGTCTTATGCTCGTACGGATCCAAACCCATCATCATCCCGGTGAAGGTATGCTCGTCGAGACCTAACTCGATCCTATTATCCTCCCCGCAGTAGACCGTACCGATATATCTCTCGTCGTCTCCGTTGGTGACCTTGAGAACGCGGAACTCAGCTATCCAGAAGGTGGTGGAGTACTTAGCTTGTTGCCACGCTGGGTCGGGAAGCACGAGGACTGTGGTCTTATCCATCTCCTGCATAAGGTTATACACCTCATTACCCTTGGGGTCACGAATGGAGAAAGGAACGATGTTGTTACCATCTACCTTCTCCATCCATTGGTCGTCCCAGATACCGAGGTCATTCTCGACCGTATGGTCTTGGATAGTGGGCTTACGGAAGAAAGAGATACTCTCATGTCCGTCCATAACCCTCCAAACGCGGTAGAGGTTAGAGTCGTTGGTGTGCTGTCCCTTGAGCCAGTCAGAAGCCTCTAACGAAGGGGTGATATTGGGGTTCTGATTAGGTATGGGAATACCGGGGATAGGCTGGACCTCCCCTTCCATATTCACCACGGTCATACCCGACACGTCCTTGGCACTATAAGCGGTGTTCTCCAGTCGTCGTACGATGAGCAGGGACGAGTTCTTACCAGCCTTGCCGGGTAACCCCTGGGCAGAGACCTTGGTCTTACGGCCATTGAGGATCCAGAAGAACTCCCCTCCTTCAAAATACATCCTCGGGATAAGGTCTAATCGACGGAAAGTGAAAGTAGTGTCTCTCTCGCCGACAAACACCCCGGAGGTATCCTTAGCCTTGGTGAGATCCTGGTGGGCTCCACCACGAAAACGGGGGTCGAGGAGGAGATAGGGGAGGCTACCGGTGGACTTCTGGATGTCTGACTCGGTGGTAGCAACAAAGACCCTCCCTAAGGAGTAGTCGGTGATGTGTTTATTGAAGATCTCCAGGGCCTCGGTCTCCGGAGCCTTCATCCACACCCGGACCCAGTCGAAATACCAACCATTCACCGGGAGGAGTTCCGTCGGGGTGCACTCCACCTCAATAGTAGATAGGATAGCGTCGTAGATGACCTTACAGTCCTTGGCATAGTCGGTCTTACTCTTACCGGTGAGGGTATTGTAGTACTTGTAGTCTTCCTCTACCTCCTTCTGCAGGGTACGGATGAGGTCGATATTGGCCGGTGTCCCTTGGGTCGTCTTGGTGATTTTCTCGACGGTACCGTCGAGGGCATCCCCGGGGTAGAAGAGGATAGAGTTGAGGTTATAAGGGACGTACTGAGCCCCTCGGCCATCCTCACCTCGTAAGAGGTCAGGGCTGCCGAGTTTCTGGAAGTTCTCATGAATGTTCCTAAACTGTTCGGCCAGATTCCGGGAGAAATCCGAGTCGAGGATAGGAAGGGTTATGTCTTTGAGTTTATGCATGCCTCGTGAATTTTATTCGGTATATATAAAGAATCTCCATATCCACCCTTTTTATATGGATTATCTCATACTTGATGTCGTAGATCTGCTCTACCTTGGTAAAGTCGGCAAAGGGAACGGGGATTTTTTTGTTTATCTCCTCCAGGGCGACCCCTTGTAGAGTAGCCTTGTCGTGGGTAGATACCTCCACCTCAGACTCAAAGTACTTACTATACATCGTAATCCTTGACTTATCAAACCATTTGTACTCCGGGAGACCTTGTAGTCTCTTCAGGGGGTAGTCATAAACCAGATCACCATACGGGGTAGTTGCCGAGAGGGTAATAGGGTCATACCCGATAGAGGGGTACTTAGGTGGAACTCCAGTATAACTCCAGTCGTAGATCTTCGTCCTCACACCGTCTTCGGTCATAGCCTGTTTCTCCCAGAGGAAATTCCTCCCAAAAGAGCTCACATACAGCCACTGACCGTGGAGGTTTTTTACCCCAGGGTCTAAGATAGTTGGTTTGAGGGGGGTATCGTGACGGAAGACGTAGTTATTACTCCCCTCTTTCTTATATGGAACGGTCTCCTTGGCATCGGGAGTGATGGTGTGGTCCTGTTTGGACACTATCGTACGGGTGAAATGAACCGCCTGTGGAGCTTCAATAGACTGCAGCCCTTCGTTGATAAGGTCCAGCCATTCGAACTTTTTCTTCAGATGGTCGGGAAGTCCCCCCATTTTCTCCTTGTAATAAGAGGTATAGTTCTTCAGGGCATCCATCACATTACCCAGGACGAGGGGTTCTGGAGTCATCTCCTGCATCACCACTCCCTTCTCACTCTTATGCATCTCTCGGGTAGGGGTCCAGAAAATGACACAAAGGACCTTTTTCTTATTCCCTTCCTCATCGGTGATCTCCTGGGTCTTCATACAGATGAATAGACCCTGGTCGTTGAGGTGATGACGGTTAGTAGGCATAGCAGGGAGATCGAGGAGCTCATTGAACGACCCGTCCATATCATGAAAACGACCTACGTCATAGGTAGTGTCATACTCGGAGTACTTTGCTTTGGCTTCTTCGGTGGGGTACTGACCATCCACCGGGAGACTCCTTCCCTTCTCATCGAACCTCTCCCACCAGATGGCCGTCGTATCCACAGATCGGTCATAGACCTGATTGAAAGAGCTGGGATGGTCAATATCGACCCTCTCGAGACTATAAGTGGTCATCAGACCGAGGTAAATATCATCCAGTCCGGCATTCTTGAAGTTGAATTTCATCCCATTGACGAACCCCGAGAGGCTCTTGAAGTACTTCCCCTCACTTATGAGGGTAGGAGCTTCCATCAGGTTGTGGTAAATATCTTTCTGACCCCCGTAGCGCATACTACCGGTCCAGTTGTGGTTCTTAGCCTGTTTGTCGTAGGTCTTGATACCGGGGTCCTGGGCACTACCGATAGTCCCACGGTAGGAGTAGATGAGTCGCTCCCCTTTCTCATTAACATACTCGTAATAAGCACTCATACCATCATAGACGTTGTAGATGATCTCCGGGTTAGTCGATGGAGACCAGTGGTTGATGGTCTGAGTAATCTTATTGGCATGAATGAGTGGTGTCATCTTCCAGTCTCCGAGGTAGTCCAGGGCATTGAAATTGGGAATCGTCGTCCACTGGTCCTCATCGACCTTGGGTCGGGGAACGTAGTGGTGGTTGGTATATAGGTCTCGCTTCTTCAAGGGACGGTAGTTACCTCTCTTGTCCCGGTTATATACCTGTACACTGACCTCGAAATTGGGAGTGTCCTTCACTACCTCATTCATACCTACTACCCAGTTCTCCGGGTCGTAGACGAGGCAGAAATTGATGAGCTGAGGGGTGATCATCTCCAGATCCCCGTAGATATTAGTCAGGAGACTGTTGAACTCTATCAGGGGTCTCTCGCGGTGGATGATGTTACGTGGGATGTTGTAGTCTCGACGGGTGACCATATTACCCGACTTCATGTCGAGACCTCGTATAGTACATAGGTTCTGGGAGAGGTTGAGGTTAATACACTCCTCCCCGCGGATATGCTCCAGATAATCGAGGATATAACGACCTTCGCGAGTGGTATCATCCACGGTAATAGATTTGGTCGCGATAGGACGACCGCCGGGGAGGGAGATGGTAATATCAAACCTCAGGCCATAGGAGGAGTCCAGCCATAGGGGTACTAAGGTCTCAAAAGGGCGGTGGTAGAGAGTCCCTCGCTTGGTTCCGGCCCATAGCTGGTCATCGTAATTCTTATCCAGGGGCTTATAGAGAGGCCAGTCCCCTTGGAGGTTCTGGTTGGTCGTATCGTAGAAGGTACTTCGGGTCAGTCGGTAAAACTCCCTTAGATTGAACTGGTGGGGGGTGTTGATGATTTCCTCATCCTCATCCACGACATAGGACCCTGGGGTGATTGGTCGGAGGTGGATTTTATCCACGACCACCCTCTCCCCGAGATTAGTCAGCACCAAATCGATCTGTAAATTTCCAGATAATTTGGGGTTAGTTCTATATAGTTGGGAATTTCTAATCATCATTTTTTCTTATGTATAAATCATGTATGCACGAGGCCGATAGGTCAAAGTTCATCGACGGAGCTCTCTAACAATAAAAAATGGCTACTCTACTAGTCAAAATAGCTATTTATATAACTATCGATTCTGGTTACTCGACTAGCCAAAATTAGGGGGTAGTAATTGGGGGGTTTTTGGGGGGTCGTAATGAAAAATTGGAGAGGTACTGGTGGAGAAAAAATAGGTTATTTTGGGGTCGAAAATAGGCTGTTTTTGAGACCCCCGAGTTGGACTGTTTTTGGGGTCATTTTTTAGGGGGCAAGGTGGACTCCTCAGTGGGTCGATTTTTGAGCTCAAAAATAGGCTTAAAAACAGCATGAAAAATGGCCTCAAAATGACCCCAAAATCAGCGCAAAAAATCAGGCCAAAAATGCGCAAAAATGCGCAAAATGGCCAAAACAGCGCGCAAACGCACTGGGACTAACGGTTTGAGCGATTTTTTCTGAACGTGAATTTCCTTATAAGAAAAATACTAAACGCTTTTGCGCTTTTTTGAGCCTCCAAAAACACCTCTTTTTTGCCTCTAATTTTTGACCCTAAAAAACGATCTGATTTGACCCCTAAATTTCGACCCATCCAAACCGCGCGCAAACGCGCTTTTTGGTCTCCGAGGTCAACCGCGCACAAATGAACTTTTTCGGGGTCAAAAAATTAGGTGTTTTTTAAGTGACTAAATTGCGGCTCACATAAACGCGATATAACGCGCTCAAATCAGGTAGCCTATACCAATGGTCGGAAAAGATATTTGAAGCGCATAGGGAGCGATTATGCGACGATTAGGCTATGTTAGTAGTCATCCATAGTATCCAACTTTCAGAAACGGTATGAATTTTTTTGGGGAATCCACCAAAAATCCTAAAAATCCACCCAAAAACTTAGATCCGGATGGATGGTAAGGATGTAGAATAGGCCTATAAGCTTCATAATCGCGTCCTACTGCGCTCAAATATGAAAATGGACCTTCCGTATAGGTCGCTCCGAGATCGCGCGTCCTGGCGCGATTATGAAAGCCGACGTTCCGTCGTCTCGGCTATGAAGCCATCTTCACAAGGTTTTTCAACCCAAGCCGGATGTTTTTGGATTCTACCGGACTCATTTTGACCTCCCGATCCTGACGGTTAAAACCAGCACTTTCAGTGATAACTCCCATCTATCACCTATTAATAGATTTTATCTATCACGTGAATGGTGATTTTAGGATCACTCTATTGCTCATTTTTCGGGGCTCAAAAAAACCCAAAAAGCGTTTAGTATTTTTCTTATAAGGAAATTCACGTTCAGAAAAATGGCTTCAAACCCTTAGTCCCAGTGCGTCTACGCGCTGTTTGGGCTCAAAAAACGGTTTTAGTGCGTTTGTGCGCGGTCGGAAACCGCGATTTTTAGGCCATTTTTGAGCACTGATCTGATTCATTTTATTTATCACCTATAGATACATTTTATGAATATCATTTTTAAGGTATCCCAGCATACTGCTCCACCCCACGTACCCAAAAATACTCCAAAACTATCCCCACCACTAATTAGCACTTTTAGCAACTCGACTAGCCATTATAGCCATTCATAAGTAACCATCGTTTTTAGCAACTCGACTAGCCATTATCACTACTTATATAACTACCGATTTTAGCAACTCGACTAGCCATTATCACCATTTACAATGTCCGGCCATTTACGAGCTATTCTTAAAATATATGGAGAAATACTCGCGTGGAGAATACAATAACACCTAATAACCTCTGTTTCATTGAAAGGATACTTACTACCGGAGCCATCCAGCCCGGGGTAGTGGTCATTTCTGGAGTGGAGAGCCTTTATAGCTGGTCTATGGACGGAGTCTGTTGGACTGGTTGGGTCACCCTCGGTGAATACAAGAGTTGGGTAAACTCCATAGAAGGGGACTACTTCCTCCGACTAAAATTCCGTGGGATGGTTAATGAAGTACTATACTGTGGCAGGCCTTATGAGCACTATACCCTCTCCATAGCCCCGATGAATTTCACCGGAGACGTCTGCTCCAACCCCAACCTATTCTCCCCGTACTCGAATATGGAATGTGCGATACTCCTCCAGCAGCAGCTCGCCGATCAGGTGGTGTGTATGTTCGGGATTCCTATCTACTACTTCCAAGTGGACCCCAATATAGAGTCCCTCGACTATACCTTCAAGGAGTACCACCTCCATCAGGTCAAACAGGTGAAGGAGCTGAAGCTGATGTTGGAAGATGGCTCCCTCCCCTCCAGTAATCCCAAGCTGACCGATCTGGACTTTGATTGGGAGCAGGACTGGTCGGTGGAGATATCCAAGACCCAGTTTGCCACGGCCTTCGGGGACACTACTGTCCCTAAGTACCAAGATTTTATCTACGTACCGATGATGAAGCGTATGTGGAAGGTCAACTCCGCCTACGACGAGAAATCGGAAGGACTCATGTGGCGCGCCACCACGTGGAAACTGACCCTGGTGAAGTACACCGACAACAAGAGCGTGGATACGAAGAATTTCGACCACATCATCGACAACTTCATCGAACATAAGTACGAGGAGGAGATTGCTCCTCTGGAACAAAAAGAACAACTAAGGCAGTCGGCCTACGACCAGATCACTCAGACCCAGTACGTCGATTCCCTGTACAACATTTATAAAGAAGATCAATTGAGACACAGTTATACCCGAGACCTCGTCATTATCCAAGACAAGACCCTTTGTCATAGGCATAACGTGACGAGTCGTCATATGTACAAGTTTAAGGATGGAGGTACGGTCAACTACCTCAGAAAGTATTGTGGAGATTCCGGATTTATTTCCTTTATTCTGGAGACCGGAGGAGAGGCTAAGGAGACTTCGTTGCTCCAAATAGGTCCTATCCATTTTGAGCTGGCAGATAATTTTCTGTTTGGCGTCGAAGACCTCTCCACCAACCTCCAACCGTTCTCTACTTATCTGGTCGTATACCGATGGGACAAGAGTACCCATACTAAGGAGTTGGGAGTATATCGTCATCACCACCGTACGGATATGCCGGTATACCTCGTCAAGCCGGAGAGTTACTATTTCGACCTCGACCATCCGGTAATAGAGAAAGTAGGGCATTACAACCAGGACTACGAGGTCTGCGACCCCCAACCCTGTTCCCTCCACGGATTCCCCTGTTTCCTCACCAACATCAAGTACTACAACAGGACCCTACCTAAGGAGGAGGTACTCCGAGAAGCAGTGAGGTACACTACCGACCACGAGGCCTGTGTCTTCAATGACCTCGCCCGTCCTATCCACCTATCCACCCAATATGCAGTGAAGTAATGGCTTACAAGACTAATATATACAAGACCCCGTTGATCGATTCCACCCCGTCTATCACCCATCCCCTGAGACCTCAGATAGCGGATACGGAGACGATGGAGTCGATGAATACTTATAAGAACTTCGGCGTGTTCCCCACTAACCAAGGTACTATTCCCGTATGGAAGAGGACCGGGGAAGGGGACGAGGCCAAACACGAAGACTTCACCGAAGAGGAATGGACCAGGGATTCTATGAGTCCTTACCGAGCTGGTGCTCCGGGGGTGCGATCGCTCTTCAATAAGTCCGCTGCCCTCCTCATCGGTAATGCCCAGCCCGTCACGACTTTCGACGCTCCGGGACAGGCCGACGCCTGGGATAGGAATATCCGCGGGGGTAGTGAATGGCGACTGTCTACTAATGCCCCTCTGATGGATACTCCGGAGGTACGAGCCAAGCTACAGGAGAAAGCTGCCTGTACGGTCAAAGACCTCGTCAAGGCTTCCCGAGCCGGGGTCTTCGGTCGTAGTACCTACTCCTATGCAGATTTCATGTACTGTAAGCATGTGGGTCGTGTTCCTAATAACTACCTCATCACCCTCCGTCGTTATCCTATCCCCGTCAACGATGCGATGATGCCCACGGGAACAGGTAAGAGGAGACGACAGAGGAACCGCGATGGTGGTGGTCAGGCCGATACAGCCGCTCCCATAGGTACTATGGTGACCTGGATGGGGGTATCGGGAAACGAGATGAGTAATATCCTCAAGTACTCCTATACGATGCCTTTTGAAGAGAAGGAAGCGCGTTGGGAGGAAGTGTCTAAGTACGGTGGAGACAACGGTATCCTTAACAGTATCGAGGCAGCTATGAACCCTACCATCCGAAGTAAGTTCAATGATGGTTATGATAACCTCCCCGCTGCTACTAACGCAGCAGGCATCATCGGTGATAAGGTCGGTGGAGTCCTCTCCCACGTCCCCGGTATAGGTAAGCACCTCGGGGGGATGTTCGCCACCTCCGGTGGGGTATACCAAGACCCTTCTACCTTCATCGACTCGAACAAGGTCTACGGTCCTATCGACCGAGTAAAAAGTAACTACCGAAGGAGTGAGGCCGGTCTGACGATGGACTTTAAGTTCACGTTGGTCTTTGAATACGAGCTCAAGGCCTATAACGGTATCAATCCCAAGCAGGCTATGTTAGACCTCTTAGCCACTATCGTCGCCACCACCTATACCAACGGGGCTTTCTGGAAGGGAGGTTATAGGCCTATCGCCGCAGGGCAGAGTAGTGCTTTCCGCAATCTGGAGATTTTCAAACCGTCGAAGAGCAATTTCACCGACTATATGGATGCTTTCTCCAAGGACGTACGTAAGGGCTATGATGCTATCAGCTCTAAGCTCGAAGGGACTAACCCCCTCGATCTGGTGAAGAAAGTAATCAATATCATGGGAGGTATGCTCATCGGTGGTCTTCTCAACCAACTCGGCCGACCGGCTAAGTACCAGATGAACTCCCTCCTGAGTGAGGCTCCGGTAGGACTCTGGCACGTGACTATTGGCAATCCCCACCGACCAGTCCTGAGCCTGGGGAATATGATCCTCAAGAACACCACCATTGAACATAGCGGGCCTCTGGGTATGGATGACTTCCCCACTCAGCTCAAGGTCACCTGTGAGTTCGACCGAGGTAAGCCAAGGGACGCGTGGGGTATTGAACAGATGTACATGAGGGGTAACGACCGTATCTACCAGTCTATGTCTAAGTACGTGCTGGATATGTACCAGAAGGCTAAGGTCTACAAGACCGGTACCCCTGCACCCGACTACAAGGACATCCATAGGGAGGCCACCGGTCAGGACCGAGGTATTGGGAAAATTTTCCGAAAGAGCAGTACCTTGTCTCTCCCAAAGATAGACGTCCTTACCCAGCCATCTACCGGTCTATCTCGGGCCTCCGTGGAGAGTCTCGCAGCTAAAGCCCTTACCAGAGCCCGTACCGGTCTTCCCAGTACTGCACCGACCTCCCTGGAGTCGGCCTATAGTCCGGAGGAACTCGACCTGATGAAGAAAGGAGATAACACCTTCCTCGAGAACTACTTCGGGGATGTGGATAATGACGCTATCATTATGGCTGCTCGCGAACAGGAAGAGGGTAACTTCAAGATGACCCCTTCGGAGAAAGACGAATCGGCCAAGAGTCAGCAGCGGTTAGAGGCCGCAATAAGTAAGAAAAATGCACAACCAACTCAAAGCGAATCCTAAATCCCGGTACTACCAAGGTAATGTGGACCCTTCCGCCTGTAGAAAATACGTGGGGGAAGGGGTCATTACCTACCGATCCAGCTGGGAGAAGAAATTCATCCAGTGGTTGGAGACCTCTTCCAGGGTAACGAGGTGGAGCTCGGAGAATATCCGTATCCCTTATTGGTACGTAGACGGGAGGGAGCACTCTTACTACCCCGATTTCACTGCTACTATTGACGGGGAAGACTGCGTTATTGAGATTAAACCACGATCCCAGTGCACCGCACCAAAAAAACCAACCCCCTATTCCCTCGACCAGTGGAGAAAAAACAGCGCCAAATGGTCTGCTGCTCTCGAGTGGTGTAAGGAAAGGGGGTTGAAGTTTAAGATTCTTACTGAGGAGAGTATTGGTAAGCTTTAGCTTTTTTTGTGGTTTCCCCGCAGGGGCGATGCGGCTCTGCTGCGTTTCACCTTATAATCCTTCATAACCCACTCCACGACGGCCTTGTACAGGCCCTGGAGATCCCATTCGACCCCGTCGTAGACCTGAGAATTGGGGAAGATGAGATCGAATGACTCCTTATTGGTGGTGGTGGCCTTACGCTTAGTCACCGATGTTTCCTTGTAGATCGTGATTTTGGTCTCGGTCTTTCCAGTGTAGAAAGAAAAAGAGTACTCCTCAGGAATTTTCGACGACAGCTCTTCCCACGTGGTCATCTTTCCCACGGGAATACCTCGACGGAACATCCATTCCTGAGCTTTGGTGCTGGATTTTGATGGGGTCTTTCTCATAACGCTAATATATAGGACAATTTGTGTGATATTTTATTATATATAGAAAACGTTTTACATTATGATATCATCAATGCTTAACCAACTCAATTTTAGCTCTATCGTAGGTGGGGGGTCAGCCACTACCCAGCTCGGTGTGGAGCTAATGGAGCGATACCTCGGAGCCCTTCAAAGGAACGGCGAGAGTCATATCCTCGTTAACTCTTTTGTAAAGGAGGCCAGCCGACTCCAGTACGACGCCGGTATCCGCGAGAGCCTGGAGAAAGTAGTCAATTTCATCAGTGAACAGCCTATTAAGTGGACCCTGGCTACTCAGTGTGAGTCTATCCTCGACGGGGTTACCCGAGACCGACATGCTCGACCTGCAGCAACCAAAGCCTCCGGGCTCCTCGAACTCGCAGAAGGGGAACTGGTAAGTGCTATCCGTGCCGGGGCTCTTAGGGAAGTGATGCACTGTGAGGCTTTCCGTTCTCTGGCTAACCGCGTCCTCGGAGAGATTCAGACCGTAGTCAGGACCGATGAGTACACCATCACCCATCCCCTCTCCTATGTGGAAAAGGTCTACGACGGGGTAGCTATCCGCGTCTGCGGGAGGAATATCTGTCAGGATGACGAATATAACCTCATCCCTAACTACCAGGGCATCAGCGCCTCTTTCCTCCTCCTTAATGAGTTCATCGAGAGTGGGGAAGCTCAGATTGCCGACCATTGTATCACGATCCGATTCAATAACAATATCTTTACCATCTGCGAGGCTGGTAAGGTCCGCTATAACGACGAGGAGATGGGTGTGGAACAGTTCCGTCAGCAGGCCCAAGCCCGACTGATCCTGTCTCCTGCGAACCGAAAAGGAGCTCTGAACCGTATTTTTGAGGCTGTGGCTCTTTTTGCTGAGCACTACGACCACGTGGTCTACCTTGATCATGTGAATATCTTCACCACTCCCACCGGGGTATCTTTTGCCGTCATCCGTTACGGTGAGCAGCTCTATGCCTTCGGCCTGAGGAGTTTTGCCTTTGAGATCATCGGTAATGCCCTGGAGGTAGTCGAATATATCCAGCAGATGACCCAGGTAGAGGTTGGGGCCGAGTATAAGGATATGCTCCTGGCGGAACCAACCAAAGAACCTGAGGTGAAGGAATCAGATAACCTCCAAGCTCGTATTAAGGCTCTTGCGGAGAAGTTCAAGGACCATCCTAAGTACCTCGAGCTTCTGGATGAACTTTCGAAGGGTCTTTAACTTCTTAACTATTAAAATTAAGGCAGGGTCACAAGCTCTGCCTTTTTTTATTATTTATACATACAGTAAATAATGGAATCACATAAACTACACCTCTTACCCGGTTACGAGGCTGACCTGACGAGTACCTTAGACGGTTCTCTCAAGCTCTACCCGAGCCGGTGGTTGGCTTTCCGTGGCCCCGGTGTAAATATCACCGAAGTGCTTTCTCGACTGGAGAGCTCTCCCCGGTATGGTCTGTACGGGACTATCACCAGTCCTTTTAGTGCAGTGGATGTAGCCGATCTCGTCCAACACACCGATCTGGGAGATCTTGTGGGGGTAGGGGATATCAACCTCGCCCAGACGGAGACCTCCGGGGGGCAGGTATACTCGGAAGTGTTCGTCCAGGTCGATCCGGAGAACCTCCCCAAGCAGTACCTCTATCTTCCTAATAAGCCCATTCCCGATAACGAAACGATTATCAACCGACTGATGGGTCAGCAACCCCAGCCCACCAGTAACGGGTGGATGGAGTTTAATACCATAGTCATCCTATACAACGTCTACCGTAAGGCCGAGAGTGAAACTCTCCAGGACATGATCCTCAAGAGGGACTTCCCTATGGCTATCGTGGAGCTCCCGGAGATGCAAGCACTCAGAACGACAAATAACCTCGGTGGGGTCACCACGTGGTCAACTAAGGTCCTCACCAGGGTCACGTCAAAGAATGCCAAACTGCCCACTAACGACGCAGACTACCACACCCTGGGGAGACTGCTCACGGAGATGGGTCGCTTGCAGAAGAAGATGGACCAGATTGTCTCCTCACGAGTCACCGACTACTCTTCCTTCAAAGCCTACCTCGACAAGTTCCGTAATGAACAGTCTATCAACGTACCCTATATCGTGGCCGGGAGGTGGTTCGTCAATGGTAAGGACATCGGCCCCGTAGTGGATGACCTCCGACTGAAAAACCTCGTAGAGAGTTATATAGAAGAACACAAGGAGTCTTTCCGTGGTCCTAAGGGTGATCCCGGTAAGGACGGTAAGACCCCGGAGTTCCGTATCAACGACCGTGGGGAACTGGAGTATAGCTATGGTGACGGGCAGTGGAAATCCGCGGGGATCTTCCGTGCCCAGAGAACGACCTCGGAGACCTTCATCACGGTGAAGAACCTCAGCAAGCCTACGGCCTCAGGGAAACCGGCTAAGCTCATCTTAGATATCGAGGCCTACAAGGAATGGACCCTCAATACCGGAGGAAAAGAGAAGGAAGATATTGGAGAGACGGCTACTATCCGTCTCGGGAATGATTTTGAATATACCTTCACCCCTTCCCGACAGCAACGACTGGAGCTGGAGATACCATTCAAGCCAGCGCTCGCTGGTAAGAGCCTCGATGGGACGTTCACCCTCGGGGAGTTCACCCAGGCCATATCGGTCACGTGGAAGAAAGCCGTTCCTACTAAGCGTAAGCCGGTGATCTCCGTTAACAGTCCCTCGGTAAATCCTTTCCTCGTTGGGGAGAAGGGTACAGTCACTTTCCTCGTCACTGCTTATGATGAGGTCACCTATGACTCTGGCAGCAGCCAGCACGAACCTATGGAAGGGGATCCTATCACCTATACTACCAAAGACGGTTCGTCTACCCTGGATACGTCAGTCGTGACTATCAACACCCCGGTAACCATCGAGATACCTTATACCGCCTCCGGAGGTCAGAAACAACCCGACAAGGTCGTGGGTATATACCGTTCGGGGCAGGCCTTACGAGAGGTCACCCTCCAGTGGATGAAACCAGAGACCGGTGAGATTGTCGTGGAGAACCTCCGAGTAGAAGTGGAAAAGCCTTCCACCGTCACCGCCGGTCAGGACTACCCCGTTACCTTCAAGGTCAGTGGAGCAGCCTTCGACAAGTGGGACGATGGGTCTCTTACCCCGAAGGAACTTACCGGTAAGGTAGTCATTAACGGAGTCAAGTACCCCATCACAAACGGTAAGGTTACGGTGAATATCCCCTATAATAAATCAGGGGTCACCATCCAGCCTACCTTCGAATACTTTGACCGTACGATGGCAGTAGACCCAATAAACCTCCAGTGGGATGCTCCAAAGGTAGTCACTATCACACCCAAGGTATCTGTCACTATCGACCGGGATACGTTCGAGGCCTCGGAGAACCCCGCGACTATCCGCTTGAAGTATGTCTCCAAAGCAGTAGATACCTACGACAACGGGGAAGAGAAGGAAAGGTTCGAACCGATGACCTTTAATATATCGGGGGCTCTGACCGATAGCTTTACCTCCGTCTCCGAGACCGGGGAGAAGGTGTTTTCCATCCCTCGGGGTGAGAAAATTACGGTTACCTCAGGAGACTACGCCAAGGAGTTTGTGCTTACGTGGAAGAACAAGACCGTCACCACGAGTCGCGACGAGCTGAGTCTCAACCACCAGAACGAGTACGTCTTACGTGCTGGGGAGACGAGAATCAATATCCCCTATGTATGTAAGAAGATCACCACCTATAACGACGGATCTGAGTCGGTCACACACCTCTCCGGGAAGTCCATCACCCTCTCGTCGGAGAAATGGCTACGACCTTATACCCTGGATGAACAAGAAGGTACGATAGAGGTGGATATTGCCAGAACCCTCTCTTCTGAGCGTGAGGTAATAATCGGTGGGGATCTGACCGGTAAGTTCAAGGTACGTTGGTTAGACGCTACCGAGGTAAGTCACGAAGACACCGTGAGGATGGAGATAATTTGATAAAAATCAAATGGCAATATTTAAAAGACTATGGGATAAGGTGGCCAGGGTACTGGCCACCATCTTTCCCAAATTATTTAATAAACATCAAGACACAGTACTTATTAGTATGGCAGATTATTTAGAACAACCTATTGGTCAACCAGTCAATGTGACGGTCGATGTGGAGGCTTTCCGTCAGTCCCTTATGTCCGACGGGGAGACGAGGAAGACCCACCTCCCTGGGCTGAAGATGAGGATATCCAAAGGACCGGTTATCTTCAAGGCTTTTGAGATGGACCAGTCCGTGGACCCCTCCGAACATCAACAGTTCGTCGTACCTATCCCCGCAGACACTGGTGAGCATGAATATAAGGCCGAGTACAAGGTCGGGGAAGGGGACTGGCAGACCGGTCAGACTTTCCGCGTGAGCTGGGAGGAAGACTCCGTTACCCGTACCGACATTATCTTCAACGTGAAGCAGGAGCATAACACCGGTCTTAACTGGTCCAACGGAGACCAGTCTCATATCGTCATCACCGCCTATACGAAGAAGACCTACAAGAGTGGTAAGACGGCTAATGTACCTCTCGGGGATCAGTCGATAGCAGTCAAAGCCGGGGACAAGACCTTCACGACCTTTACTATGGGCTCGGAGACAGAAAAGCGAGTCTCTTTCGCTGTAAGTACAGAGGACGCAGCCAGGACCAATACCGTGGATCGTGACGTACCCTCCATCGTTTGGGGTGGTACTCTTAATGGGGTAGTGGAATCCGGAGAACAGAGTAAGGCAATCACCCTCTCTTTTGATCCTAATGAGATCACTATCACCCCCCAGGGAGTGGAGAAGGTCATCGCACCGGTATCTCTCCTCCAGAGCAAGCTCTTCGTCTCCGGAAACCTCGAACAGGGGTATGGCCATTCCATCCTCAACGACACGGAGAACCCCAAGGTCAAGGTCCTCTCCACGAAGAAAATATCATCCAACATTAGTGAGGTCGTATCCAATGACTTCCTCGAGCTACAGAAGTACCGCAAGTGGGGGACTGACTACTACAAGGCCGTGAGGAAAGTCGGTCTCGGAGAAGGGGAATGGACCTATGAGAATGGTTCGTTCCGTAAGGTCGCCAAGGACCAGTACGGTATCATCACCGGTTACTACAACGACGCCGTGGGTACTATTACGGTCGTCCTGAAGAGCTTAGGTCTCGGACAGGCGCTGAATTATAAGGTAAAGTACTGGGGAGCTGTAGATGGTATTGACCTGTTGCCAAATATCGTCAAGACGAAGGTCACCCCTACCTCCACCCACGAGTCTTACCAGTACTTCCTCTTTACCCTCCCAGCTAACCTGATGAAGGTATCGGATAAGACGACCTTTGTCAACTATATGAAGAGGTTCATTGATGTAGACAAGCGACTCCAGATGCAGGATATGATAGGTCTGAAGTATACTACCCCTACCAGTGATAACTTCGGATATGATTTCCTCACGGTGAGCAATACGGTGGAGATGGATGAGTTGACTAATATCAACCCCTATGCCTTCTCGGTCTATGACCAGCCCCACCGACAGAGCTTCTGGAGTAAGAACAAGGATAGGTTGGTTGGTGTATATGACGGGGAGCACTTCCACAAGAACAATGCGTCGGTATGTTCGATGGTCCACCGGGCTATCCTCTCCGATCACGTTATCGCAGGTAAGATCCTCTCCGATACGGTAGGAGCCGAGTGGGGGGTGACTCAAACGGTCGAACCACGAATTGGTTGGAACTCCCAGCCTTCATCTGAGTTCGCAGGTAAGACCTCCGTCCTCGGGGGACAAGTACCATTCAATATCCCGGTAACTAATTTCCAGTCCGGTAAGATTCGTAATACCGATCTCAAGAGGACGGCTTATGAGTTCATCGGGTTCAAGGGGAACACGGCTCTGCTGGTCGAATGGGGTCCACAAAACTCCAATGTCGGTAAGGATAACAATGATATCATCTACCGACCTACTGTGAATAGCCTTATCCTGCTACAGGGAAACCAGTTAGAAGATGGCAAGACTGATATCGAAGCCTTTGACGGTGCGAATGTGGAAATTATCTCCTACGACCTGTGGATGCAGAAAGTAAGGAAGGAACACAAAGATTATTAGATATTAGCAAATTAGCTCCTTCGGAGAGATTATTCTCGCTCCTTCGGAGAGATTATTAAATAAAACCCTATGAATAGCGAATTAGAAAAGTTAATTGAAAAATACCGCATCACGGTAAATGGTCTTGCTGACCTTGAATCTGGTTACGACCAGGTCATCAAGGAAAGGGGCTTTGTCACCCTTAATGGTCTGTTGGTCTCTGGTGAGGAAAACGCCCCTGTGGTGGAAAATACCCCTGTAGCAGACCCAGCTCCCGTCGAGCCTACTCCAGTAGTTCCTGCTCCATCTGAAGGTGACTCATCACACAACGAACCAGCTGCTCCAGTGCCTCCTACTCCATCCGAGCCAGCCACAGAGCAGCCCGGTGTTACTCCAGTTCCCTCAGATCCCGCTGTAAGTGGTGACACTAACCTTGGTACGGAGGTGGCCTCTGGCGAGGAAGAGGATTCCACGGAAGACCCCACGGAAGGAGAGCCTGCAGCTGGTGGTAAGCCTAAGAAGAAAAAGAAGTAACATGCGCCTCGAAGTTATCCGACACGCCTTCAAGCCCACCTACACCATCGGGAAGCTATATATCGACGGGAAGTATTTCTGTGATACGCTCGAGGATGTGGTAAGGAAAGGACCGAAGGTGATGCATGAGACGGCTATACCGACTGGCTCTTATGAGGTCATCCTCAACGTATCTCCGAGGTTCGGGAAGGTCTTACCTCGACTTCTCAAGGTTCCAGGGTTCGATGGGATCCTCATCCACTCAGGGAACACCTCTAAAGACACCTCCGGTTGTATCCTCGTGGGTCAGAACAAGGAAGTAGGGAAGGTGATTAACTCCCAAGCCACGATGGCAAAACTAATGCCTATTCTTCAGGCGCATAAAGGGAAGATTACCATCACGGTAAAATAAAAAAGGGGCGCGAGCCCCTTTTTTTTTATTGTTTATTTTGCCAATAGGCAATACGCTCCAGAAGGATATCAGTACCATCTGACCCTGGAGGGATAATGAAATAGCTGAGATAAGTTTTTTCTGAGCCATATATAGCTACGTCCTCCTCAAGGAGGCTGTGCGACGCGTCGCTTTCCTCTAACTGGTCGTCAACAAAAGTCCACGTGATCTGATAAGGACCGATGAATTTTTTAATCTGTCCCTGAGGGCGAGGGCTCTTAGAGTTCTTTCCCATTAAATCTTCGGCATATTTACATTTATATTCGGCATCTTTGGCATAGTCATCTTCGGGATCTTCTGTTCCTGTTGACTCTTGGTCATTGCCGCTTTCTGATCTTCATTAGCTTCCTTCACTACCTGATTGAGTTCCTCCAGCCATAGCTCGTACTCCCAAAAGGGGAGGCTGTCCAAAGACCCTGGAGGGAGGTGATACTCCTTAGCCAGGACAGCCCCCAATCGCACAAACTGAACTATATCTATCTGGAATAATTTAATCGTTAGGTAGTCGAGGGTACTATGGAAATTGCTAACTTCGTGATCCGAATTTCTTTCCTCCGCCGGTATTGAAGAGAGCCTTGAGGCCCGAGGGAAATCGCACCTGGCTGATGGCCTCCCCACCACAATGCTCACAGGTCTCCCTGAGGTTCTCCGAGGGGTTGACCGGGAGGTTGACGAGAATATCCTTCATCAGGTTGAACATATCCAGATCCCAGGAGTCGTATTCCTTCTTAATCTTCTTCACCTGAAGGTCGAGCATCTGGACATCCTTCGGAGGTCGAGGGAAACACCACAGGAGGTAGTTAAGGAACTGCTCGTCGATCTTCTTGTTCTGACGACCCTGGATCTGGGCCCACTGGATAATGATCTCATTGGCCCCAAGTTTGGGGTTATACAGACGGATAGGCTCATGATCGACGTCATACTCTCGGGGATCAATCTCCCAGCAATTGCCTCTCCAATAATTCTGTATGAGCTCCTCATCGGGGAGGTCAAAGAGCAGGGTCGAAGGACCGAGGGTATAGGTAATGAGATTCCCGCAGTTGGAGCATTCATCTTCAAACTCCACCTTCGATTCCCCCTTGGAGAAGGTAACCTCGCGGACCTTGAGGATGAACCAGAACTGATCCCAGGTATTGATTTCCTTCCACGACACCGAGCCCAGATTACTTTCAATCTTCACTGAGCTACGGACAATTTCATTCAGGACCTGCAGTACCACCTCAGGTCGTTCTTCGTCAACCGCGGTCCAATTCTTGATGGTCTGTACGGTGGCTGGTTTTACATAGAATACCCAGTCCTCGGGGTAGAAGAGGCTTCGTGTTCCCATCTCTTCACGGTTGATAGGAATCCATCCGTCGCTGATGGGCGGCTTGGTGGATGGGTGAGCCAGCTGCTGCGCAGATTCAATAAGTTTCGTACTACGGGAAGCGAACTCAGACAGTCGGCTTTTTTCCACTGAATCCAATTCCCCAGGAGCTCCGATCACTTCCTTGCGGACCTTTCCGAGGGATTTGGGGGACTCATCAATCTGATCCTCCAGTACGTCATAATTTTGTTCTTTCATATATCAAGATATAGTTTTTTGTTTTCTCTCTATATATTATATTCAAGAAGTTGTTCCGGAATGTTACTCTGGGGTGAAAATTTTTGAGGGGATTTCCTCCGAGCTTCATAATCGCGCCAGGACGCGCGATCTCGGAGCGACCTATACTAACCCATTAAAAAGATATTTGAGCGCGTCCTGGCGCGATTATGAGCCAAATAGACTATGTTATAGTAGTTGCCTACCATAGAACTTTCCAAAATCCAACAAAGTTGGCTGTTCCATCACACTCATAAGCACAAAAAAAGGGGGGGCAACAAGCCCCCCGTTCTTATATATATCGCTTAATCTCCTCTTCAAGGTTACTGTCAAACCCCAAATCCACATCCCGTAACCTGGCGTTGATGATAGTATTGGTCGAAGTAGCTTTGAGGATAGCCTCGTGGAAAGTTAACTTCACCTCGTAGATGGTAATATCTGGCATCGAAGGGATGACTATATCAGTCTTCCTGCCAGGGAGGAATTTGTAAACAATCTCCCCTACCTGACCGTGGATAATATCCCCACAGGACCAAACACCACCCAGCTTCTCCTGAAGCTCCTTGGCTACCTCTTCCATCGTACCGAAGATCTCGAAATAGGCCTCCTCGGGTCGAGGAACGTCAGGTACAAACCTCTGGAGGATACCAGTCTCGACCTTCTCTACTGTAACCGGGTAGGAAACGAGGCATAATTCCCCATTTACCCTTTCCTCGCGGAACTCCACTCGGTAGAAATAAAACATCGCGTAGGCATTGGGAAACCCACTCCTCGTGACATTTACCCCACTTACCTCACCCCTGTTGAATAGGGTAAAAGCCTTCTTCTTATCATGTAACCAGCTCCCAGAGATGATATAGTGGTCGTCTACCCTGGTCATCCGGGTATTGGAAGCTGCTCCCCAGTAGTTATTGTATAACCGGATGATAGGATCCACTGCCGGGGTCTCTGGAACGGTCGTCGTGGCGCGGGGGGACAGGCGACGATCCTTCATCAGGTCGGTAAACGTCATACTCATTAGTTATGACCGAATGATTTGTTCAACTTACCTACGAGTTCACCCCAGTTACCAGCTTCGACATCCTCCTTGTTGTCATCGAGGAGACCATCAATGGTGAACTTCATTCGCTTCTCGTCGAGGTCATCCCCGAAGACCACTTCAAACTTCTTCTTGGCGTATTCGCGGAACTCTTCCTCTGAAGTGATGGATTCCTCGTTAGAGGCTGGTTCGTTAGAACCATCTTCGTTAGATTCCTTGACGGGTTGGTTTTCACCGAGATTCTTCCACGCGTCCTGGACCCTACGGAACAGCTCCAGCGTATCTACATCGGAAAGTTCGGAGAAATTGGTCGTGGGGTACATATGTCGGAGGAAATTGAGGATGATATCCCCCTGTTTCTTCAACTCGGCATCCACATCCTCGTAACTACCAACGATAAGGGACTGGAGGAGGAGCTGACCGTCTTCGTCAAACTGGTCCATAGCGAAGTCATAGGCACTACGGAATTTCTCCGGATCGTCCCAACGGAGGAGCTCTTCGAGGTAGAGGTAGGTCTCGTCCTCACTCTTGCTCTTTACCAAACACTCGAGGATAGTACGCCTATCAGAGCCGTTATTGAGGGCTTCCAGAGCCATACTCTCGTTGTACATAGTAAGGATCTCTCTTAGGATACCCTTGAGACGGGGGTTCTCGGAGAGGAACTTAATGATTTTCTTCTCGATGACCGTGACGGCAGCATTACTGATCCCGTAGCTCTTGGCGATATCCGAGGCCTTCTCCTTGTCAAAGCCATTCACCCCGAGCTTACGGTAGAAGATATTGGCATCCCTTTCGGAGAATTTCGAGTCGATGGCGAGGAACACATCCTTCCAGAGACCCTCTTCGCCAGACCTACCCGGACCACCGGAGCCTACCTGAGCGAGGATACGGTCGTACATACCCTTGTCGTCGTCGCTCTTGGAGAAAGAGTCGATGGAGATACCGTTGAGGTCCTTGGCGTCGAGTTTCTTCACGAGTTGGAGGTAAGTACCAGAGAGGTCGAAACCATTCTTACCCAGTTCATCCTTGATAGCATAGAGGATCATACCGTAGGCATAGGTACTGAAGGAACCGACCTTCTTGTCCAACCCCTCGAGCTCGACCTGTTTCTTCGTCTTGAAGGTATCAATAGCCTTGGCCAGTCCTTCCATACCGGCGGAGATGAGGTCGTCGTAGTTGAGCTTGGACACCCCGGCGTACTTATTAGCCATAGAGAGGACGATAGGAGTGTACTGTTTCGCGACGTTGTTCCTACCCCTATTAGAGGAGAGGTCGATAGTGAGGTCATCGACGCTGATATTACCCAGCTCTACCGCTTCGCGCTCGTCCTTGGTCTGATAGTGGGGGAGGAGACGGATGTTATTACCCAGTTTGGTGAGGGCATTCCAGAGCGTTACCGTGTCCTTGATATCCATATCCAGTACCGCGGCCACGTGCTTCAGCTGACCCTTCTCCGCCGTCCTGACGATCTCCACCTTGGCCCTGGTGTCGATATTGTATTTCACGAGGAGGTCAATAGCTGTCTTGGCCAGAGGGGGAAGCTTCTTACCCACGCGGTTGATATAGCTGGTGATGTCTTTCTTTAGTACCTCAGTAGCGGATTTGTCCGAGGCCTCAAAAATAAGTGATGAAAAATTCTGCATATGCTAAATAAAAATCGATTTCTCTTTATATATAAAATATAAGCATCTGAATAATATGTATTTCTTAGTCCAACTGATAATAGCCATTTTCCACCACAGGAAGGTAAGGAAAATCTTTAATACCGCTATCCGGGAAGAGAATCTCATCCTCGGACTCTCCACCATCCTCTGTACCCAGATGTACCAGGACTGGATAGGACGGATCTACGGGGTCATCAATCCCGAGATAGAGAATGGGGAGTTCCGTCCCGGTCGTATCCAGGACCATAACGGCGATACCAAACAATGGGTGGATAGGTTTGTGGTGGCGCAGATAAATCTCCTGAGGGACTATATCCGCGAGGTCAACCTTTTTGATCTGGTGACGTACCGGATAAAAGCCCTGAAGGGTAACAATTTCCTCGTGATGCTGGAGCCGGTCACGTGGGTCGTCATCCCCTCCCTAATGAAAAAGTTTCTCGTTGAGGTAACATTCGAAGGGATAATCTTGTATATAATATATAGAATTTTAGCATAAATTATGAAGACAAAGAACTATTCTCGTGAAGAACTCACCGGTATGGAGTTTAAGGAGCTCCAACGTGCTCTGGAAGAAAACCTCAATGAGTACGGCGAGGAGCTGAAGAAGCTCAAGAAGAAGGATCTGGAGAAGGAGGAGGAAAACCTGATCAAGATTCAGGAGGATTTTGATATCGTCATTGGTGAGACGGAGTATGAGCTCCCCGATACCTCGGAGTACCGTGGTTATACCACCTCACGTAAGGATCTGGCTGCAAAAATCATCTACTTCCTCAACAAGCTCGAGTGTAACTGGCAGACCTCTCTTGGCGTGTATGAAGCCATTACCCTGTGGAAGAACATCGGTAAGACCATCTCGTATGCTACCTACGACTCCACCATCCGTATCCTCGGTTCGATGAGGTTTAAGGGGGAGACCGAACTCCGAGATATCCTCATCATCAACCATTTCCTCACGACGGCAGAACAGGCTTATCTCCGCGATACTATCTATATCCAGTACCTCGCAGGTAAGCATAATGCCGTGATGCAGGCTCTTAATCCTCAGCCAGAAGAGGTCGAGACCATCAACGAGTAGAATTTCCTTGTAGAATTTACCCGTACAAAAAAAGGGGGGACTGAAAAGTCCTCCCTTTTTTATTTACTTGTCAGTCCACGACCAGGCTCCGACCCTCTGGTCTTCCCACCAGTCAGAGACGAACTTCACATCGGAGAGCTCGGCAGCATCCCCGGAGTCGTAGCTGTATTCCCCGAGGCCTCCCAGAGGACCATTCATCATCACATCCTTGAAGATGACGTCTTGGTAGACATCCCCTACGCGGTTAGCAATACGGATACGGAGCCATTCGGCGCAGTAGTCCCTCTTGAGGGCACGGCGACCAGTGGTGATATCATGTCCCAGGGCTGCCCAAGCACGGAAGAGGTTATAGATGTAGTTATCCGTGTCATTACGGAGGTTGAGGGTGAAGTCACAAGACAGCTCGGCACGAGTACCGTCGATATTAGGCTTGATATAAGACCTATCCGTACCCATGAACTTCTGCACACCCGTTTCCGGAGCCTTACCGAGGGCATCGAGACCGGAGATCTTCGTGACGTGTTCGGTGAGGAGGACCTCATCCTTAGCGAAATGTTTCTTCAGCGCCTCAGGTACGGTGAAAATAACCTCAAAGAGGCTGGTGTGGACGGGGTCGAACTTATTCCTCCCCGCCACGGAGTTTTGAATATGTGGTAATGCCATAAAAAAGATCTTTTAATAAGAATCGCTCTTATTTACGGATCAGTTTAGTATGGCTGTCGGGGTACTCTAATTCAAACGAAGGGTGATCCTGCACGACCCACACCAGATTCTGCATCCTTCTCTTGTCTCGACGGTACTGGTCGAGGTATCCATCGGTGAAGATAACGACCAGCTCAGGGACTTGTCTTGCATACTTAGATTTCTTATCCGCGAGGAGGTCGAAGCAGCATTTGACATCGGTGCCACCACCACCCTTGATCTTCATCTTCCTCATGTCCTTCTCGATCCGGTCTACCTTATCAAATTCCTTGATATCGGCTACCCTGGTATCGAACTGACAGACGACGAGCTTGGTAGGCTTCTTCGCCTGGGCTACCATCAACATCATCGACAAGGCCTTGTTGAGGTCTTCCTGACTCATCGACCCGGAGGTATCGACCCAGGCCATAATATAGTCCACATTGTCGTACTTTTCCTTATCCGAGAGAGCCACGCGGTCCTGACTGACGAGGATGTTATTATGAGCATAACCTCGGCGCTTGTCTTCGGGACTCACCGAACGACCAACGATATCCTTGAGGATTTTTTTCCATTCGTTCGTACCCTTGACGGAGGTGGCGAGGAGCTTGTCTGCGAGGATGTCATTGCCTGCACCCGTACCCTTGAGTTTCTTGGCTACCTCACGGGCTTTGTTCTCCCATTCCTTCTCCAGAGCCGATTCGTTAGCTCCGACATCATCATAGCCCTCTTCCTTCGCTATCTTCTGTCCTTCCTTGGCGTCTAACATTGACCCTGCGGTGTCAATAGTACCCTGGAGATTAGCATCGGTGCCAGATGAACCTTGGCCTTCCTGGTTCTGTTGGCCCTGGCTATTTCCCTGGCTATTTCCCTGATCGTTCTGGTTCTGTTGGTTCTGTTGGTTCTGCTGACCCTGTTGGTTCTTATCTCCACCACCACCCTGGGAAGGCATAGAAGGGGGATTGGGCATCTTACTGTAGATGGTCTCAAAAGACACCTTACTCCACTTGGCGTCAATAAATCCCTGGAGCTTCTCAATAGTCGAGGTCTTGAACAGACCCATGTCCACGAGCGTTTGGTTGACCTCGTAGTCGGCAGCGATATTACCTTTCTGGTTCATCGCGTCGATCTTCTTTAATCGACGGAGGTGGTTGAGGAGACAGTGCATGAGCTCATGGGCCATCACAAAGACCTTCCCCGTGTGGTCGAGGGAGTCGGTGAACTCCGGATTGACAAAGACCCGGAAACCGTCGGTGGCCTGCGTATCGACCTTATAAGTGTAGACGAACTGTAGGGAGGTGATGAGACCACCGAAATGTGGGGCGATATGTCGAAGGGAGGCCATAGCTCGGTGTTGGTCGTCGAGGAGCTTAGCCATATCGATTTTCTTGCCTGAAGGACCTACCACTACATCATAGTCTTCTAATCGTTTTGCCATATTAGATAATTTTTACGTTATTCATTGGAACGGTACCGGTCACTGGAGAACCGGGGGTAGCGGAGATAAGAGTACCCATCGGGGTCACTACTATACCTATCTCCTTCACGAAGTTGTAGATAGCCTCTGCCATAGGCTTGTGGGCCACGTCGGCGAACCTCTCCGCAAACTTCATCGCGGCCTCGTCGATCCTTCGGTGGAGGGCTGACTGGATCTCCTTATCGGCTCCGTCGCTCTTACAGGTGATCTGGGCCTCATAAGCCGCTTCGCGAAGGACCTTCTTCAGGTCGAGGGAGAGCTGGCTCTTGGCAACAATCAACGTCTTGGGCATATTAGTACTCGGTATAGGTTTCCAGATCGAGGTAATGGTCCACTTCACAGATAGAGGAGATCTCCTCACAGACCTTGCCTAAGATAAACTGTCCTCCACGGATACGAATGCCGTCTCCGTACATCGGTTCGAGGTCACTGAGGATATCGGTCTCCATAATAGGGAGGAAATAACCGGAGGCAGCCTCATGAAGCTGCCCCCCACGGTACATCACCACGGTATCCGTCACGTCGTACTGTTCTATTAGCTTCTCCACACTGCCGAGGAACGCATGTCGGTAATCGCTGTATTCCTTGACAATCTGGAGGTTACTTTTCATTCTCATAGGTGTTATTATATCACTTTTATAAATAATAAGGGAGGAGGTAATTTTTACCCCCTCCCCTTAGGATTATTTTGGTCGGAAATTAGCCTTGGATGAAAATAATGGCATTCTCAGGAAGGCTGTTAGAACCGTCCTTGGCCGTGTAGTCGGCCTGCGTCATAACAAATACTCGACCCTTGCCGGACTCTACTCCACCAACGACATCGACCAGTCCCTTATACTGTTCCTTAGAGAGGTGACCGTCCTTGGTGAGGTCCACGTTGACCTTGTGGTCGTTGTAATCACTCTCCAGATCCTCTACCTTCGTCTTCAGTTCCCCGATCTTCTGGGTTGCGTCGGCAATAGCCGTACGGATGACCGGGGTGATAGAGATGGTATTACCCGTGATCTGGATACCATCGCCAGCGGAATAGACATCGACCAGCTCAGCGAGACTGACCTCGACATTAGAGCCATCCTTGACCGTGAGAGTGAGTTTCTTCGTGTCGTGGTCGTAGTTGACCGCAGAGAGGAACTGATCCTTGGGGATGTCGATAGTACCTACTACGTCTCCCTTGAACGTGAGCTCGTACTTAGCAGCGAAATTACCGGGGTCGGAGGCCTTAGTAAGACCGACGGAACCACCGAGGTCCTCACTGAGTCGCTTCCACTTACCCGTGAGAGGGTCATCGGTATGCTCTCCGCGGTAGACGTAGTGGACCTTCGTCTCGTGGTTATAGGCAATGAGACCGTCGTTGAGACCAGCTTCATTGGCCGACTTCATGTCAGCAAGAGTAGTATACTCTTCTCTTTCTACAAACGCCTTCTTACCGAGGTATCGGACGTTGTTGGTAAATCTAATTGGCATAATTATATACTCTTTTATAAATGATAGTACTTATAGGTTGAGATCATAAGGCCACGGCTCGCGGTCATCGACCACGTAGCTCAACTGACTAAAACGGAGGTTATTCACCTCGTTATCGGGTACTTTGGCTCCTTTACCGATCATACGTATATCGGCGTACCTCGCATCGCTATGACCAGTGATGTAGAAGATGGCGTTAACAGCCCATCCATCATCCTCGTAGAGAGGGAGGGTTGACCCCGTCCCTACCCAACCATCAGGGATACCATTAGGTCGGATGATGTCTATGGCATTGGTCTTACGATAGGAGAACCCAGAGGTCTTCTTCCCCTTGTATCCCATGAGACCCCAGTTACTGGGATTACCAATAGATACGAGGACTCGGTCGTTGAGCCGGCGCATCTTCATCACTGACCCAGGGAGGAGGTTGATGGCCCTGGTGACGGTCACCCAACCAGTGTCTCCGGTGACCACTCGCCATTTATTACCAGTCTTCAGCCATACCCAGGCGCCTACCCCGGCTCCGTCGGTAGAGATATACCTCGTCCCGTTGACCTCCCTACCGGTGATCTTCCCGGAGGTGGTATTATCTCGGTCGGGTCTTCCCGGTCCGACGATCTCTGTTGGCATAGAGCCAACAGCAGCGTCTTCCATAAGGACTTTCCACTTGCCGGTCGTAGCGTCCACCGGGTGACTGGAGTGGTAGAAATAGTGTCTCTTCGTGCTCTCTACCCAGGCTATTTGTCCATTATAGGGTTTCTTGGCAGACTTGAGATCGGATACCGTCTGCACAAGGAGACTGGAATCCAGCGGGCGATCGTTGGTTCGCTCAAAACTATCTGTTACTGCTATACTCATATTAGTTATCGTATTGACAAATTGATGACCGACAGCTCCTCGCGGTCCTGGTCGATGATAAGGGTATAGGGAGACCCATCCAAAGTGATATTCTCCGTCTTATATCCCCCCACCAGCTCGTGGTTATCCAAATAGACCTTCTTACCGGTGAACAGAGAGGTTGGTACGGCTACGGCCCAATAACCGAAGGATCCGAGTCGGTCCTCTCCAAAAGTGATGAGGTCGAGGTCTTCCATCTCGCCCAATGGGCGGACATCGTCTTTGATAAGGGGGACAGTACTCTCCTTACTCGCTCCGTAGACCTTGTACTTAGGTTTGTTTGGGGTCGTGGGGTCAGGGTTACCGGGGTTACCAGTATTAGCCCCCCCAGAGTTACCACTGGTGTTACCACCGGCGGCCTCCTCAGTATTTTTGGGCACATACCTTGCCCTATATCTCATGGCCATTTTTAAGCTTATTTAATAAAGTATAGCTTATTTGGTTATAAGTTTATTATCCCATACTCATAATTATGCTCCCGGTAGGTCTTGATCTTCTCCTTTCCCTGGGATAGGATTTTTCCGGTGGGGTAGACATCGATGATATCATATACCTTGAAAATGTCCTTCCCTTGCTTGAGGAGACCACGACCGATGGCTTGGATATTCACTATCTCCGACTTGAAAGACTGGGCGAAGACCGCTTGCTTGACATTCTTGATAGTGACCCCGGTGGATAGTACGCCGTAGCCGGCCACGACCACCATATCCTCCCTACCCGTCATCTCGGAGATGATAGCCTGTCGTTTCTTTAGACTCGTCGATCCGGTGATCTTGTAGGGGGTATTAAGCTGCTCGGCGAGGTAGTTGATGTACTCGATATTATGAGCAAAGACGATGGTATTCCCCTCAAACCCAGACACCAGCTCCTTGAGGTACTCTATTTTCCTTTGGGAGAGCATAGCCTGAAGCTGCTCGCACTGGAGGAGTTGCATCTTACTCTTGAGCATCGAGACGAGTACCGGCTCGGGGGTCGTCGGGGTAAGACCCAAAGGCAGTTCCTTCTCGTGGATCATAGTCATCTTACGGTCCTCGGGAGCTCGTAGTACCTTCTTTCCTCCCTCCGTCTTGTAGGTCGATAGGAGGTAGGTAGCACACTCGCGGAAGTGGTCCTCGCCGGGTAATCTAACCTGCGTGATATAGGGTTTGGCGAGGAAGCCTTCATCGACCAGTTCGTCCGTACGGATCTCCTGAATCTTTGGGCCCATCAGGGCTTGGCAAGCTAACCACTCGATAGTATTTTCCTTGGGGAGAGTACCGGTGAACCCAAATTTTAGCTTCAGACTGGTATACCGACTAAGGATATTCTTGATCGACTTACAGGGGAGCTTGTGACACTCGTCCACCACGACCATATCATGTTCGAAGAAGGTCGGGTCGTACTTCTTACTCTTAGGATCACAACGGAGAACGATACTCTGGAAAGTACCGATAGTGAGGTCTGCAACACTTACCTGATCTTTGGAACCACCCCAGAGTTCCTCTCCCTGGAAGAACTCCCCGTACTCTTGGAGATCCTTGACCCCCTGCTTGACGAGTTGGATAGAAGGGACAATCATCAGGATCTTCTTCACCCCCAGACATTCCTTCGCAGCACGAGCCACTAAGTAGAATATGAGGGTCTTACCGGCTCGGGTGGCGAGCTCGGAGAGACTTAGTCGGTACTTGAGTATGAGCCAGGCTGCGTCGATCTGATAGTCTCGGGGCTCAATCTGCAGATTCCACGACTGGATCTTTTCTTTGAACTGTTCCTTGGTTAGGGAGAAGTTAGTATAAATGAGTTCGTTACTGGGTCGGTTGCATCGGGAAAAATCTACCACTTCTTTCCAGAGGCCAGCGGCACAGTAATAAACAGGGCGACCAGCGAGCTGGTCTAAGAATACCTCCGGGCTGGGAGGATAGGGGTAATTTGGTAATAACTGATAGGTCGGGATCTTATTTAGATGTTTTTGAAGTTTGCTAATTTCCCCTTTCTCACCTTCCAAAAATATGTACCGGTGATCCGTGGGATGTGTTTTGAGTACCATAAATTTTTCTGTTTTTATTTATTGCCGGATATATCAGAGCCTTGGTACTGGGCTCCTAATTATATATTCAAGATAGTGCGTGGAAATGTTACCGGGAGGCAAAAAAAAGTTTTGGGGGGAGCTCAAAAATGGAGTGAAACTCGGTGCTAAAAATAGGTCATTTTTAGGGTCATTTTTAGGGTCATTTTGAGGGGGGTGAGTTGAGCGATTTTTCATGCCATTTTTAGACCCCCGAGTTGGACTCCTAAGCGAGCTCAAAAAGTGGCTATTTTTAGGGGTCATTTTCGAGGCTAAAAAGTACCTGTTTTTGGGCTCAAAAATGGAGTGAAAATCGGCGCTAAAAATGAGGCCAAAAATGCGCAAAAATGCGCAAAATGGCCAAAACAGCGCGCAAACGCACTGGGACTAACGGTTTGAGCGATTTTTTCTGAACGTGAATTTCCTTATAAGAAAAATACTAAACGCTTTTGCGCTTTTTTGAGCCTCCAAAAACACCTCTTTTTTGCCTCTAATTTTGGGTCCAAAAAATGACCCTAAAAAATCCCCTAATTTGACCCCTAAATTCCGACCCATCCAAACCGCGCACAAACGCGCTTTTTGGTCTCCGAGGTCAACCGCGCACAAATGAACTTTTTGATGTACTGATTTTGAGCTCTATTTTAGGTCAAAATTTAAGGGGTCGAAAAATGGGTTTGAAATCTGTCATTGACAGCTCGCCACCTGTGGTTGAAATACCATACTCATCACTTAGGTGAATCCGCGAAGCGGTTGGCTCACCCATCAGCTTGATGTGATGCATCCTGGTCTCCGACCTGTCGCAACTCAGTTGAGCTTCATAATCGCGCCCTACTGCGCTCAAATCAGACCACCTATACTAACCCATTAAAAAGATATTTGAGGCGCATAGACGCGCCTTTATGTGCGAAATACAAAGGGTCTATGATATTGCTTACCATCAAACTTTAGGGGAAATCCCATCCCGGAGCTCGCAACCTGTGGTTGAACCCCCAATAATTGCTGTTTTTGATGCTTTTTGATAAACCAGCAACAGGCGATTAAGCTCATGATGTGAGTATATCTGCTTGGTATGATACTTACAAAAACGATATTGATAAAATGTATCTATAGGTGATAGATAGAAGTTATCAATCTGAGGTCAAAAAATAGCCTAAAAATCGCGGTTTCCGACCGCGCGCAAACGTACTAAAACCGTTTTTTGAACCCAAACAGCGCGTAGAAGCACTGGGACTAACGGTTTGAGCCTCTTTTTTTGAACGTGAATTTCCTTATAAGAAAAATACTAAACGCTTTTTGGGTTTTTTTGAGCCCCGAAAAATGAGCATTAGGGTGATCCTAAAATGGTCGCGCCTCCGATAGATAAAATGTATTGATAGGTGATAGATAAAAGTTATTAAAATTGGATGGGGTCTTGACCGATTTCAAAGATGTGTGGTCTCGGCTCACATAAACGCGATATAACGACCTCAAATTAGGTAGCCTATACCAATGGTCCATTTTCATATTTGAGCGCGTCCTGGCGCGATTATGAGCCAAATAAGCTATGTCTGCATCCCTACCATCATTTCAGATCCAAAATTTCAGGGGTCAAATAAAAATTTTTTTTAGGGTCAATTTTTCGACCAAAAAAAGTTCATTTGCGCGCTGTTAGAGTTCGACATCAAAAAGTTCGTTTGTGCGCGGTTTGGGATCGTCAAAAAATCATTCATTTTTCTACCACCCAAAATCAGTCATTTTAGAGCCCCAAAAAAGTACCGAAAAACGCTTTAATTTTTCTTATAAGGAAATTCACGTTCAGCAAAACAGTCTCCAAACGCACTGGGACTAACGGTTTGCGCGCAGTTTTGCGCTTCAGAGCAAAAAAAGCGCGATTTTGAGGCATTTTTTAAGCATCAAAAACAGCGATTTTTTGGCCTATTTTTGAGCCGAAAAATGAACCCTCCAAACAGCCCAACTTGGGGGTCTATTTTTGACCCCCAAAACAGCCCAACTCACCCCCTCAAAATTACCCCACAAAATAACTCCATTTTCCCTCACATATCCAAAAATTTGTTTACTACCTCCTCACCTTCTGTTATTATATCGTGATATTATATATACATATGGTCAAGGAAGTAATAAATAGCTTGGACTACCTAATGGATCCAAGCAGTCAAATATACGAACAGAGTATCCCCGGGATGAATGTCACTACCAACTTTCACCCCGAGAGGTACACCAATGAACCCAAGAAAAAGAAGAGAACTATCTCCCAGTTCTTCTCCGACATGTCCCGTATGGGTATGTCGTATGAGGATGACGTGGTGAAGAATATGAGGGCTCTCCCAGCGGACAAATCCTTACTACCAAAGGATACCCAGCTCCGTTGGGATCACCTCCTCTCCCAGAGCAACTGGAAGGAGAAGTCAGAGAAGGATAAGAACTTCTTCGACTCTACCTTTGCCCAGAAACGAGAAGCCCTCAGACGACTGGCGGTACAGCCAGAGCTGGAGGATATCCTCGATACGATGACTAATGAGTGTATCGTCTATGATTCCGACTTTACCTATTTCTGTGAGCCATTCATCGAACCACAGGAGCTCTCCGACCTAAAGAAGAAGGTGCGGGAACAGATCCTCGATAGTCTTTCCCGCCATTTCCGAGCCATCTACAAGATGCTCAACTGGAAGAACGTGGCTTGGGATGACATGAAGAGGTATCTTATGGAAGGTAACCTCGCGTGGGAGATTGTTTGGGATTCCCTGGAAGAACCCAAGCGAATCATCGGCATGGTTCCGCTGGATGCAGCTACCCTCACTCGCAAGTTTGAAAATAACAAGTGGTACTGGATTCAGTATAAGGATGTTATGGGTAGTGAGAGAAAACTCCTCGATTCTCAGGTGGTATATATTGCCTATCAGGAGACCCAAGCCGTAAGCCGCGTGTCCTATCTGGAGAGGTTGGTAAGACCATTCAACATCTACCGAATTGTGGAACAGGCCCAGCTCATCTGGACCATTACCAACGCCTCCTACAAGCTCAAGTTCACCATTCCCGTAAAGGGTATGAATAAGGCTTTGGGTACTCAGACCCTACAGGCCGCGATGAACCGATACCGAGAAGACATCAAGTTTAATTTAGAATCCGGCGAGATTCAGGTGAACGGAACCTCCCAGATGCCTTTCATGAAAGAGTATTGGATGCCTGAGGGGGACAGTGGTTCTCCACAGATCGAGACTATTGGTGGGGAAGGACCGGAGCTCCAGGACAACGACCAACTCAAGTACTTCCGGAACCAGTTGTATAAGATTTCCAAAATCCCCCTGAGTCGGTTTGATGCGGAGTCCGCAGACACGTGGTTTGGTAGTGATGCTTCCTCGGCCCTTCGCACGGAGATTGACTTTGGTCGATTTGTCCACCGTCTCCGTAATACCTTCGCCCAGATCATGATCAAGCCCCTGCAGCTCCAGCTGGCCTGTGAGTTCCCCGAGCTCAGGGACAACCGACAGATCCTCGAGGCGGTCCAGCTTCAGTTCAAGTCCTATAACCTTTTCGAGGAGATGATGGAGTTGGAGCTTATGTCGAAGCGGGTCCAGGGTATTCAGGAGATGAAGGATTCTATGATTGATATGGACCCCGATGGTAATGAGGTGAAATACTTCTCCTCTAAATTCCTCGTGGAAAAGTACCTCCGACTCAGTCCTCAGGATATCCTCCTCAACGAAAAGTACAAGAAAGAAGAGATGGAAGAACTCACCCTGGCCGGGGATCCAGAAAATGCACCCAATTAATCTATGGCAAATATAACAGACACCCTCATACAACTTACCGAGCTCACGCGGGATAACCTAAATATCCTCGAGGCTATTAACGAGAGCTTCCATACGAAGAAGACCAATATCACCACGGAGGTTCGTGGTCAGAAGTTCACCATACCCTCTTTCCTTCAGTTAGAGAACAAGGTCAACCACCTGCAAGATGCTTTTGACAACCTCGTTCATGCTACCGTCTCCGGTGGGGCTAATATCAACTACGACGGCTCCACGAAAAAGATCCTCCTTAGTGGTTACGAGTACTCCCCATCACCTCTTACTGTAGAGTGGGATAAGGAGCTGAAGGTCAGTCGGGAGGAGCTCTTCAAGGACTACCTCTCCCCTCAGCCGAGTTTGGTGGCGCACGTCGGTGACCTACCCGACTACATCACCCAGGTCCTCGTGAAGAAAATGGTTATTTATAACCCAGAGCTCCTCGGGAAAATCGACACCATCTCCAAAGACCATACTATTGACTACGGGGTCGTGAGAGGGCTTATCGAGGCCGGGGACTACACCTCCCAGGACTATACCGAGTATGACAAGATCCACGACCTCCCGCTGAGGAAATCCGTCGGGACGGGGGTCTATACCATCAAAAAGATCCTCGATAACCGGGTTAATGACTCCCTGGACGAGCTCTTTACCATCGAGGTAGACCAGCTCTCCTACCATCTCCAGGATGGTATGGAACAACACGACCTCACTACTGGCTGTCGTCTCCTTACGTGGGATAGGTCTTGTAAGCTGGAGGTCGTCGGCGTCTCCACGGCACGCAAACAGCTACAACTCAAGGTCCTCCACGGAACCTATTGCCATCTCGTCCCCGGAGACCTCGACCACGGAAGACTGATCTTCCATTCCGAACCAGTCAGTCTCCAGGAGGATCGTGATAAGACCATCTTAGTGCCTCTGGAGGAGGACCCCCATGTCATCCTCTGGATCTCTCCGGTGAACAAAGACACCCGTATGCATACCGGTTGGGGAGAAGGGCAAATTATTGACACCACGAAGCTCACTATCGACGGAGTAAAGTTCCAAGACTACTACACGGAGAATGTGAAGAATATCGGGGATATTTTCGACGAGCTCACCACGGCCTACGGTAGTACCCTCAGCGAACATGCCGGTAAGGAACTCAAGAAAGCCCCGGCAATTCCGCAGGAATCGGTAAAGGTAGTCCGAGTGAACAAACACCTCGACGACTCGGAGACGGCTAAGACGATTCGTTCTCTCTATGCCCAGAAGAAACATTATGAGATTGACCTGCAGGAGACCCTGAATAAGATCTCCATCCTCCAAGCGGATATCTCCTCCATCTCTTTTGATGATATGTCCGGTCAGCGATCGGTCTATACCGCACAGCTCACCGACCTCAAGAGCCATCAGAATACCCTGGTGACGAGTATTGCCAAGGTGATGGAGAGCATTTCCCTGGCGGCCAATAACGCCCTGGTGCCTATTGAGGCGGCTAAGTTCGCCATCCGAGGTTACGTACCTCTGGAGGACTACCTCCGAGACCTACAGATGTCACATAAGACGGTCCGTGGTATCGAGGTCGAGTACCGATACAAGAACTACGACACCCCACAGGCCAATATCGAGGTTATTGATGGATTCCTCTTCACCGAATGGAATAGACAGGTCTTCCTCCCGCGCACAGCTCGACTCGACTATACCAACGGTCGCAATGAACTGGTATGGGACGATTGGTCGGGTAGTCAGGTGATAGAGAATAACGACATCAAGTTCAACCAGATCGATATTCCCATCACCCAAGGGGAACAGGTCGATATCCGGGTAAGGGTCGTTTGGTCTTTTGGCTATCCCTGGGTGAAGTCGGTCAGCTCGTGGAGTGAAATCCGCACGGTACAGTTCCCCGATGAACTGGTAAAGGATGTCCAGCTCCTCGATATCGTCAAGGAGAACACCAGAGACCTCGAGACCAACCGCTTTACTAACCTCCTCAACTCGGGGGGTTATACCAAGCACGTGGAGGATGCTATCCAGGACCAGGACCTGACCTACTTCCACAAACCTGATAGTATTGCCAGTGGTTTCTATACCCAAGAACGAAGGATTATCCCCTTGCGAGACAAGCTTATGGAACTGGATACCGGGATAAAAGAGATGAGGGATATGATCCAGGGTACTTTCGCCGACAGTCTGAAGGTGACCCTCGTGATGGACAATATGGTCTATGACATCGAACCCCTCTCCAGTAATGAGGTCCACCTCATCCCCTATACCAGTGTTCAGGTAGGGAAGGTAGCCAGTGGAGCTACTCACCGATATACGGAGACTGGGGAAGCGAGGTTGGTAGCCAATATCCGTATCGCCAACGATACTAACCACGTGGCTTTCCTCTACTCTATGTTCCCTGGACCCCGAGACCAGTACTACGATGCTCTCCCCTACGGACCATTCAAGCCCGCTCCGGGGAAGGATCCGTATAACGCCCCGGTGGGTCAGGTGAAGGATAAGGAGTCTTATAAGCAGAAATGTAACCAGCTTATGATGTTCCGTTCGACGAACCCCTACGACCTCCGTCCTTTGGATGACCTCGATTGGGCCAAGAAATCCAAGCTCATCGACGACATCAAGGCCAGTGAGTCGATTTGGAATCTGGAGACCAATAAGATGTTCGTCACCCCGTACCTCTCCGAGCCAAGTGATATACTCCTCGAGAGCAATCTGGTGAATGCCAACAAGGTCCTTCGCCCTGGGGAAGCAGTGTCTATCCCGGTGATGATTCTCTACAAGACCTCCGACCAGAGTGGCAAGGACAGCGTTAAGTATACGATCGGCTTCGAGCTCCGTACCAGTCTTTACCACGACCCTACCTATTATGAGATTACGGTCAACGCCTGGCACAACCAGTCTATGGCTAATGCCCTGAGCATCTCCAAGGTAAGCTCCTCCGTCACGGGTCGATATAACACAGTGATTAAGTAATAAAAGGATAAGAATAGACAAATTCGGGGAAAAGTCCCCCGTACCAGCGGCCCGGGAGGGTAACTTAAAGCGAAGTTCGGGGGGACATGAGAATGCCCCCCCTTATTTTTGTGCTTATTCTTTATATAGAATGTTTAATATACAAGCTGCCATAGATAGAATGTATCAACCGGGACTGACCTATATCGGTACCGTTGGACCTAAGTCCAAGGGTCGTTGTGCAGCCGCGGTACGCCAATTTATCGAGGCTGGGGGAATCTCCACCGCAGGCCGACCTGGCTCAGCTTGTCATTACAAATCTTACCTCCCTACCATCGGATTCAACTGCATCGCCACGCTCTTCGGTCGTCCTCAACAGGCCGCGTGGTCAACTACCCAGGGTCGTCCCGGGGATATTGCCGTAATGGACCACGGGGTCCACGGTCATATCTGCATGTGGAATGGGAAGGAGTGGGTATCGGATTTTTTCCAAGGCAATCGCATGTGGGTCTATTCCGGTGACGGGACGTGTTTCATTTTCCGTTATGCCGGGATGGCTATCCCCGGAATGGTCAATTTCTCCGTCACCGCGATGATAGAACAGAGCCGGGTCTCCCAACAGGCCCCGGAGAATATCCGTCTCAAGAGGCTCTGGTCGATGTACGCGAAGAAATTCAATACCAGTATGTCGGTCTCCAGCACCACGAACAGTGGTCCTAATCTAAATACCTCAGAATCTATGTTACCAACAGAAATTATTAATTTCATCAGCCAGCACGAGACTGGAAAGTCTTTTGGATATACTATGGGTCCTAAGGACCTCAACGGTTATAACCTCGGAGACGCCAAGGGACACAAGACCTTCGGCTACGGACTCCTCTACCATCCGTCGAAGAACACCTATATGGATATGGTCAAATCGACCTGGACCCAGCCGGAGCTGGAGGCTCTCTTTATCGAACATGTGAATAAGTTTGCCTCTCAGGTCCAGTCGTGGGCTTCCCGAGGGGGTATCAGCCTCTCCCCCCGACAGCTCGGTGCTCTCACCAGTGCGGTGTTTAACTGTGGTCCTGGTTTCCTCAAGTCCCCGACGGCTCAGGCTATCCTGGCGAAGAGTCCCAGTGTTGGGGATCTCTGGAGACACCACTCTGACAAGCTCGGTAGTCGTTATCCGGGTCTGATAAGGAGGCGTGCAGAGGAGGCGCAATTATTCCTATCGGCATAATTACACCATCTACGACAAGGCAACATTATTTTACTCATAACACCACTAACTGCGTCAGAGCCACCCTATCCTTGTCATAAGGGTATTATTTTTATTATATAAAACGTACATGCGCTATATCATCATAGGAAACCACGCGAGTGGCAAACATAAGATTCTCGACGCTCTGGAGGAGCTCGGGGTGGAGGTAGGGAGGGAGTTCACGACCTCTCCCACGAAGATTTTCGACCTCGATCCCAAGGCTCATCAGATCACCCAACTGGAGGTCGAGGAGCTATTTAAGAATCAAGACTACATTACTATTTGCAATATCGTCACCCCATCCAATGAGTTCTACCGCGGGATCACCAAGACCGAATATGATACGAAGAAGGTTTTTGTGATGACCCCGGAGATGCTCAATAATGTCTACGCTTCCCGACTCAAGGGAGACGTATGCTTTATCTGGATCGACGATCCCAAACCCACGAGGTATCTGAGATTCGTCAACGAGAGACGTACCTATCCCTTCGAGGAGGTGGAGAGTAAGGAGAAGTTCCACGTCAATAACCTCCAGAAGCTCATCACGAAGCTGGCTGGAGACGAGTGGTTGTACTTTTCCAATGACGAAGAGAAAAGAATTTTGGCAATAATTTACTCTTTGGTGAAATATCCTGATTTAATAGATATATACACCAAGAATTTTAAGTAATATGGCAATTAGAGATCTTAGCAGCAACCCTCATATGATCGACCAGAGCTCGGCTTTTGTGAGTGGTACGTGGATGAACCCCGCCACGGGGCATAAGTTCACGGTGAAAGACTGTGTTTTTGAAAATGGCGAACTCCTCATCATCTCTACCGACGGTCAGCATATCAGCGGGCGTATGTTCGCCGATTATGTACAGGACACCGGTAAGGACGCCAGTGGACAAGCTGTACCAAGCTTAGGTAACCTTAGCAAACGTCCGGAAACTCCACCAGTGATCGTTGGGGATATACCCTGGGAAGGGGAGAGTTTGGATGGTCCTTATAATGAACTCATTGAGGATACATCCATTCAGGACGACGGAACGGCCTCCCTCCGAGAGGAGGCGAATGACCTTCTCCATCCCGAGAAAAAGCTTATCAGTGCAGCTCCAAGGCCCTCCTTTGATCCAAATCTTATTGAGGACCTTAACTCCAATACTGACCTGAGAATGGTCACCCGCGTTCTCAGAAAGCACGACCTGCCTACTATCGAGACCCTGAAGTGGAACAAACCCACTAAGCAGATCGAGACCCTGACGGATATCCTCGGTATTGATATGGAGACGATAGTGGAGTATTATGTAAACCGAATTAACCCCGAGGAGTTAGTGTCTATGGTCAAGGAGTACCTGAGAAAGGAGCTTTTGTCCAGTAGTGAACCCCTCCCTAAACCCGTAGAAAATGGACCTGTCAGCAGAAGAACTACTAAAAAGCGTGGATGACCTCCACCTCGAGCCGGTATTTACCATCGACCTGGATGAGATCAACGAACTGGCCAAGGAAGATGCCAGTGATATGGTGGAGAAAGTCTCCACGGCGGTGGTCGATGAAGAATGGCTGAGAAAAAACCCTGCTCTGCGACACAGAATCAGTGTCGAGTTGGAGTCCCTCCGAGGCCTGTTGAAGATGAGAAGGACTAATGAGGCAGCTCACGACGCCCTGGTGGTGGCCATCAGTCGTAATCCCGATCAGGGAAGTCTGTATAAGGCTCTCACCGACATGCAAAGGACCGGACTCGCCATCACGGGGAAGATCAACGATATCGTGGAGAGTCTATCCAACCTCATCCGTAACAAGACCCAGGAGGCCATCCCCCAGGACCTGTTTGATGAGGAAAATGACGACCACACCCACCGAGGAACGAAAGATTTTATTCAGAGTATGGCCTAACAAAAGTACCCCAAACCGGGGTACTTTTTTTTTGTTAGTAACATTATTTCATTTCCCGGTGATATATAAATACATAAGAAATTACGAAAGTGTCTAAAAAACCCATACCCCCATCCAAAAGACAAGAAAACCGATGGAACAAGTTTATTGATTCTAATACCGAACTCATTGACCAGTACGAGAGTATGGGTCATAGTATTACCGATGGTAAGTACGACGTAATCGACCTCATCCAGAAGCTCAACACGACCTACAAGACCACGAGCTTCAAACATATTATATCCCAAGCCCTTCATTGGGCTGTCGAGAATGACTCCACCCTCCTCTCCGGAGTACGGTTTCTGGCCGGTGAACTGGCTAAACAGACCTCGGAGTATAACTCCCTTCAGACCTATTTCGACGAGGTAGGGAGTATCTACCGACGTAACAAAGACCATTTTGATATTGAGTATTCGGCGGAGACCCGAGAAGAGCTCATCGAGATGAACCTCAAGTCAGTCATCTCCATTGCCAAGCGCTACCAGGGATTGGGTCTCTCTATGCAGGAGCTTATCTCCGCGGGTAACCTCGGTCTTATCCAGGCTTGGGATAAGTTCGACCCGGCCAGGGCCCAGTTCAAGGAGAATCTCAAGGAACGGTTGGAGACCCTCGAGTGGCCAGCGACCAAAGAGGCTATCGTCGATTCTATCACCGACCTCTTCAAGTACGGGGATATCCTCAACCAGCTCTCCGAGACCCTTACCGATTCCAATGAAAAAGAAGTAGTCTTTGATTGGATAGACCAGCATATCAAGAACGCCAAGTTCTCCAGTATCGCGGTGATGTGGATCAAGGCCTCTATCCTCGGGGATATTGACGAGTACAGCAGGGTGGTGAAGAAACCCAAGTCGGAGATCTACAAGGATAAGCTCGAAGGGGGTACGTACAAGAAGGAGATTGTCATTGATATCGACGAACCGGCCCATTCTGACCAACACCTCACCCTCGGGGATACCCTCGGACTGGAGGAGGATAGTCCGACGGAGCTGGAGGTAGACGACGCGCAGAAAGAGTTCCAGCTGGTGATGAACCGACTCTTTGAAGGGGTAGACCAGAGAGACCGAGCTATCATGTACAAGAAATTTGGTATATCCACCCCTCGTGCCATGAGCCCGAAGGAGATCTCCCAGTCCGAAGGGGTGACTATTGCCCGCGTATCGCAGATTTATAACAATACCCTCAAGACGATGAGGGAGAATGCAGAGAAGTATGGCTACGACCTCAGTTCGCTCGTAGATCTCTGTGCTATGTTGCGATAATTTATTATATAAGCTTATATAAATGAACGAAATTATTGATTACAGAAACGCCAGCACTCTCGAGCGACTCCTTGAGGCTCACCGTAGCCTCGGGCAGGTCCTGAAGGAGTACCAAGCCCCTATCACGGAAGAAAATACCTCCGTCGGAGAAACGGCTACCGTGGTAGAAAAAAAAGAGGAGAAAGTGGCTCCTTCGGAGAAAGCATCAGAACACACCTGCATTTTTGAAAGGATCATCGTCTTCACGAATAACACCAACCCCAAGGAGAACAAGACCCTTCGGCTGATCGAGGAGGCTACCAAGGACTTTGATGTGGAGGTCCATGCCTTTAACGTAGACGAGGTCGATGCCCGTCGAGAGGAGAACAAAATCATCATCTGGGACGGGGATAATGAACTGGTACTCGAAGAGGCTTCTAACATCGACACCCTCGTCATCAGTCGTCTCGGGGTCCAAGGGGAGTTGGATGCAGAGCATGCCGTCAAGGTCCTCCAAGACCGTGGTATCCTCGTCCTTAACCCCGTCTACTACTCCAATATTGCCTGTAACAAGTACGAGACCGCCAAGCTCTTAGAAGCGGCCAATATCCCCCAACCAAGGTTCTGTTATATGGACTACCATACCCTCTACGACGAGGAGCTTTACGCGGAGGCTATCCACCGACTCTTCCCTGAGGCCAATCTCGAAGACAAAGACTCTCTCGAGTCTCTGGAGGTCGTGGTGAAGATCTTAGATGGTCACGGAGGTACGGGAGTCTTTACCTGTGATGTGAAAAAACTCTATGCTATCCTCCAGTGTGTCTTTGCCGTAGACTCGGAAAGGGGTCTGATTATCCAGAAGAAAGAGGAGGCCGATGGTGGAGATATCCGAGTCCATGTCCTCACGCTCCGTGGGGGTAAGCAGAAGATCCTCGCGGCGATGAAGAGGGTGAAGCTCTCCGGGGACTTCCGAAGTAATGTATCCCTCGGGGCTACTGCCGAACCAGTGAAGCTCACCAAGGAACAGGAGAAAATTGCCCTGGAGACCGCCAAGGTAAGCAAACTGCCCTGGTGCGCGGTAGACATCATGCCTCTGGTGGAAAAATCTAATCCCGAGCTCGGGGACAATGTGGTCCTGGAGATCAACGCCAGCCCTGGTACGGAAGGTATCTCGGAGGTGATCAAGGAAAATTTCATCAACGTACTACTCAATAACCTCACCTCACCGGAGGATTTCCCTATCCAGTCGAAGATCGCCGGTACTAAGGAGACCGCTCATATCAACTTCGGGGGGAAGACCAAGGAGTACCTTGCTAAGCTTGACACGGGTAATGCCACGACCTTCTGTTCTCTTGAAGTGGGTAAGTACGAGGTGAAGGAGGATAAGATCTCTTTCTCTATCGACGAGGAAGACTATACCTTTGATGTCGTCGAGACCGGGGTCAGCCTTACCGGAGACGTGAAGCAGGAGAGACCTATCATCGAAGTACCCTCCCTCCGTATTGGGGAAAGAAAGGTAAGGAAATGTCGTATTGGCATCGTCGAGAGCCGAGACAACAAATCTACTAACCTCCTCGTGAACCGTAAGACTATTGCCCAGTTGGGTTATGTCATCAGTGCTGATGAGGACCATATCCTCACCCCAGCTATTGAAAAAGTTGCAATTATTTAAGAACCATATATGCAAACACTAACAGAATTTATTAAGGAGGCCATCACCGGTACGGGGCCGGCCGCCGTGGTGGAGGCCATCAATAACCGCCAGATGGAACAGGCCATTTCCGCTATCTCCGCTATCCTCGAAAGGGGTGGGGTAGGGATCGGTAAGCAGCCTATCCTCTATGCTTTTGGAGACAAGAATTTCTCCTTCGTCGTATACAACAAACACCGTCAGGGGGGTCTCATCAACTGGTCTCAGCGAAAGAACTCCCAGATCACCTCGGTGGTCCTTACTAACAATATCGACTCTTTCCTCTCCTCTACCTCTACCTACCTCTGGGATGCCTATGTAGATACCACGGAGATGAATACGGTCGAAGTGGCTAAGTTTGTCGTGTCAGCCCTCGACGGTGCCCATAACTTCACCTCCAACGACCTCAAGGGTCTCCTTCGCGAACAGTCAGTGTTGGAGGATATTACCGAGGCTGTAGTAAACACCAAGGTAAAGGGTTCTTTTGACCTTTCCGAGATCAACAAGATCGAAGACAAGATCGACCCCTATACCACGGAGAATATCGTGGCTTTTGCCTCGGAGATTGAAGCTTTTGTGGGTAACGTGAGTGGAGCCATGGAGCTGGCTGAGAAAGCCCTCCTCACCCCTACTATCCTCGCCCTGTATATGGGTCAGCAGATGCTCGACACCGGTCTGGGTAAGAGAGAGGTGACTGTTTTCCTCCGTGACTATCAGAAGTAAACTTCTGCTCGGCCGTGGCCACGGATTATCCAAAAACAAAAAAAAGGGGCTCGCGCCCCTTTTTTTATATATATGAAATCCTACTTCCGTTCTTATTAGTCACCCGGAGGATACCATCACAGTCGATGTCCTGGTGACTGACGATGAACACCGTCTTATCCGACATAATATCCTTCAGAACCTTCACAAACCTATCCCTGTTGTCCTTGTCGAGGTTGGAGAAGAGCTCGTCGAGGAAAAGGATATTCATATCCACCCTCACCACCAAGCTCATCAGGACCCCGAGGATAATGGCAATATCTACCATTTTCCTTTGCCCGGTAGAGAGACTCGAGATAGGCACATCCCCGTTGAGTGTACAACGGAACTTATTGTCAAATTCCGGGATAAACTGAGAGTGGATCAGGGAGGAGATATACTGGATATTGGAGTTGATAGAAGGGACAAACTCCCCGATGAGCTTATCGGTCACCACCCCACGGAAGATCTCCACCAGCTCCTGAAGTTTGTTCCTCCTATCTACCATCACCTCCAAACACTTATTCGATTTCTTGAGGTCGGTATGCTGTTTCTTCTTCGCGTCGAGGTAGTTATTATAGGAAATCTCCTGACGGGCAATCTCATTACACACCTCCGAATACTCCTTATCCAGATCCGTGAAGAACTGTTGGTAACTCTTGTTTAGGTACTGGAGGGCGCGGTTATAGTTCGTGAGGCGACGCTCCAATACCGAAGGGTCTACCTTCTCCCCACAGACCTCTCCACCACAGGTAGGGCAGATGCCACGAGCAATGAGTTCATTATGTTTTTGGGTCTCCCGGATAGTCGTCTCCAGCTCCTTGATAATACCGTGGAGGTGTTTCACCCTGGTGCGTTGCAGGTCAGCCGCATGCTCCACCTTGGACTCCACCGAGGCCTTCTTCTCGTAAAGCTTAATATCCGGCTTATCTACCGGCAAGAGACCCTCATGAATGACACTCTGGCGGCCTTCCTCATAGGCGATGTCCTTGTTAAGTTTGGTTAGTTCCCCCTTCCATACCTCGAGATAGGTCTCGATGATATCCAGTCCGAGGATGTTATTGGAGAAGTCCCTCAGGTCACTCTTGCTCATAGAGCTCAGGGAACGGAAATTGGCCAGCGACACGATACAGAGGAGTTCGACAAAAATCTTCGGAACACCAATCATCTCCTCGAGTTGGGCTTGAATACCCTTTTTGTTACTCGCGGTAAGGGGGATATTGTCTACCTCCACGATCAGTTCACTCTGACCGTAGCTCTTGATCTCCCTCTTGATGTAGATATCCCGGCCGTTATGGGTGAGGTTGAGATACACCCAACTCTGTTTCTTCCCCCAGGTGATGAGGTCTCCGTTGTTCTTTCCGGTGATACTCCCGTACAGGGCAAAGACCAGAGCCTCACCGATAGTCGTCTTACCGGCTCCCACAGGACCTTCGATCTTGAAGATCCCTTTATTCACGAACTCGAGGTCGTGCCATCCCTCAAAGCTCTTAAAGTTATATAATTTAATTAAATGGATACCCATACACGTATTTTGAGATATTTGTGTATATATAAGAAAAGCCAACATGATTTTTAGTGCAGTATTAGATAGAAAAATTCAACTGGAGGATATGGTGGACCTGGGAAGTCCTACCTTTCGTATCCCGGATACTTTCCGTGGGGCTATGTACGAGGTAGAACCCTCCCAGATAGCCCGACCCGACCTCCTCTCCTATGACCTTTATGGGGATGAGTTGTACTCGGATATACTCTGTAAGCTCAACGGGATATCTAACCCCCTGGAGCTTAATGAAGGAATGATAATCATTATCCCGTCTCCAGACGATCTGGATAAGTTCGTGATTAACTCCCCCAACCTCGACTACCGTAAACCCCAGAGAGCGAAGAAGGTTCGACCTAACTCTCCAGGCAAATACTCCAAGAGATTCACCTACGATCCGGTAACTAAAGTAGTGGTATACTAATGCAGAAGATAATAATAAAAGGTCTCACGACGGTCCATCTGGGTCTCGACGCGGGAAAACTTTACCTTCCCGACGGAGTAACATTGAGTCTTCGACTGAGGATTCTCCTCCCTACGCTGCATTCTCCCAAGGTCCTTTTCAACAAGGTACTCGACCCCACGGAGGCTCTCCCCTCCGACCTACCAGGGTATAGCAGTTATTGGGAGATACCAGATAGCATCGGGGTATATGAGGTGACTGTGGTAAGAGGGGAGTACCAAGATCTTAGCTATCCCACGGTGACGACCTCGAGAAATGCCAGTTTTGTCACTCCTCCCCTCGATATAAGAGATGGGGTCATCTACCCCGAGGGTCCTACCCACCTCTATTTCGACTATCAGGGGGGAACCGTAGTGGATTTTGATATAGAAGAGCCCCTACCCCTCACCTCAGTCCTACCGGAGTATGCCCCAGGGTACACCATTACCGCTACCCGACAGGTCAAGGTTGGTGGGGTATGGGTCATCCAGGTGCTACCCCTGGTGAGTATCACGCCGGAATTATATAAGAAAAATGAAAATATGGAGCAAAAAATAACGAGAATGGTCAATAATACGACCGTCAATATCATCAAGCTGGATAGTCCGGTCGATGCCCATACCGGGATCATCCAACCGGTCTTCTTCCGCGTCTCCAAAGGTTCTACCATCACCCTCCATAGCGGGGTAAGAGAGAACGTGGCCATCAACCTCGACCGGTACAAGAGTGCTGTGAAGACCTTCCACCTGAAGATCGGGGATGGGGTATATAAGGAGACTGGTAGGGTCGATGCCGGAGTAGTGTTTAACGTACAGGTCACTGGGAACTACTCCAAATATCTCGTCTTAGACGAAAATATGACCTTAGTAACGACAGGTGAACTAAAAATATGGTAGATCTCTCCATCCGACCCACCCCGGTCCTCGACGACCTCGACTACGTCCTCCAACAGATTGACATCCTCTTCGACACCCACCCTGGAGATACCGTTAACCCCGAGTACGGAACGGAATACGAGAGGTTGCTTTTTGATACTATGGTGGGGGCTTCCCAGATAGAGTCGGAGGTCATCCAGGACCTTAACCAGCTCGACCTGAGGGGGTGGAACCCCTCAGTCAAAGTATCCCTCCACGAAGGAACGGAGAGGGATATTGCCTTAGTCCAGATAGAACTGAGGAAAAATGACACCATCCGTTCTGTTAATTACCAAATAAGTTAAATATGGGATTCATAAACAAGAAAAACATACAGTTCGAACATATCCTCCACTCCATCCAGGACTGGTTGGGAAGGTTCGGAGATAACACGGCCTCTAACCCTTCGAGTGTTGTGGGGCAGATTACCCAGGCCGTGTCAGCCGTGGGGCATAACCTCATCGCTTATGTCGAAGATGCTCTCACCGAGCAGAACAAACATACCGCTACCCGGAGGAAATCCATTTACGGACTGGCTAGTCTCACCGGTTATCAACCATCTACCGGGACAGCAGCGCGGTGTATGGTACGACTCTATAACAAACCCCACAATAAGACCACCACATCCGTCTACCTATCTAACGGTACCGCGGTAGTGAGCTCTTCCGGGGTGATGTATACCCTGGAGTTGGACTCTACGGCCACAGCCGTCTCTACCGGGGATATGGTCGCTGACCAGCTCTTCCACCTTATCCAAGGGAAGTATGAGACCCAGAGGTTTGCCTCCTCAGGACAGGCATTCTTCACTACCAATATCCGTCATCTGGGTTTTCTGGATCAGGACACGATAGAGGTCAAGGTTAATGGGGAGCTATGGAAGAAAGTAGCTTCCCTCTACGACCTGGCTCAAGGGGAGAGAGGCTACTACGTAAGGACGAGTATCACCGACGGGGTCGATGTGGTCTTTGGCAATGGTTTCCACGGGGCTATCCCCCCCGAAGGTCAGTCGGTAGAGGTCAAATACCTCCTTCATGATGGGGAATCGGGAAATATAACCGACCCTCAGGAGACCTTCCTCTTCCGTAACCTCCTTATGGACGATAATGGGGATGAGGTCGATGGTAACCTCCTCTTTGAGATGCGATTGGCCTCGGGAAGTTCTGTCACCGGTGGTACAGATGCCGAACTGGAATCGCAGGTAAGGGAGATGATAGGGTATAACTCCCGTAGTCTTGTCCTTGTCAGTCCGGAGAATTTCGACCTGTTCCTCTCCCGGTTCTCTTTTGTCGGGTACAACCGAACGTGGTCTGACCCCGGATCCCTGGTCATCCGATCCCTTATCATGAGGAGCTTCAAAGGTAAACCTTATTTCGACCTCACGGAGAAAGACCTACTCCTCACGGAAATGCAGAAAGACCTTATCCAAGGACTCATCTATAACGGAGGGAAACTGCTCGCTGGGGCTACCTACCAGATTGAAGAACCGGAGATATGGAAGTACTGTGCTTATATCTACCTCAAAGGTAAGGGCTCGGTCGATAGGGATGGGGTGAATAAAAAGATCCGGGTTACTCTCGCGAATTTCTTCTCCAACATCACCGATGACCGGTACGTTCCTAAGTCGGATATCACCAAAGCCATACAGGAGGCCTGTCCTGAGGTCGATGGGGTATCGGTCTATTTCCTTAGTGAGAAGAACGAGGAGGCTATCCGTAACGGAGAGTATGAAGACAGCGAGCTCCTCTGGCATGAACGCACCGGTACTTATAGGGTAGCCCGACATACGGTCAAGGTCTATGCCGGAGAGAACCCCTTACGAGGACTGGACGAACATGGGAATATCTTCCTCTCTTCACCGACCTCTTTCCCCGTGCTTATGGGGGGATGGAGATGGAGGAACAAATCCGGTCAGGAAATTACCACTCAACCAATCAATATCGTATGGGAGTAAAAATCTACAAGGAGGGGCATACCTACCCCATCTACTGGGCTAAAAAAGTAGGTATCGGGGTATGGTCATCCATTAGCGTCTATGTGGAGGGATCAGCTACCTTTACCTGCCCCACTGGGCCAGGGCTCGACGAGACCTATCCCGAGGGGGTCTTTGTGAGCACCCCCAATGGATCAGAGAACACCATTTACCCCAGGGACTATGAGAGCATAAAGGACGGGAAGATAGTTCCCGGTAACCTTAACTTGGACACCAGGGTGTCAGTTTCCAATGATACGGTGACCTTCTTCCTCCGAAATGACCACGAAGGGGAATGGATTTATACTATCTCCGTTTATGGGGACGATGGGGAGTCCGAACTAAAAATCGGAGTAGAGGTGGAAGGAGAAAAAGAAAACCTCGGGATAACTATGGAGAACCTCGGGGTGAACTACTCCCTGGATACTATCCTTTCCGTTTGGCGAGGGGATCCCCGAGAAGAGCTTCCGGACTGGGCCATTATCAATGAAAAGCGAAGAGAGGTCCTGGAGACCATCGACCTATATGCTCAGAAAGGTAGTTACCGTCACCTCCGAGGGATTTTCGATTGGCTGGAGTTCCCCGGGGAAACGTATGAGCTTACCCGTCACTGGACCGAGGATGGTTATAGGTACTCACGACAGCCTATCGGACATCCCCAGGCCTGGGGTGGCCACCACGGCGGATGGGATAAGACCGACCTAAAGCACAAGACCAGGACTACCCTGATTGCAGCAGAGATAGATACTGATCGTACTTGGGAATACGACGACCTCCGACTGAAGATGTGGCAGATAGGCAATAGCCTCGAGAAAGACCTCCTACCTATCCACCTCGATGTCCACCACAGTTGTGTGATAAGTGAGGCCAAGGGAAAGGTCGAACTCCTCTACGACCATTCCAATAGTACCCATACCGAACTCTCGAGTGAGGAGGATTTTGATATCGCCTGGCGTAGCCCCGAAGGGGATCAGGAGTGGGGTGGCTCCGACCTCATCAATCCCGACAACCCTCCCTCTATACTCATCAGGGAGGTGAATGGAGTAGTAGGACCGTGGAATACCATAGAGAAAGAGTGGCCTGAGTCCTTCGAGGAGATGCCAAACCTCTTCCACTCCCTCGGAGCCACCATCCGTGGTACGATGAAGTTCCCAGAGAAAGTCATTAGGGGCTCGAAGGACGGGGAGATCCGAGAATTTAGCTCCAACGAGCTGACCTTTACCTTCCTCTACGAGAGACCAGGGGAGTACCACCATACTTTCCAGTTCACTGGTGAGTCGGGTAAGACCTACACCAGGGTGGTGAAGATAGAGGTCGTGGATACGGTCAATGTGAGTATTGAGTTCCTCGGGATAGATAGGAAAGACCGCAATCCTTTTTTAGTCCCCACAGATTATGCCATATCCATTGAAAGGGTCCTGGAGGAAAAACAGAAATTCAAGGTGTACGCCTCCTTACCATTAGACGAGGTTCATTACTACCAGCTCCCTGAGAGCGATTTCGAGGAATATAAGAGGGACAAGGAAGCCTATGCCCACCGATTGGAGAGACTCAACCCGGATTGGTGGATAGATTACGGTCACGTAATGAAATTCGTGGCTAAGGGCTCCAACCCCAAGCCTATCCAATGTCCGAGTACCCAGATTTGGACGAGGGAAGTGTTCCTCCCCGGATTCTATGACACCCGACCAGCGGGGGATAAGGAGGACGTACTTATCCTCCGGCCTAAGATCGAAGGGGGTCTGCACTGGTCCTTACCGGACTGTAGGTGGAAGATACAATCTCTCCAGGACCTCACGGTACATAATTTCCACGGGATGAGGAGTCTCGTTCTTGGGTACAACTCTGCCTCCCCATTAAAAAAGGGTAGGTATCTGGTAGAACTCTCCTACAACTGGGGGAGTCAAAGGACCACTAAGGCTATTAGCCCCTATTTGTTGGGGTAAAATTAAGGGGGTGACCGAAAGGTTACCCCTGATTTTTTTTGTTGTTTTTTGGATCCGGGAGGTAAGCATGTTTGTAAACATAGCTTATTTGGCTCATAATCGCTCCCTACTGCGCGATCTCCCTGTGGGTAATACATTTATATAGGCAGGCAGATTTGCGCGCGTTAAATCGCGTTAAAATGAGCCATCATGTTTTGGAGCTATTATTAATAGTCACGATGGTGGAACTATGTAACAGACGACACGGTCGGATGTTCCAATTTGTCCCATTCAGGTTCCTAAAAATCCCCGGGGTAGGATCACCAAATTGGCTGGAAAAATTTCTTTAATAGCGCTGGTGGTGTTCGGGATAAATTTCTTTAATTAAGTGATGACAACCCTGTTGTTATTTCTTTAATTAGCTAATTTGGCCTCCCCACCAAGACCCAAATTTATAGGACAAAATGTCAGATTTTATATCCCTTCCAGTCATCCTCCCCATTTCCTTTTATACCTCCATCCAATATACCAAGCATTTCTATAGCATTTTGAGTTCCAAAATGGCCTATTTTTGATGTTTTCAAGCATTTTCCGGGATTCCAGGATGGTGGTAAGATCGTAAACATAGTCTATTTCGCACATAATCGCGCCCTGACGCGCGATCTCGGGTCGGGTAATACATTTGTATAGGCAGCATGATTTGAGCGCAGTAGGGCGCGATTATGAAGCTCAAATAGAAATCTGGTCATCCGGTGGGGTGGTCTTGCATCTCAAAATAGGCCTTTTTATAGCATTTAATAGGGGATTTGTATGACGAGCTGATTTGGATGTAAAAATAGACTTAAAATCAGGACACCAAAAAGCGCGTTTGCGCGCTGTTTGGATGGGTCGGAATTTAGGGGTCAAATTAGGGTCGGAATTTAGGGGTCAAATTAGGGTCATTTTTAGGGTCGATTTTTGGGCTCTTTTTTGTACCTCAAAACGCGCTTAATTTCTATATTTTTTTCTTATAAGGAAATTTCAGTTCTGAAAATCGCGCTCAAACCGTTAGTGCCAGTGCGTTTGCGCGCTGTTTTGGCCATTTTGCGCATTTTTGCGCGATTTTGGCCTGATTTTTTGCGCTGATTTTGGGCTCAAAAATGCCCCCAAAAAAGCATGATTTTTGACCCCGAAAATGACCCCAAAAAAGCATGATTTTTGGCGTCTGTTAGCAGTCCACCTTGCCCCCTAAAAATTGACCCTAAAAATCCACGTTACGGTAGCCCGAAAATGATAGTGACGCCCCTCGGACATTTTGTCCGATTTTCCCTTCAGGGCCCCCGGAGATCTATTCCTGCAAATTTTCCTTAATGGGTGATTTTTAATCGGGGTAAATTTCTTTAATTAAGCGAGTTCAACGGAGTTAAGATTTCTTTAATTAGCCAATTTTTGACCCTCCAGAATGGTTCCGAAATGTTCCAAAATGGCGAACCCTGCTTTAGTAGGGTGTTCCAATTTGTCCCATTCCCAATGCTCCAATTTGTCCCATTAGGGAGCATCTGTACCTGACCTATTCACAAGCACCCCCAAAAGGGCATTATTATAATATAGAAAATAGCTATTTATATATGTCATTACCAAACTACCTAAGCAGAATCAAATCTGCCGGCGTTTACAGGTATGTGTTTGACAAGTCGGTTGTACCCTCAGGCGAAGAGACCACTCTCCGTCTTGTGGTGGGTTATTCGGAGCTTGGACCATTCAACACCCCTGTCTACATCAAGGACGCCGCCGAGTTTATCCAACTTTTCGGTAATATCAGTCGCCGAATGGAAAAGCGTGGGGTATACTTCCATCGATTGGCTATCCAGGCCCTGGATCGTGGTCCTATCCTCGCACTCAATATCAAGCCATTTAACGCCGGGGAAACCCCGGAAGAATCGTCCATCTATACCTTCTCCGGGGTAGATATCTTCGACGGACTCTCCAAGGTCCGCGGGGGTAAGTGCGTCGTGGCTTCCACTACCAAGGGTCAGCGAGACACCGGCGTAGTGTCTATCTACGACACGAACCGATTCTGGAGCGTGGATGCTAACCGTCTTCATGATATCCGCATCTCCAAGGGGGATAAGAACGGCTATGTCCGTATCGTTCAGACCTCTACCAAGGACGACTCCGTTACGGTCTTCTTCCGCCCTACCGTCCCTTCGGGCTATGCCGTGAAGATCTCCGACTGGTTCTCCAACAACCGCGAAGACCTCCCCACCTACCTCGAGTCGATCAAGGATCGTTACCTCGATGAGTACTTCGGTGAAGTGTATGTGTTCAAGGGTAACCTGAATAAGGAATCCCTCTTTGAATATACCGGTTCCCTCGGCTCCAGCCTCCCCTGTCAGTTCGTCTATGCTAAGGACTCCGATGGCGATCTCATCTATTGGGACGTTCCTACGGCCTCGGAAATCCATGCTGCCACGACCCCGGCGAAGATCGAGGAGCTAAGCAGGAAGTACTACCAGTATCCCGTTCTCCAGTCTATCAAGACCTACCAGGGTGGTCGTCCTGAGGAGTTTGTCCTCTGCGAGGTCTCCGAAGCCGGTACAGAAGAGTGGACTGAGGTAGCTCCCCGATATGAGAAGAAGAGATTCAATATCACCATCTCCTCCTCGGCTGACCAGTGGAAGGAATTTACCGGGGTAGACGTGAAGAAGCTCCCCCGTATTAATGGTAATCAGTGGATCACCTCAGAGCATGAAGCTATCCTCGCCTGGCAGAAGTTCTGTGTCGTGGAGGATGGTCAGGTAAAGGTCAATCCCGGATACCTCAACTCGTATGGGGAGAAGGCTGATGCCCTGGATGATATGTCTGCCGTGAGCACCAGTAACTTCCTCGGTCACTATACCGGCACGCTCCTGCCAAACTTCCGCGATAGCCTGGGTAACTATATCTCCCTCGACCTTATCTTCAACCTCGACTATAACAACCACAAGTGTCTGATGCATTTCAATGAGCTCTTCCTCGACGAGATTGCCGAAGCTGACCTCGATGGTGATGGAGAGTTTGAGTATGACCGTGGGGAGCTTGCTCCTGCCTCGTCGAAGAAGCTGTATACGAAGGAACAGACGGTGACGGAGAAGAAGATCCGAGACAAGGAAGCGGAGATCGCCACTAAGAAGGCCGCTGGAGAGAACACCGATAAGCTCGAGGCAGAACTCAAGGGTCTTCAGGACAAGCTCGCGGAGATCATCAAGCCCACGAAGGTAAGGAGCTATTTCTCCCTCGTCTGCTCGGGTCTCGGTCTCGGTAACCTCGAGGCTGGTACGGAGCTCCGCAATGCTATTGATGCCGGCGTTCAGGTCTACCCCACGGGTCTCTACCTCGAAGGGTATGAGTATAAGTCTATCTCTCGTACCGACTCCGGTAAGACCCTTCAGGACAAGATCTTCGGCGTCCTCTCGTACAAGGGTATCCGTGAGGCTCTGACCAATAACATCGACGTCGATTACCACTACCTCATCGACACGTTCCAGACCTATCCCGGTTATGGTATGAAGAGCCAGCTGTCGGCTATCGCTATGGCTAAGGACAATGCCCTCGCACTCCTTAACTTCCCTCCGATGGATGCTATCATGAGCCATTGTGGTCATTCCCGATACGATGGTGGCTTTGATATGAAGGAGGTCACTAAGATGCAGAATGGTATTAGCCTTCCCGCAGAGACCCAGGGAGCGTCCTGGTGTGCTTTCTATACCCAGCTGGTGATGCAGGAAGGGGCAGTGAAGCAGACGATCCCCTCAGCAGCCCTCGTAAGTAACCTCTTCATCGACAAGTGGCAGAATCGTCTCCCTTACTATATCGTCGCCGGTCCTAACCACGGTCTCGTAGAGTATAACGGTCTCGTCGGTCCTGACTACAGCTACGCGAGGAAGGATCTGGATGTCCTGGAGCCATTTGGTGTCAATGCTATCGTGAGACTACCCCGTTACGGAGTGGTGATCAACTCCAACCAAACGGCTAAGCAGACGCCGGTCTCAGCCCTCTCTAAGGTCCATGTCCGTGAGTTGGTCATCTTCCTCCAGAACGAGATTGAGAATATGCTCCGTGGTTACCAGTGGGAGTTGAACACCCAGGAGCTTCGCGAGAAGATCAAGGCCAAGGCCGATGTGAAGCTTGACCTGATCCGTGCTAACGGTGGGGTCTATGACTACCGAACCAAATGTGACAGTGAGAACAATACCCCAGAGGTCATTGATAACGAGATGGTCATTCTGGATATTGACATCGAACCTGCCCGTGGAGCCGGTAAGATGGTCCAAACCCTTACTATCTACCGTACCGGAGGTATTAAGAGTTCACCAAGGTACTAAGCAAAAAAAAAGGAGGACCAAAAAGTCCTCCTTTTTTTTATCTAATAATTTTTACTTGATGGGGTTGCCAAACTTAGCGATATACTCATCAATCAACTTCTTGTCCCCACAACATACCACAGCGAGCTTCATGATAGTATCGGTCTTAGATTTCATTTCAAAATCTACGTCACTCTCTACCTTCACCGTGAAGGGTCGCTGCAGGAGTTCATGCAGTTCAATAACGTAGTTCTTCTTACCGGATAGCTTCGCATTAGCAGACACTTCCCTCTTAGACTTCACGAGGATACGCAGCTCGTGGAGGAAGTATCTAAACATACTATTTACACTATCTATCTCCTCCGCGAGGTCTCGTACCTCCATCCCGTTGAGTTTATTGGTAACCAGATTGCGGACCTGGTCATACTTATCTATGTTATAACGATAGATATTGGTTCTAAAAGTCTTCCATCTGGCCGTGAGGGACTTAGGCGTATTACCAATACCGTGGTCTGCCAGTTCAGTAAGCTTTCCCTTCAGCTCCTGCATCCAATCTTCCCATTCATCATTGAGCTTGCCTCGGTTGAGGAGGACCGACTTAATATCCTCGAGGGAGTAGACGAGATAGTCATTGATAGCCACATCATCCCCGGCAGTGATGTACTTCTCCCTGGTCTTCCACTGGATGGATAATAGCTGCAGGTCACTAAAACGGAGCTTATCCAACTTCTCCTCCGTACCATCACTGTCGTCATTAGTACAGTTATGGATGAGTAGGGTAGCCCCGGCAGTGAAGTACTGGGGATCTTTCCCACCGTTACGCACTTCCCCATTGTATAGTAGTATGTGGAAGTCATATTCGTTCCCCTCGCTACTCTTTCTCATTGGCTTCTTGAGGTCAAATAGGGCGTAGGTCAGCGCCTCGTCTCCGTATACAATTTTTGGTCGGAGACCCTGGTGCTCCACCTTGATGACGGCGTAGAAGTTACCATCGTAATTCACTACACCCATACAAGGGGTATCCTCGTTGAGGTCGATCCCTCGTTTGATATTTGGATTCCACACTCTTTCGTAGGTAGCCAGATCATCCAGGGTATTGTATTTGGAGCTGGAAGGAGCGAGCATATCCCCCTTGATGTTTAGGTCATCCCCTCCAAGAGCATCAATAAAAGCCCGGAGTTTGGGAATGACACTACCCTTACTGAGGGCTTCTGTGATAAAGTTTGATAATGATTTCATAATATACGTATATATTAAAAAATAAGGGGGTTCAATGAACCCCCCGTTCTTTATGTGTCTTTCAGGTGAAAAGTCTCGGCTTCGAGCCCTGACCCTTCGGGAAAGGTCCTTAGAAGAGGGTGAATAAGGTCTCTTCGACATCATCGAGGAGCTTAGGATCTTCCGTGTAGCTGAACATTCGGAGCTTCGCGATAGCATCCACGATAGCGGCATGGTATCGGGCTTCCGTGTCGAGGAGGATAGCTTCTGCATCTTCACCGGCTTCGACCAGTCCGTTGTCCTTGAGGTCTTCAACCACATCCTCGACGCACTCCTGATAGAGCTCGTCCTCGGCATCGTCTTCGTCGTACTCTTCTTCTTCTTCGTCTTCGTCGTACTCATCCTCGTCACAATCGACAAGACCACTGAGACGCTCATTCACCGCATCGACGAACTGGTTGAGTACTTCCTGAATTACTTCTTCTGCTGGAGTGACCTCCGTCTCGGGATCTAATACCTGAACGGTATTTGTGTTCACATTCTCTACCACAATCCCGTTGGTAGCTGCGATAAGGACCTTGAAGTAGTAGTTACCATAGCACACTACCTCACCCTGCTTTGCTTCACTGATACGCATAATTACTTAAATATAGATAAATAGTTCTTAAATTTGTTAAAATAGCCTTTGAATAGGACCACGCAGACGGCTTTTTGTAGACTGGTGGTGTTGGAGGAAGCATCTAAGTAACTGAGTATGACCTCCACATTATTGAGTGTGGTAGAAGCGGACTCCTGACTAAAAGTCTTTCTATACCACGAGGACTCTTCGTCCCGGAGGTGTTCTTTCAGCTCGTCGATGGATAGTTCCGACCAGCAAGGGGTCGAGTCATCTTCAAAATGTAGGAGGTGCATACTTAGTTTATCTTTTGCTTACATTAATATATAGGAGAATGCTTCCGGTTTTTTACATACAGGAGGCGTACCCAGGCAAAATGTTTCCTTTCTGAGGGATAGGCCGGATTCCATTGCTTGTCATAGGCCTCGCGTTCGAAAGAAATAGCATAGTAGGCCTTCGTGGGACTAAAATACCAAAAACATTTGATGAGCCACTCGACTAAGTACCAGATATAGAAGAAGATATACCCCATCTCCTGCATCTGTTTGGTATGGATAGTCTCGTGGGTGACCATCATTCGGAATTTTACCCCAGTCTTACTCTTATGCTCCTTACGAACAAAGAGCACCCCGAAGAGGTTGATAGCGGTATATCCGGGGAAAGGGAGGAATCGGTTATAGATTATTTTCATAAATACCGAGCTCGTTTTGAAGCACTTCCAGTCGCTTGTCCTTGTTTGGCCAGTCGTCCTTGTGCTTGGTCTCGATCTCCTTACACCATTCCTCAGCCAGTTTCTTCGCCTCGGCATAGGTACGGACATCCAATCCCTCGTCACACCAGTTTTCTACCTGACGGCTGACCGTTCCGATCCAGTTACTCTGAAGGCCGGGGTAGTAGATAGTCACTACCGCCTTAGGCTCATCAAAGACCCACATCTCCCGGTCGTCGAGTTGGTGATGCTGCTTAGCCATATAGTCTATCGCTTAAGAGATTTCCACTCGTCAACACTGACGTCCTTGGTAAAACCGTCCCCACTGACCATTACGGCAATAGCATCGTGGCTATGGAGGCTCTCGAGGTGACTGACGATGAGCTTGAAGCCATCGACTCCCTTCATCCCACCAATAGCATTACCGAGCATTCGCACCGCATCTTCGACGAACTTAGGCTGAGCCCCGTTCTTCTCGGCAAAAGCCTGTTCGTCCTGACGCTTACAGAACACCAGGGTCTCCGTGGTAAGGGTCTCACGACAGAGATCGACAAGGTCCTCAATCCAGATCATATCGTTCATCTCCACACCGATGCGGGCGACTGATCGCTGACTGTGAGGGATACCATAGACATCGCGTGTCTCCGCGGCATGAAGACTAAGCTCCGTGCTACAGGGGCAGGCGGAGCTATAGACGAAGTCCAGCCACATAACCTTGCGGTACTTACCGTCCTTGTCCAGGTCTACGTCAAAGGACACCTGATAGTACTGCCAACCACCTTCCTTCGTGCCGTCTTCCTTGGTCGTGCGAAGGGCCTCCTGCCAGAGGTAGTAGTCGAAAGACATAGTGATATGAGCATCAAAACTCTCCAGATCCTTCTTGTACTGGTCGAGGACGTTGCATAGCTCGTTGATATCAAAGACTGAGTCCTGGTTCTTGTAGGCCGTACGGATGATTCGACTCATGTTGATGCCTTTCTTCTCCGCTTCCAGACTGACTGTACCAGTGATATTGGCGTTGATATCCATAAGACCCCCGCTCTTCTTTCGGAGCTTCAGGGGCATGTGAAATCCGTGAATACCTACCATCTCAATGGGGATAGTATGCACCTGGGTATTCTGCAGGTCGGGAAGGGTCTTCACATAGGCCGCATCAGCGACAAAATCCTTCTCGTAAACGCGTTTTAGCTTTCGTACATCCATATTTTGTTAATTAACTTGTTCTGAATAGATTTGATCGAGGTGGAGGAAGAACTCCTCATTTTCCTTGGAAAGATAATACTCCATAAAAGGGTCCATAACGTGTATATTTTAGAGTTAGACACCTATATATAGGATATTATCCGAGGTATTTTACTATCCAGTACCGTTTGTCCTCGTACTGGTTGGTGAGGATGTCTCCTAAGTACACCTCTTTTACCTCCCCATCGAGCCACGTGAGGGCTTTCGCCAGGATATATTTGTGGCCCTTATGCCACCAGGCGAATTTCTCCGGACCGTACTGGTAAATCCCATCGTCGGCATAGGGGTTAATGCTATCCACCTCATATAGAACCACCGGTTGGTGGAAGAATTTCGTTAGATTTCCTCCCACCAACTGGTTGATTCTCAATAGGGTTGGGTCAAGCAGCATGCTTGCGACGTACTTTTAGTGAGTTTCGATGGTCATACTCCTCTCTTATCTCCCCAAATACGGATATGAAGTCGGTCACAGAACCTCCACCCGCGCTTATAACAGACGGGTAAGGCCTTCTCCGTGCTCGTGTTGATCTGGGAAAGAGTCTGACCTTCGGGCATGATGAGTACCCGGCTATGGACATACGAGCCAAACTCCTTCACCAGCGGGTCCATAACCTCATCGACCATTTTCTCCGTCTCGTCGTTGGTATAGACGAACTTAAACTGGAACGCATTGGCTTGGGCAACAAACTCCGAGAGAGCCTTGGGATTATAACGGTTCTTGTGGTGCATCTTCCTCTCTTTCTCCGGGACCTCCGTTCCCTCAAAACAACCTGAGTTAGCGAGCTTGGGGGATACTGACCAGAGACTGACGTAGTGGAAAAGGGTCTCCGTGGGGAGGATACTACCATTCGTCTCGACCGTGATCTTCACCTCCTTGTGTCGGTTCTTAAATTCCCTCAGGAGTTCACCCAGGGCCTCTTTCTGAAGTAGGGGTTCTCCACCGGTGATAACGAGGTCGGTGATAGTATTTCCCTTCATCTTCTCCTCGATCTCGCGGATAGCTTCCTCGATCTCCATAGGTTTCACCGGTTCGGCGTGGTGAGAGGTATAAGGGGTATCGCAGATAGACCCTCCGGCGAAGACACAACGGAGGTTACATCCATTGAGTCGTACGAAGATCGCAGGACAGCCAGTCCATACCCCTTCCCCTTGGATGGTAGGACCAAATATCTCGTTTATACTGATTTTTGTCATAGATTCTCAAATTTTGCGAAGCTCTTTAGAGATTCTCTAATAATTTAGCCACCTGTACCTTAGGGAACAGTCGATAGGGGTACTTCCTTCCTCCTTTCCCGTCGGTACGGAACTCAAAGGCCACTCCCAGGGATCCGATCTTATAGTCGATCATAATGGTCTTACCGGTTCCACCACTGATCCGGTAACGGATAGGTCTCATCTTACTGGCAATAGAGGTAGCCATCTCTTTCTCCGAGGGTACTTCGATGCACTTAGTCGGAGTAAGGTAGACATAGTCTCCTCCGATGAGTTTAGCCATAAGACAACCGAGGGACGTCATATCCGCTGTAGCGGTCAGCTCCTCGGTGAACTTCACTCCATCTCCACTCCTATACCAATCAGCCACCGTCTCGGGGTCGATACCAAAAGTAGTGAAGAAATTCACAAATGCCGGGGGCAGTTCCTCTTCCCAATCGGTGGTATTCATGAAGTTCACGCTGATACCACTGAGCTGGGCCGTATCCATCTTACAGCTGATATAGACCGGGGTCTTACCGGGGATCTCCACAGTGATATCGGCGATGACCTTGGCGGATTCGGATCCAGTAAAGTCCTTGTTTACGACCAGATTCTTATCAAAAATCCACCCATCTCGGTTTCTCTTCGTGTCTCCGGAACCCGTGAGGAGTACGATGGAGTTGACCTCGTCTACGGTAATATCCGTAAGGCCGGCAATAACCCTATCAAGGAACGGAGCCGACTCGACATGAGGATGGAGGATAGTCCCTTTCTTCGTGAAGTTGGGGTTTCCCGGAACAGCGAGGTCCTCTCGGGAGGCCCATTCCCCCGTCATACGATGGAGGATAGCCTGTTTGATGTCGATGAGAAGGTCGTGTTCCAGCTCCAGTCCTCGGGCTGCTCTGACCCCACGGGGGCTACCATTTCCGAAGACTACCTTATGCTTACCGTATTTGAGAAACCCCCCTTGGATAGCATAACCAGCTTGGATGAGGTCGGTAGCACAGTCCCCTTCGGCAAATTTTCTCGCGATCTTGACCTTCTTCCTATCCCCAGTATACCGGATAGGGGTATAGATCTCCTTGGAACCGTCCTCTTCCCAATGCCGATAGATAATATCCAGAGCACGGTTAAAATCGTCACTCCGCAGGATACCTCGGAGGATGCTCTTGGCCTCCTCCTTATCCCCTTCCAGTTGGTTAAAGACGGTACTTTCCACGATAGTGGCCGTTCCGTCGGTAATAACGTCTACCAGAGTTCTCATCGGAGTTCAATCTGCTGGGTAACCGCAGGGTAAAATATCTTATTCCCTAAGAACCACCACCCCACAAGAGCATCACTCCATTCACTGGTGACCCCCTCGGAGAACTTCAGTCGCTTGTCGAAGTCTTCCGGGAGGAAATTGAGATCTTCGTAAGTGGCCTTGGCACGACCTGTAGCCGTCTCCCAAACTGTCACCGAACGGACCTCTACCCCACTCTCCCCGTTAGCAAAGACCGAGTCTTGGAGAAGGTCCTTCACCAGTCGGAAAATGAACACCGACAGCATCTCCGCCGAGGGGTTGAAGGGGGTGATGATATAACGGTCGTTGTTCTCCTTGAAGAAATTGATGTATTCCTCTGGTTCCGTGTCCGCGATGATATGACAGTGGTCCATAGAGTCGATGAGTTCCTTGATAGAACCCTTCATCAGACCAAAGTCCATCACCATCTGGGCATTATCAAGACGGGTGGCCTCAAACTCCACTTCAATCTTGTAACTGTGGCCGTGTACGCTATGGGAACAGCGCTTTGAGGTGCAGTTTCTGACCACGTGACTGCCTTCTGCAGTAAAAATCTTGGTTATTCGCATGTTAAATCGTATATAATATATATCAGGAATTACTTATGGTATTTTACCATCTGGATAAACTCCTGAACATTGGATTGGACCTTCCACAGCTGTGCCGGAGTGAGTACCCCAATGTCGTCAATGAGTACGTGGGCTTTTTGGTCATACAGACCTCTTTCCACTACCCCTTGCTTGACGGCATAGGCCGTGTCGATGGTCTTGACAAACCGGGGAAGTTCGGCAAACTCAATAGGGTGGTGAGTCCCGAGGAGATGTACCGACATGCCCTCCAGATCCTTTTCCAGCTTATGGAGAAGTAGTCGTCTCCCCACAGCATAACGAAGGTCGTCAGGAGTACCGGTCATAACCGTATCAGCCGTCTCCCACAGGAACCGGTTATGGAAAGGAATAGCTATATAGTTGTACCCGAGGGACTTATAAAGACTAAGACATTCGCGGAAGTCTGCAAGGCTATTGCCTTGCAGCACGGGGATGCCTATTCCTACTGTCGTTCCCGGCCAATCCTTTACCATCTGCATAGTCTTCTCCTTGTCCATCAGGACATCGGGAAGGAGGTAGTAATCGGGTTGGAGGTCCTCAATACACTTTATGAAATGCTCCACGTCCAGCTCCTCTCCACGAATGAAGTACTCGTAAGCAGAGTTATCCAGAATCTTCATCCTCGGGGAGCCCTTGTACCAATTACGGTACGTGGGGTTATCCAGAAGGTGGTGAAGGACAAAGTCGTAGTCCGTGGAAACATCGAGATTTAGGTATCCGATGGGCATCTCGATGGCGATTTGTGGTCTACTCAGGGACATAAGCAATTCCAACAATAATCTTAACACTCCAATGGACGAGCCACAGGAGGTTCATGATGAACAGTAAGGTAAGGAATACCCCGTTGTTCCTACGGATATTCGAGTCCATCACGGAGAGGAACTGGAAGATCAAGGTAAAGACCAACAGGATAACCAAAGAGATATATAAAGTCATTATAATCGTTGCTTGTCATTCTGCCACTGACCATCGTAGAGATTGGTCACTGGGGTCGTTTCATGAATCAGGGTCTGGGCCACACGAGCCCCGACTTCGATGTTGATAGGAAACTCCACTCGGAGGAAACAGCCAATACTATTGGTCTTAAAACCAGCGTCGAACTGACCTCCGACGATCTCCGATCCACAACGGCAGAGACTGCTGCGGGTCTTGAGGGTCATTGCGTAGCGATCCTTCATATCGCAGCCCTCCTCCATCTCCAGCTCGTAATAGCCGGGGGTAAGGGTAAAGACCCCGTTGATAGGGGTGATCTCTACCTTGTCCGCGGACAGCGGCAGGGCCGTGGACTTCAGACCAATATGACCCGTAGACGTGGGGAGGAATTTGGTAATCTTCTTCACTCGTACGTCAATACCCTGCTGTTGGAGACCTTCGGGACAACTCCCGGTGATGATCCCCTTTTCTAAAATTTCTTTTCCTGTTAGTTGCATAATTTCCTGTATTAATACACACTCTTATTCATAGCCTCACTCAGCTTTGCAAACGTCTTTCGTAGGAGAGTGTCCAACTCATAGGCGTCCGTGGGGCTAATCTTCCCAGCTGCAATAAGATCATGCAGTATGGTGACTGAGTCGTCGAGGCGCTTACGAGCCTTCTTACACTTCTTGTAAAGGTATTCGCCGTCTACCTCATCATCATATTCGGGATGTCCAGGGGCTGGTCCGCAGTATTCCATTATTCCTTATACTTAATAGGGTCCTTCATCTTGTTCTCCACAAAAGCATCTAAGCGGTCGTGACAAGTACCACACTTACCACAGCTATGGCCTTTTCCGTCGGGGTTATAGCAGGAATGGGTATGCTTGAGGTACTTCTTGATCTCTCCCTTAGTCCAACCAATGGCCTTCATAGCCTCTACCGACTTACGGAGGAGCTCTGCCTTGGTATAGTGCTCAAAGGGAGCAATATAGTCTACATTCTCACTACCCCAGTTGCTGATTTTGAAAGCCTCTTCGCAGGCACGACGGCTCTCTGGAGTGGTGTCTGGGTAATTTTCATTGTCATTTTGATGGATGCCCAACACGATACCTACCTCACCTACTTCCTTAGACCAACTAAGGGCCTTACCGTAGATGATGCTGGAGAAGATCACGTTGCGGTTTTCCACGACCGTACTCTTCATATTTCCGTCCCCGTAATGACCTTCGGGGATAGCCTCGCCACCCTGGTGGAGCGAGCTCTTAGACTCACTAAAGGCATCGGTGAGGTCAATAACCTGATGGGTGATGTCTACCCCCTTGGATTGGAGGAACTTAATGTTCTTCTTGACCTTCTTGAGCTCCACCGAGTGCTTCTGTCCCCACTGGAAGCTATAGGCCTTAATCTTTTCCGTACCTTCCGAAAGGAGGTAAGGGACAAGACAGCTGCTGTCGAGGCCTCCGGAGAGGCTGATGATGATATTTTTTGTTTCCATATGCTTATTTATAGGAATTTCGTGGTACTATTTTACCGTCTATCTAAGGCCGTATACATCGACCCCTTGTTGTTCTTGATAGCATCGGCTACCTGAATAAAGGTCTTGTAATTCTCCTCGGTGATCCCATCAAGCTCCTCGATGATATGGCCTTCTCGGTCTACGATCTTGATGTCATAGGTCTCGAATGGTGTAATAGTCACGGATAGATCTCCGAAGGGGTTACCATCCATCAGGGGAAGTACAAAATGAGCATAAGGATGACCATTTACCGAGGATAGGTAGCACACGACACACCCCGAGGAGGTAACGATAGAGGGCTTGTCATAAAACAGACCCATAGTACCCACCATATAGTTGGTGAGATCCCAGAGGTGCTCATAAGCCCCCTGGATATATTTGATTACATATCTATCCATAAATCACTCCGTTTACATAAAGTTTCTTTCCGAGGAAATAGCTGGCCATCTCGAGGGCGATATGAGGAAGGTAAAAATCTATCTGCTGGTCGATACGGGTGACCCCACCGGCATGAATGAGGACCTTTACCGTATGGGTAGTACCGCTTGAGGTCACAGTGACTGACCTATTACCTTCACGGAAGATCAGTTTGTTACCCTTTCTGGACCCAAAGGCAACCCCTCCCTCCCTCATCACCACCGGATGGGGATCTTGGGTAATCCAACCTCCATCCTTCTTGTGTGAATGGAGCTTTTTTGGGTGACGATGGGAGCCGACAAGGATGCTTTTTCCATTATGGCTGATTCGGAAAAGCATTGGCTTAATCTCCTCACAATGAAACTCCTCCTCGTTATTCTGGTCAATAACTACCCCATTCACATCAAAGCCGATGGGAAGCTCCATCTTTCGTTCTGACTTTCCAAATAGCACCACGGAGTTGAGATCCGGGTTCATTTTGGAGAACATAAATACCTTAGGGTGGGTCATAATATACTAAAAAATTTCTACAAGTGATTTACCGTAATTCTCCTTGAATGCATAGTCCAGACTGAATAGGTGGGAGAGAAATAGGAACGATGGATCCAGAGTCTTGCCCCAAAACAGCCACATAAAGAGTAGGCCTACAAGGATCATTACAACCATATATAGGAAGTAATCGATGAAAATTCTCATGGGTCTATTTTTTTGATATCGGTACACCAAATAGGAAGATCAGGGCCAGAACCCAATACCACCATTCGATTGAGGTGTGACTGTAGGTTTCAAAAAGCCACTTAATGCCCATTGCAATGGCCATAAGGCATATGATGAACATAAAGAGGATGCAGATAAGTTTCAGGAAGTTCATATTTGCGAGGTACTTTAGTACATTTCATAATTATAATCTAAAATTTCGTCTTTTTAATCTAAACAAACTCTTCATCCACATATGCTTATGATAAGAGTTCATGAGAGCACAAAGACCATAGGGGAGAAGGAACATTACCAGGGTATGAATGACCGGGGGGCCATCAGGACAACCATCGGAGACACAAATGAGCCACGTGACCAGTAGATACCCTGTGCCTCCAACGAGAAGGATCATGAAGACCAGTTCCACCAGTATCTGGGTTATTACCCTTAGTATACCTTTTGTTACCATATTTTTCCAGAATGGTGAGAGTGTCGTTAGGCAATTTTTCCCAATAGTACCCCTACCCAGTAGGTGAAGATAAAACCAGGAATTATAGAAGCCAGAATGCCACCGATCATACGACCGGTGTCCGGCGCTCCACTAACAAAATGAGCCACTATCCATATCGTCAGGGTGAGGCTCACTAAGAACCACGGAAACCGGGATCGGGGTGGAGAGAAGCATTTGATAAATCCACTGATTACTACGGGGGTCATAAGGTATTTCTGGTGAAGGTGAGGACCTTTGTTGGTCGGTCATAGACAAATGAGACATGCTCCCAAAGGGGGAACTTATCCAGCAGCCACTGGGCTACTTCGGTAACCCCCAGGGGAGGGGTGAGGGGTTCTCGGTAGTTTAGTACCGGAGCGCTGTGGAAAATGGACTTGGGATGCCATCCCAGAGCGAAAGTCTCCTCATTTCCCCAAACATCCACGGTGGTGAAGTAGTTAAGCTTACCCAACTCTACCTTATTCGTCCCGATATACCCCACGAGACTATCCAACTGTTCCTTGGAGTAGGGGTAGGTATGTAGTCGGACATAACCGAGGTACAGGTCTATCTCCCTGCTCTGGGGGCGTAGGAGGATGTTGAACCCGTACTCCTGAAAGGGAAGCTTACTAAACACTTCTTCCTCCCGAGCAATACTCTTCTGTTGGGGTACTGGATGGAGGTAGGAAATGATCTCCTTACCAATCTGCGAAGCAGCTGGCCCACCCATCCGAATATCCCTGGTCCAGGTAGTGAAGTACAGGCTGTACCCGGGCTTGTATAAGCCTTCGGCACACTCTCTGAAGGGTTTGGGGTTGTAGACCTTGTAGTTCATAATACCTATATATCTCGTATTACGAGCCAGCTATTTTATAGATATGGGACTAATCGGATAAATTTTTATCCACGACCCCATTAAAATACAGCAGGGTCATACACTTAGTCTTCAGTTCCACATTTTCTGGGAGCTGTAAGGTAGTGTAATTGAACGGTTTACATACCACGTGGAAGCCATTCACCGTACCGTTTACGATAATCTCCGTCGTATATTCCTTGATCTGGTCGATGAGTTGGGTCAAGGTATCTCGGTCTCTGGTATCCACATCAAACATCAGGTACTTATTACTAAGGCACTTAGATGCTTGTCCTGTGGTGATTTTTTCGACAGACACTCCATACTCCTCCCGGGTGACGAGATCGACCATTTTCTTGAGGATCTCGTGGTAGACCTTCTTCCTACTCACATAGGAGGGATAGACATAGGCCCGGGCCTTGTTGGCTATACAGATCTTCCGGATATCCGCGGCTTTAGCCCGGAGCTCCTCCGGATCTTTGAGGAAAAATTTCCGGATCGTACGGCTTTCAGGCTGGTCGCCTCGGTACTCTGTGGCTCCATCCTTCCTCCGTTGGATAATTTCTACTTGGATGTAGTCATATTTACCCCGAGGGAGGTTCTGGAACCAGTATCCTACCTCATCTATATTGTTACATTGGTATATGCCTTTGCTCATTTGTGAAATGTCGTTTATACACCTATATATCTCGTATTGCGATCTATAGCTACTTTATGTAGATATATCCGCTGTGGCGGCTATCGTCTATTGGATATATCGAACAACATATCCACAATTTTACCCCAACATTTCCGGCGGAGCTCTACCAGGGCATAATTCAAATTCTCCTCGGTAAGGGGTAGTTCCGTACATACCTTACCGTTATTACAACAGAATACCCCTGTTTCGCTAATGGCTATACAAGGACCACGGAGGATTTTCCGGGGGTAAAAGAAATAGTTCCCAGAGAGCTCCACGGTAAGGGTCTTACCAAAAATCTCCAGTTCGTTGGTGGCACTATCAAATTTCTGTTCCATCCTTAGCTTTAGTTGACTCTCTGATAACTGTCATAAAGGAAGCTGCGCTGCTTGGCTCGACTCACGGCACAGATCATAGTGCGTTGCTTGAGGTCCTTGTACTCACTGAGCTCGGGGAGGTCCTGCTTGGCCAGCTGAAGGTTGATAGCATACTGGAAAATGGAATAGTCCACGCTGTCCGGCTGGATTTCCTTGAAAGCCTCCACGTTCTGACAACCCAGAAGGTGTACCTTCTTACCTTTCTCTCTTGCATACTCCATCATCAGAGCCAGCTCCTCGGTATTGGTGTTCCACGCCCGGGTCTGAGCCAATCCCCCGATAGCCAGGCGAGGGTAGAGGTCAGAGTCACATAGGTCCTTCCAGTACTGAAAGCCCTGGTGGAGCTTGAAGACGGGGGTGGGGTAGTAACCCAGAATCTCCCTGATCTCCTCACGACAGTAGTTCTTGGGGCTTAGCAGGTCGGGGTCGTGACGGAAATACTCATTATCGAGCTCAAAAACCTCCTTGGGCTTGATGGTACGGAGCATAGAGAGGAATTTTTTCTTCATCTTCTCACACTTATCATGAAACTCGGGGTTGTCCTTACCATACTTCATCTCGTACTTGAAGAGGGTGAAACCGCCGGAGTCGAGGTAGAGGCGATCTGTTCCTACGCAGTCGTAGATGACCTTGGCAGCTACCTTGGGCATATCGACCGTACTGATGAGGATGTCATTAGGGACGGAGGAGAGGACCTTGGGGAGGACCTCCTTCCATTTCCCCTCTCCACCACAGGCGTAAACAAATCCGGATCCGAGTCCGAAAACCAATCGCGGTTTATTTTCCATAGATTATTCTTTCAATTTCTTCCGCCAGAGGTCGGATATTCTCATGAGCCGACGTGCTGGTGCGGTCCTTAATAAACTTCTTCCAATCCTCCTCGAACCCGGAGTAGAAGGCCTGGGTGGCCGTCATCAGGGGAAGGACTCGACGGGCTGCGTCTTTTCTACGACCCTTGTGGATCAGGTAACTATATACCTTCGAGGCCTCCTTGAAATAGTCTACCTCGGCATTATCAAAGGGAGTGACCCCGTAGCAGATAGGAAGACGACCGTTGGGAGTGGCGAGTACATATCGGGTACTCTGCTCCACGATGGAGAGCTTGCGATGACGGTTCCACTCGCGGGTGATCTCAATACTCGTCTGAACGTGGAACATATGTCTTAGGTAATGGTGAGGGGTAACCTTCCAATACTTCACCATATCGGTCCAGTCATTCTCCACAAGCACTCGGTAGTTGGTAGTGATGAGCTTACCATCGTTCATGTATAAGGTCATCGTGTACTCATTCTCCTCCAGTTCCTTGGTAGGGACGTTAAATGGCACGGAGAGGTACATAGGAACAAACTCCAACACCGATAGGTGGTTGAGTTTCTCCATCTTCTTGATGAAGTTAACCCAGCTATCTGGAGTAATCTTTTCCTCCGAGCGATGGGAGATGCGACCGGCCAGCTCCCCGAGACGAAAAGCCTCTTCCAGAGTGGTGGGTTGGGGGATTTCCTTGACCCAGGGTTGAACAAAACGTATCATGAGTTAATGAGGTCCTCCAACTCCTCCTTCATCTTATCCACCGAACGGATACCGAGCTCTTCGAGAAACTCACTATTGACCTCCTTACCATCGACCATTCGGGTAAGACCGGCCATATTCCATTTAGAGTACTCACCGATACGGTTGTCAGCAATGACAAAGCCCGCGGCCTGAGCCTCGGAGAGACCGGAGACGACGAGCACATCAGCTTCCTCGATCTGGAGTAGCTTGAGGGCTTTGAGACGGGTATTACCGGCCAGAACGACCAAATTCTCATCCACGACGATGGGGTTGATGTACCCGTACTCTTGGATGGATTTGGCGACCATCTTGGCCGATTTGTTATTGTGTCGGGGGTTACCCGGATACGGAGTGAGCTCGGAGAGCCTTACCGTTCTAATTTCTTTTTTTATCTTTGGTAGTGTTGCCATATTCAACAAATTTAACGTAAAGACAAACCATCCCGATTATCAGGGATACTATGCCGAGATCGATGAGGAGTTCAAAGGCTCGGTCAAAACAGTCTCTTATAAGACCAAACAGGGCATATAATAGGAATGCCATATATACCACAAGCAGAGCGGCTTCCAGATTATGATACCACCTGCGGCGACTTCTCGGCTTGGTCTCTAATATATATTCAATTTTTTTGCGAGGAATGTTAGTTCCGTCAATTTTATGGGTCATTTTGTTACTTTTTATACCAGTACTCGATGATGGGGATAAATCCATTTATCAAACCTGCTGCCATAACGATTAGCGCCATAATAAAGACTACTTTCTTCTCATCTTCTATGCTACTCCAAAAGCAGACCCCTACCACTACCGCCACCACCGTGGCCAGAATAATGGAGACTGTTCCGATATGCTTGATGGCAAATGGAGTCTTGGTTTCTAATATATATTTTGTCATTACTTCCGCACCTTAAAACAGAATGCACCCACCAGAGCAAAGATCAGGAACACGACCATACCACCAATCCAGATGGGGTTGGAGAGTCGAGGGAAGCCGTTGAATATGGCTATCATAGAACTCACGGCCGTACTAATGGTCACTATCAGAGCCACGAGGACGATGAAAATAGTTAGTTCTTGTCGCATAATTTTGGTTTTTTAGTAGCCCAGAATACATGAATTTGGATGTCCTCCCCGACATAGGAGTACTTGTATTGTAAGTTATCATCGGTGTCCATACCCGGAACGATTACCCTTTGGTTTCCCAACAGGTACTTATTAGCATGTCGTAGGGGGGCTGCTGCCTCCTTGATGGGGTAGGTAAAGGTTTTTGTTTTGTTTTTTACGATCTCCTGGATCATAATATACCGGATATGGGAGAATCCGCAACGCGATTGCGTCTCACCTTCGGCGCATCCATTTGCCGTGTTCACGTCCTCTGGACGGAGCCACGACAGTGGATCCTCCTCTGGTTTATTTTTATTCTTTTTGGCCATTTTTACTTACTTACGTGGTAACACATACCTTCAAAACACTGCAGGATGCGGGTAAGGTCGGGGTCATTCACCGATAGGGTCCTGGGGATGGTATATTCCTCACAAATCCCCTTCGAGCTCCAGAATTTGACCTTGGTGATACCCTCTTCTTGTTGAATACGACATAGGTTGGAGGCCCATTCGACGGTATCATTTACCGGGCTGGTGACGAGCATATGACCCCATTCCAATTTTTCTATCATCCCGAAAATCGATATCTTAGGTGGATACTCAAAAGCAAGTGCACAGAAATCAGAATGGAACTGCTCGTAGTCACCACCTTTCCGGTAATTGTCGTAAATATCCTTGAAAATTTGCATACCTATCTTCGTTTATGAATATAGATAGGAGAATTTTCTGGAGATTTTATGTGAAAATGGGAATTTTGAGAGGGTTTTATAAAAGTTGGGAGGTAGGATAGATCGTAGACATAGCTTATTTCGCATTTTAAGGCGCGTCTATGCGCCTCAAATATCTTTTTAATGGGTTAGTATAGGTCGCGCTGAGATCGCGCAGTAGGGCGCGATTATGTGAGCCATACAGTTTCCGTGCTATTATTTATGGCTGCGCCCCCGGGAACTTATCTTCTTTATGGAGCAATTTTCGAAACCCCCTAAAAGCAACCTCCACCATAATCCCATAGTAGATGGGTTGTGCTCCATCATAAACATCTCCAAATGCCCAGGCATGTGCAGCATGAAGATCCTTGAGGTGATCGAACTCCTCACTATCCATATGAATGGGGTGGTCAAATACAAAGGTTTCATCTATTAGCGAAGCATCCTTGAAGGTGACGGAGGATTGCTTCCCATCCCAATCAATCTCGAGGATAGTATATTTGGTTACCCACCGGTCGGTCTTCTCCACCCACTGATATACGGAGTGATACCATCTCAGTTCGGTGATATTCCCATTCTCATCAATCTTTGGAGTCCGGTGGGTCCAATCTAAAATCTTTTTTCTTTGTTCCTTATAATCAGGGAGCTTCTGGAACTCCTTGAGCATTCGTTCAAACTTTTCCATCTTATGTTGAGTCTTACTGTGCTTATAGATGGGAAATTTTGAGGTCGATTTTACAACCCGAAAATAGGTCTAAAATCTGCTACCAAAAAAGTTCATTTGTGCGCGGTTGACCTCGGAGACCAAAAAGTGCGTTTGAGCGCTGTTTGGATGGGTCGGAATTTAGGGGTCAAATCAGATCATTTTTTGGGGTCCAAAAATCAGTCACTTTTTATACCATTTTTTAGGGCTCAAAAAAGCGCAAAAGCGTTTAGTATTTTTCTTATAAGGAAATTCACGTTCAGAAAAAATCGCTCAAACCGTTAGTCCCAGTGCGTTTGCGCGCTGTTTTGGCCATTTTGCGCATTTTTGCGCATTTTTGGCCTGATTTTTTGCGCTGATTTTGGGGTCATTTTGAGCGCATTTTTAAGCCGATTTTGAAGCCCAAAAAAGCACCCAAAAATCAGCCCTCGTAACAGCCCAACTCGGGGGTCTAATTTTGACCCTAAAAACAGCCCAACTCGGGGTCTTAAAAATGGCCTATTTTCGAGCCTATTTTTGAGCCTATTTTTGCCCTCAAAATGATCTAAAATCACCCCTAAAAATACACCTAAAATGATATAAAATCACCCCCAAACCATCCAAAAAATGCCTCCATAACCCATCAAAAAATGATCAAAAATGGCTGATTTTGGATATTATTTGGAGCGTTGGGATGATCTCCATTTGGATCATATACCCTCTGGAAATGGTCATATGAATGCCCTGTGGTGATAATCTAAATGCACCCAAACCTCATAACATATCCTATTTCGCACATAATCGCGCCCTGACGCGCGATCTCGGGTCGGGTAATACATTTATATAGGCAGCATGATTTGAGCGCAGTAGGGCGCGATTATGAAAGCCGACGTTCCGTCGTCTCGGCTAAACAGCCATCTTCAACCCTCAACACCACCCATTATTTAATAAAAAATTTATGACCAATACCCAAACAAAAAGACCTATATTCAACCCGGTCAAGGAAGAGACCGACGGGGTACGGTCGAGGAGGGTGGTATGGTCCAGCGCGTCCTTTGAAATAGCCGTGGATGCCCTGGTAAAAGGTAAACGACTCATCGCGAATCCTTTTGTCGATGGTAATATCAAACTCCGAAAGCCCGACCTCGTATATGAAAGGACGGTAGAGGAGATCGAAGAGTGGAAGAAATGTAGGGATGATATTGCCTATTTCGTAGAGAAGTACTGTAAGATTATGACCCCAGAAGGGGTGAAGCACGTCAAACTGCGTGACTACCAGCTCGAGTACCTCCAGTTCCTCAAAGAGAACCGATATACCATCCTTTGTGCGGCTCGTCAGATTGGTAAGACCGTCACCTCAGCCATCCATATGCTCCACTATATCTGTTTCAATGTGGATAAAAATGCGATGGTGATTGGTAATAAGCGCAAGACCGCCGTGGAAATCCTCGACAAGATCAAGGGGATTTTCTTAGAACTGCCCCATTTCCTCAAGCCCGGTATATACAAATGGAACGAGTCGGAGATGGTGCTGGACAACGGTTGCCGTATCCTTACCGATGCTACCACGCCTACCCCTGCACTGGGTTTTACCCTGCACTGTCTCCTTTGGGACGAGGCTGCCCACTGCAATCCTAATGTAGCGGAAAAGTTCTACGGGAATATCTTCCCTACCCTCCAGGCAGCCCGAGGAAAGATGATGATTACGAGCACCACCAACGGTCGTAACCTATTCTTCCGTCTTTATATGGCCGCCAAGACCGGCATGAGTGAGTATGCCGCTATGGAGGTCAACTGGGATAGAGTCCCCGAATGGGATCCAGATAACCGCTGTTGGGTGAAGAGAGATGCCCTGTGGAAGAAAAAGCAAATTGGTAACCTCGGATCCGAAGAGGAGTTCAACAAACAGTTCGGTATTGAGTTCGACTCCAAGAGCACCGGGCTGGTCAATCCTAAGATCATCAAGAAACTTATCCCCCTGAGTTCTACCTATGTCAATAAGGAACTCGTTGGAGTATACCATCCCGAGGCGTGGTTTTTCCATCCTGAGTACGACTTAGACTGGCTCCGGACGGACTTCTTGGACCTCACTATTGACCTCGCGGAAGGCGTCGGTGGAGACTACACCATCATCACCCTATATAGGCATATACCCCAAGGGCTGGAGTGTGTGGGGTTCTTCCGTTCCAATAGCCTAAGCCGAGAGGATGTGGCAAGATCCCTGTGTACCTTACTACCGAGGTTGAAATTTCCCCTGGTGTCGTTAGAACGTAATACCTACGGAGACCTGTTCATCCATACCCTGAAAGCCGTGGACCCTAATTTCGACGAGTCGGTCCTGGTGAAATACTACAACGAAGGGGGAACAAAATGGCACTACGGGATCAAGATCACCTCGGGGAACAAGAAAGTTTTTTGTATGCTTTTTAAGGAAAGTTTCGAAAAAGGTGATATATTAAATGAGAGCGATGTCTTCCTCACCGAACTGGATAATTTCGAGGAGACCTCCTCCAGCTATGCCGCCTCCTTTGGTCACGACGACCTGGTGATGGCGAGTGTCCAACTCGAAGCCCTCAAGCAGACTACCCAATACAAGATCCAGAGATCGGAGTACGAGTCAGCTGGTGGGGTGAATGTGGAGGAGACGCAGTTTAATTTGTATGATTTTTGATGACCACTCTACCAAAAGACTACGACCTCAAAAAGGAAATTCAAAAAGACCCCCTACAGAAAATGAATGTCGGGAGGAGAGACCCCAAGGCAAGAAAAGTCCTGGAGGAGCTCACTATTGCCGGACCAAAGGCTATCCTTGCAGGCCAGCTGGCCTCTTTTGAATACCGTACCCCGATGATGAAAGAGGAGTTGGAGTACTACGATGCCTCTCCGGTGACCCTTTTCTTCGGTCTCACAGATACCCCCAAGGGCAAGCGAGTGATCGGGTGGAATATACACTACTACCCTCCGAGGATCCGCTATCAGCTCCTGGGAAAGGTCCTGGATATGTTCCGGGATACCTATTCAAAGTACTGGGATAAGGCCGTAGATAAGGAGATCTCCCAGATGGAATATACCAAACTCCTCCATGCCCTTCGTAAGGCCAAACTGGACTTCGGTGTGCGTATGTACGACCCTTCCCTGATGGCCAAAATAAGACCGATCCCCGTAGAACACTGGAAAGAAGCAGCATTCACCGAGGGTCGGTTCATGAAAAAGACGAGGGATCTGATTATGAAGTACTGGGCAAACCATTTATAGGGTATCACTGTACATCTTGAACAGGACGTAGATCCACTTGTAAGTCTCCATCGTCGTGGTGGAGTATTGGATGGCCGTACCGTAGGCTTGACCACAAAGGTCATTGTTAATCTTCCGGGTAAACGTCCACGTCTCTTCCCTGGTGATCGACCACTGATCTGGTACGGTAAAGGTAAGTGCCGTGCGTTCTCTTAGGTCTCCCAATACGGAGAGCTTGATGGCAAGTTCGAAGAAGTTAGCCTCCATATCAAAAAGGGGCTGGGGGTCTCCCATGCTATCCCGAACTACCTCCATATCATTAATCTTCACAAGGAGGCTATAAATATCCCGGCTCTTAAAATATACTATATAGGAGGTATATATAAAACTCTTTTTCTTCTCCCGGTGCAGGAGCATCACCTCAGGGTCTTCCTCCCGAGCTCGGTAGAGTCGTAGGCGTACTTCGGCAGAGGTGAAAAAAGTCTTTGATCGTTTATCTGAAATAAAAGGATCACAACCGACCGGGGAGCATACTTTTATGTATTGAGTAAGCATCACAAGGTCTTCGTATAATAGTTAAACAAATTGCATATCCAACCATTAGCGGTCATAATGAGCCCGTCGGGGTATTTGGAAGAATATCCGGTGAAACACGTATACCCATCTACAACACCACGGCTCCATCGAAACGTCCACTTATCCATCTCCTTCCCCCAAATGGTGTTCCGTGGTAACTCCAGGGAACAGTCCTGGTCATTGCTTAGGATACTTAGAGTCTTAGCTACCTCGTAGGGGAGGCTTTCATGCTCTATGAGGACGTCGATGTTGGAGTGTTTGACCAAACACTCTATCCCATTTACCGTATAGATAAGAGCCAGGACCGTGAATCGTTCCCATTCACACCTTACCAAATAGGAATAGAATACTAATCTTTTGGTCTCTATCTTATGCAGCTCCATTATCTGGGAAACATCCTTATAACGATGTAAGAAAGAGCATACCCCGACCCCGGTAAAGGTCACCACCTTATTCCCGTTTATGATTTGATATTCATACCCCACATTCTTGAGGTGTATATTGGGGTTTGGTTGGAATTTGGTCATACGGCAATAAATGGATTATATTTCTTCAGGAGTTCCTCCTGCCAATTTAGGTATGGCATAGTACCTTGATCCACCCCATTGAGGAAACAGGTAAGGTCTTTGATGAAATTTTTATTTCTGATGATTTTCCAATGGTGTATTTCCTCACCCCACAACGTAACCGTGGGAATAGTTTTGTGAAATATCTCACCTTCCTCCGGGATCTCCAACAACTTCAGTCTTTCATTCACCTGCTTATACCAAAGTACGAGGTCTTCTTTGCCAACTTCTACTGCCGGACTTACCTGGGTCCGAAGAAATTCACAGTCCACAACAATAGCGGACATCCTTGTGCCATTATAAGTAGTCCAGAATAACTCAAAAGCTGCTCTAATTCGCTCAGATGATGCCTTTAATTGATAAGCTTCCAGGTGAGTAGCATTCGCAAATGGTACGTCATAATACCACGGCATGCTATATTGAATGATGCTTTCTCCTTCTGGTAGGAATCTAATCCAACTATCCAAGGAGAAAGTATATTTATTTGTAGAGAGTCTATATTCGTTGTCCATAGTCATATATAGGACCACCCCAAAGATTTTTACCATATCTTTTTATACTCATTAAAGAGACCCAGGGCGAGGCTATTTGGTGTCCCGATCCCTGACCCGGTAGGACTGGAAAAGGTAAACATACCGTGAATTTTCTCCTCAAACTGCCACTCCTCTTCTACCTCACCTCCCCAGATATCTGGTCTCGTAAAGGTAATAGTACTTTTAGTGTGGTCGAAGACCCCACTGATTTTCTGGAAGAGTTGGAGGTGATCGGTGTAGAGCTCGAGCAGGTGTTCGACCTCCTCACTATGACTTACATACTCCCCACGGTTGATAGCCTCGAGGAGGTAATAACCATCTTTTTCCACAATGAATGCTAAGTAACGACCACCTGCACTCTCATAATGGTCTAATCTCCACGTTCGGAGGCCTTTTGCCTTCTTAAATAGCTTATTCAATCCTATATCATAAAAGTCGTACTCCCGCTCCCGGGTGTACTTATCCCGGAGACTTATGGTAAACTTATGCCAGTTCTCGGAGGAGTTGGAGTATAATTCATATTCTAAAAAATTATCCAATAGGTCCATGGGTATATCTCTTAAATAGGTACTCAGCTAAATTTCTTACATTCCCGGAACGGTTTTCGTTCCCAATAGTAAGGTCATAGGCATATACACTCCACGTCCTTTCGAGGGTGCATCGCTCTATAGTCTCCATCCCCCACTGGTCGATCTGGGAAAATTCAAACACCTGCTTATCCCCACTCCCGATAGGGTGTATCGTCATTGCTACGCGGTCTTGCCTTTCAGCGAGATCCAATAAAAACTCCAGATCCTCACTCTCTATGACCTCCTCATAACCATTGATCTTGACCATAAGGAGATACCGATCCGGTAGTTGGAACACTACGGAGGCATACTCAAAGACGGAAGTCATCTCGAGGGTTCTTAGCATGAACTTAGCCTCACCATCGGTCCTGGACAGTTGCTTGGGGATGGTTTTGAAAGTGGTGAGGGTAATGCCGCAGACCGTGTTAAAATACAACCCGGTCATCTTAATGTAGTAGGATACTTGCTTAGTGGGAATGAACGTTCTCATGGGTATATATAGGAACCCCTACCCGGGTTTTACAGGTAACCCTGGTACTTCCAGTATATTATTCCTACCCATTGCACTGCCGGTAGGGTATTCACCAGCTCCCCATTAAGACGCGCAGTAACCCCTTGGGGCCCATGCTCAAAGACCCAATGATCGCGGTTATCATTGCCCCATTCGTCGGTGAAATCCTTGTACCACTCGAATACGGGATTGGTATAAATCCCCTCGAGCTCCTTGTTGAGGCTCATGAACTTACTGGCATCCCTCCGGAGTTCCTCCAGATCCAGATATTTCTTAAGGACCAACAAAGGACCAGTACCGGGGGGTCGGCCTTTCTCACCAATGATCAAATCGTACACGAGGGTGGGAACCTTATCCACCGCAGGTGGCGTTTGTTCCTCGTACTGGGTCTGTCTTAGGATAAACCCCTCGAGCTCGGGAATGTGGAGCTTTTCCATTGCAAATTTTCCATCAATACTTGGGAACAGATACTCCCTCGTGTCCTCCTTACTAAACACAAGACCGATGCCCGGAGGTAAAGGCTACTTTTATTGTCGTAGCATATGATAAGGTGCAGGTTGGGATCGGGAGTAAAACTCATTATAGGGTGTGCTTATATCTATCTACAAGGTAAGCAAACCATTCACTGATCGAATAGATGCTTGTAAACCCCCCACTAAGTACCCCCCTGACTAAAATTTCGTCTCGACGAGAGCCCTCATGAACTCTAAAAAACCAACGGTCATTGATGGTCGTACCCCACCCATCAGAAGTGGTATATATTACCTGGGCATGAGGTTGGGTGAAGAGCTTCTTGAAGGGGTGGAAAATACGAATAGCTATGTTTAACCGCTGATCAGCCTCCTCAGGATTGGTACATTCATCCATATAGAGGACCTCTCCTTCATAACTAAGCACGAGGAAGTATCTGATCTCGATTACATTATTACCATTATCTGATATTTTTGGAGTAAACTCCAGCTTTCTGAAGATGAAAGCCTTGGTCTCAGGGTGTCCCGTAGGGACGATTTTAATCTCGTAATTCCCTGGGTATCGGGCCAATGAAAATTTCTGGATAAAGGATGGTGGGATGCTCGTCAGCTCCACCGTATCGGTCAACCTACTCAGGTACATAGACCAGCTACGACTGAGGTCATAGTGGTCGTATGCAAGACGAACTCCGGGGGTACTTTCAAACATTGCCATATTGTTGTTGATTGTTTGTAAATATATAGGAATCCCGCATATGCGGGCTGACTACATATATGTAGGAACCCCGGGGTGGTTTTTACCACACATCCTATGGCCGTGGGGTTTACCACACATCCTTATACTTATCAAACAGGTATATGGTCATTTGCCACGGAGTACGGAGATAGTATTCATCATTATCCAGCACCCATTTGTCCTCTACTTCCCCTCCCCACAGATCAGTATAGGAAAAGGTCAACTCTACCGGGAGTTCTTGCTCCCAGATGGAGAGTTTTTCCACCAACTCCTTCCTTCGACCGGCTCTATTCCACAGGACCTTATAATCCCCATCCCGGGATACCCTGGGACGGTTATTTATGATTTCGAAGAGTATATATACCGGCTCTTCGTCAGCAATTTGGTGTTCTAATATATAGGACCAGTAATGCACATTGACCCTGGTGTAGCTACAGCACGGTTGTACTCGGAACTCATGGGAAGCACACCCCCGAAACTCGACCTTAATATCTGGGTCGGTAAAGGAATCTAAAACCCTCTTTCCGTGCTCGGTATATTTGCAGATAGAAGCTTCCCACGTGATAGGGTTGATATCTACGCAGTAGCTGGGATCTGGGGTAAAATTATCCATTGATGGGGTCATAATTTTCAAGTAAGTACTTCGACCATTCCCTCTTAGTATTCACCCCCTGGTCTTCCCCATGGAGAAAACCACGGAACTTTGACCCACTCTTGGTAAATTCCCATTCATGATTTTCAAAATCCCATTGGTCGATCTTCATAAGGGATACCATCATGGGTCCATCTACGAGGCGAAGCTCTATCTTTTCTACGATATCATTACATTTTGTAGCAGCCTCCTCATAGGTGTATCCAAAACCACTGAAGTAAGCTGGTTCGTCTCCGATATGTACCATATAACCCTTGGTAGACTGGTGGCCGTGGTACTTATGTATCATGTAGACATCTACCTTTACGGGATGAGTCTGATGAAACCACTGGGAAATACTGTAGTTGCCATACTTTTCAGAAAAGTCCGCGGATACAGGTACGGTGTCATACACGATTCTCATCGTGTTGTCTTGGTATATCTTTAACACCGTAGGGGTAAAAAAGCAGTCGCGGCGATTATCTGTCTTGAAAGTTCTGTGGGCCATAATAGGATACTACTTATGTACCTATATATGGTATAGTTGAGGCTATTTTTTACACCACCCCACGTACCTTTGGAACAACATTTTAGTTAGCTCAAAAGATCTCTCCGTGAACCTCTCTCCGAAGGAGCTGTTTCCATCTCCCGAGGGGCCATCGACGACATACCCTCCCACACAGGGACGAAAATGCCAATGCTCCTCGGTATCGTCTCCCCAGATATCAGTAGTGTTGAAGGTGAGGTCAATTTCCTCACGAATGTCCCTATCTCCTTGGTTAAGTTTAGCTATATACTCCACCAGTCCTGCGGCATCCCTGTCGTACTCCATAAGATCCTCCATCGCACCACTCACGGTACCTTCTACCCCGTTCATCGTGTAGATAAGGGTGGGGGTATCGCCTGCAATAATAAACGACCGATAGGTGGTGACTCCCAGATTGAGGCGAGTGACACTCACCAGTTCCCACCCGGGAACTTTCTCAAGAACCTCTCTCGACTCCCTGGTGGTGAAGAAACAGTTACAAGTACCCCAACTATTGCTCACAGTGAGTACCTCACAAAGATCTCGGTCGATGTAGTTGACGGTGCTATCGACCATACCTAAATCATTTTACTATACTCCTTCACCAAAAACCGGAGCCAGTCCCGGAGGAATAGCATGTCTACAAATTTCCCTTCCTTAGTACCTATTATGTAGTCTTGCTCCCCTACCAAATGAAATGCCCACTGATCCACCGTCTCATTACCCCAAATATCCACCTTATCGAAGTCAAGGAGGAGTTGATAACCTGGGGGGTGGTGGTGGAGGTTTTTGAAGGCCAGATAACTACGGGAAGCTATGTTCAGGATCCGGTCGGTATCATCCAGATCCTCCACCATCATCATAAAGACTGCTTCGCGTTCGTAAGCCAGTAAAAGATAGTAATACCCCCACTGTTCTAACAGGAAGGCTTGTGTACCACCGGGAGACCGGAGAGGTTCTACCTTAAAACTACTACCTATGCTATACTCCCGGATAAATTCCGGGGATAGGTAAGCCTCGGTGTAGGAAAAATCGTCGTGCTTTACTATATACAGACAGCGCTCATCAAATCGATAGGAGTTCTTAGTGCTGTAGTCTTCATCAGGTTGGAATTTTCTCATATACTTTAACTCCTTTGGTAACTTTCATAAAGGAAACTTCTCTGACGGGCTTTGGCTACAGCCAAACTCACCATCGTCGGTCGAAGGAGACTATAATCCTCTACCCCGGGGTTCTGTCTCCGGGCCTCTTCGAGGTTGATAGCATATTGGAAGATGAGGTAATCGACGCTGTCCGGCTGGATCTCCTTGAAAGCCTCTACATTCTGACAGCCCAGTAGGTGGACCTTCTTCCCTTGTAGTCTGGCGTAGTCCATAAGGGTACGTATCTCCTCGGTCTTGGTATGCCACGCCCGGGTCTGGGCCAGTCCCCCAATAGCCAACCAGTCGTAGTCGGGAGAGTCACAGAGACGTTTCCAGTACTCAAAACCCTGGTGGATCTTAAAGACCGGTACGGGGTAACGACCGGTGATAGCCTTTACCTCCTCACGGCAGTAGTTCTTAGGACTTAGTAGGTCGGGGTCGTGACGGAAATACTCATTATCGAGCTCAAAACAGAGACTACAGGGACAGGCCTCGAGGAGCTTGAGGAATCGTTTTTTCATCTTCTCACACGTCTCGTGGAACTTAGGGTTATCCTTGCCCATCTTCATCTCTTTCTTATACAACCCAAAACCTCCGGAGTCGATGAGGATACGGTCTTTTCCCACGGCCTCATGAATGACCTTGGCAGCCACCATAGGCATGTCCACGGCACTGATAAGGACGCGGTTAGGGAAGGTATTAAGGACCTTGGGAAGGACCTCCTTCCACTTACCCTCGTATCCACAATGATAACAGATGGTCGAGTTGAGACCGAAGACCAATCTCGGGAGAGCCTGGGCCCCTTCGGGGACTAATCTTTCCATATTAGAGAAATTCGCCAAACAGATCCACATTCACCCCTCCGTTGATATTGACCTCATACAAACCAATAGCCGTGAGGACTCGGTTAAGGGGGTCCAACACACACTTACGGAACATAGCCTCCTTGTCAATAGGAGCCTCTTTCAGAGCCCAGTCGGGAAGCTTACCTGCTTGGAAGACAAAGACCGGGGCCTTGTCAGAAGCTCGTCGTTTGCTATGACGACAGACATAATACCTCATCTTCCCCCCGTAGATAGGGTCTCCCGGGAGTTTCTTCACCTCACGGAACCAGTTGTACAGCGCGAGACCACGAACCTGAAAAGGAGTACCGGTATGACACATCACTCCCTTGGGGTCGTTGTCACTGATTACATAGGATTTGTACCCGTTGACAGAGATAGAGGGACACATAGCCTCCACGGGGAGTTTCATCCACTCCTCGTACAGCTCTCCGACGAGTCCGTAGGTCTCATTCATAGCGTTCCCCGAGGTGTCGATGAGGTTGTAGATGATTTTCTTGAGCATCTCCCGGGCAGCCTTGGGATAGCTGGCCTTGACGATCTCCATTCCCTTGGCTTTGAGAGGAAGGTGATCCGTGTCGAACTTATGTCCATCTTTCCAAAGGAGGATCTGGGCATATCTCTTCTTCACATCGAGCCAGATACCAGCTTTGGCGATAGTCTCCAACTCGAACTTATGACAGCTCTCCACGTGTCGGGAGGCGTAATAGTCGTCCATGAGTTTCTCGTTGAACTTATCCAGAAACTCCTGATTGATCCGGGCGATAATATCCCTTTTCTCCTCCAGGGTCATCGTCTCGACCCCTTCAATAGTATTCAGGAGTCCGTCGTAAGACATATATAGGGAGTCAGTGTCCCCGTATACGAGGTCTACTAATGGTTTATTCATACTTTCCAGGTCGGTAATTTTCAGCAAAAATAATTTTCCACGAGGTTGGCTCGAGAGAGCGACCGAGCATTTGGGAGAAACTCTCCGGGACTTGGGTCGCTTTCCACCGCTTACCCAGTTTAACCAGGGTCCAGCGGTCCTCGGAGAAAGACCCCCAGAAATCCCCCTTGACAAAGAGGAACTCCTCCCGGTCTTGCCAATTACTCTCCATTCGTCGGAGGAAGGCTTCCCAGGGAGCAAAAAAAGTCTCAAAACCACTACCCGGATCCTGCAAGTCACTCACCTGAGTATAACCGAAGATATTGAAAAGGACGGCAAATTCCTTGGAAGTGTTGGTATTAACAAGCCGTACTACCACACCCAGCATATACCATTCCTTTAAGACCACGACGAGCTCACACTCGAGTTTGGAATGAAAAACTACGTCTCCTATTCCCTTGGGGGTTCTAAAGCTAAATTGGTCTCTGGTAAAACCATCAAAACAGGTGAGGATAGACTCACCCCCCTGCAGCCTAATGGTCGCGGGTTTCTCCTCACCAATCTTTGGCGGTTTTCTTAATTTGACTCCGGGTAATCTCATGTACTTTAGTGTATGCGAGCTGGCTGCTCTTAGTAGATATATAGGAATTTTTGTAGGTTTTTTATATCAAATAAGGCCGGTACTGTTCCACCAGAAAATTCTTCCACGTATACTCTCGGCGGACCTTACCCTTTAGGTTGGTAAACCTCTCCGGGACTTCCACGGCCCGGAAACCACAGGGATAGGTACGACGAAAGACCCATTTTTCTTGGTCTACCCCCCATATACCCGGAACCGAGTAGTCAAAAATCTCCCGATGACGCCAATCAGCGATATGTTTGGATACAAAATCCCGGTAATCAGGAAAAACTTTGCTAAAATCACTATGAATAGGTTGAGGATCACCCACCATCACCCCTCCAAAAAGATCATATACGACTGCAAAAGAGGCACTACTCGTATCGACCTCGGGGAGAGGTAAGGTAATCACGAATCCTATCAGGTGCTCAGGGAGAGGTATGCGGTAAAGACCACAAGTCCATGCACCTTGGAGTATTTTCCGTGGCAGGGAAGAGGCCCATTCTGGATGCCCAAAAGAGAGGCTGCCCCCCACCTTGTTATGGTTGCCAAAGTAGACCCTGCACTCCTCCTTAGAAAAACAAATACAGGCCGAAAGGTCCACCATGGTCTTAATTTCTTCCCTAAGTTCCACTCCTTTGAATGCCATTACAGGTGATTTACATTATTAAACTCAATGTCTATGTTATTGAATTTCAAGGTCATAGAGAAGGTGTTGGACTCTCGGGATACCTTGTCGGTGGAGAACTCCAGCCCTTCGAGGGCGTCAATATGACACTGATAGAGGTACACCCTACAGATCGGTTCTCCTACCTCGGTGAGAATATCGTAGTAGATATCCGTACCATCCTTGTAATTCTCCGGTTTGCATACCCTATGGAAGATCGTCTCGTAGAGGAGGTAGTAATTGATGAACCCTGCATCCAAACGGAACGTGATGGTCACCTCCTTACTGATCTTACTCAGGGGATTGTCCACGGTGACGGAAGAGTTATCGTGTTTGGGTTCTATATGGCCGAGTCGATTTCGTGAGGTCTGTGGCTGATCCACGACCAGATCGCTGATACCGGGCATAGAGATACCCTGGATACTCTCGTTGAGGAGATCAATAGCCCTGGTAATAACCCGGGGCTTCTCGCTCAGGAGTCGGTCGTACTTCTCCCTTAGCTCCTGGGGGATAAATTCCAGAGGCAGGAGAAGACGGAAGAGGTCGTATCGGGGACTAAGACTTACCATTGGCTTTAGTTACGGTTATCAAAAATTCTTGCTAAAAGGAAACAACCCACCAGGGTAAAAGGAAGCACGAGGAGACCGTCATAGTAAAACTCCTGCAGATCTGGGTCTAAAATGGAGAAGAGCCAGAAGAGGAGAGCGATTATGACATGCACCAGAGAATAAAACTTATCAAAATTCGTTATCTGCATGAGGTATAATAGGCAAAATCAAAGGGATTGACCTCGGGGTGATCAAGTAGGTACTCCCTTATCCATCTACCAGCCTCTTCGTAACTTTCCGTAGAAGCCAGGGTCGTCCCTTCTTTGAGGTTTCTAATAATGTACTGCATATATATTATATATCAGTGGAGATGAAAGAATCGTTACAGGGTATCGGGGTTCAATGCCCCGTATTTCTTGAAGATATAGGTCTGCCACTCCCGATGACTCTTAGTTCCTTGGTCCTCGTCGTTAAGGGTAGCATGAATTTCTGTTCCATTAGGTTGAAATCTCCGTCCGCGGTCGGAGCTCGCCACCTGCGGTTGAAATCTCCACACATCTTCCCCTTCCCCCCATTGGGAAAGGGTAGGGATTCGCAGAGTGTTGCCAATCAACAAGGAGTAAATCTTATCCTCGATCCGGTGGATGACGTCGAGGTCTTGGTTAAAGACTCCCCCGACCCCTCGGAGTACGACTGCATGGGTGACAACGACCTTTGGTCTGGGTGGTTTGGTGACCGGACCTATCTGAGCGATAGTGTTATTGAGAAACTCGCGACAAGCTCTGCTTTCGTGGCCCTCCAGGGTATAGATCCTCAGTCCGAAATCATTTGGAGAGGATATTAGCCCTACTCCCGTATCGTCATTATCATCCCATACCATAAGGGGGAGATCCTCTCGGGGAGAATTTCCACGACCAAATCTATCCACCTCAACCTCTCCATCCAATATCTTGATTTCCGCGTCGTGGTACTGATAGGTGAGATTATAACGGGGTAAGCGAGCCATAGGGATTGTAGTTAATAAAGAGGTACTGCTGCCATTCAAATAGGCTTTTTTCTCCTTGGCTTACTCCATTGAGGAAGCCTTCATAAATATATCTACCTACGTGGTCAAAAGTCCAATGGTCTTCGGTGACTCCCCAGATAGTGACCTTAGGGAGGGTCATCTCCGGAGCAATATGACGGGTCGCAAGGATATCCAGGGCTTCCTGGGGGTAATTTACATACACGATCGGTAACCCGAAAATATGAACCAAATACCCTTCCTTCTTTTTGCCGTAACTGAAGTATTCCACGTGGTATAGGTTATATACCACGGTCTCTGACCCTGGGGAGGATGGCATAGCATAATGAGCCACGGTCTCAAAATAGCCGGTCTCAGCTCTTAGGAACTTATTTGGAGCATCTCCGAGAGGGTAGTGAGTGTTATCTCTATAATTGCTAAAGACCACAAAGGTGTGGTGGAGACTATCTATGCGATAATCTCTTGATGCCCCATAGACCTTATGGGCTTTGTAGAAAGCGTTGCTCATATCGAAAAAGGATTATAGTTAGACAGAAGCATTTTCTGCCACGTTACTAACAATTTTACTCCCTGGGGAGCTCCGTTCAGGAAGCCTTCGTAGGTATCCCCACAGTCATTAGTTTCGTAGCCTATGGGAACGAACCTCCAATCATGTTCTTCCTCTCCCCAGATGGTGAGCTTCTTGAGATACATTCGCTTGCTGAGGTGTCGGGTGGCGATCTTATCCAACAAAGGATCCAGATCCTCGGTGTACCTATTACCGGCCACCGGGATATTTACGAGGTAGCCTTCATATTGTACCCCATCCTTATGAAAATATAATCGGTAAACGGTATAAAAGACCGTATACCCTAATTGGTTAGGTATGACGAACTGCATATACCGGTATACCATTACCCCGTCACAGTTTATCAGGTGCTCTGGGGCATCGGGAAGGGCAAAGTCTTCGTACCGTATTTGTAGTATGGGAAGACCTTCGTATACCTTGATAGAACCGGGAATACCGGCAAAAGGAGCGATGAGTTGTTTTTCCATTTTAAGGGCGAGGCACTTTAGGGTCTTTCCATATTAGTTAAACGGATCATACTTCTCCAAAAGGTACTTCTGCCAGAGCAATTGGGATTTCTCCCCTACCTTCTCCCCGTTAAGATACCCTACCCAAGGACCAAAAAGCCAGTACTTTCTCTTGAATCGCCATTCATGGGTCTCCATACCCCACTGGTCGAAGTACTCCACGGTCATTTTTGGGGCCCACAGGAGATCGTCGAGGGTTCCCCGGGGAAACTCGTCGGCCACAATCGGCTTAAACCCTGGGATAATGACGAGGTAGCTGGTGCGCTTATTGTGGGTAAAAGCTTCCTCCCACGTGAGCTCCCAAGCCTCGTAACCGGTGGTGTCCAGCTGCTCGGCCCGACCTTCCCGGTATCTGGGAATATCACAAACATTAGTCAACCACACCTGCTTATAAATACTCATTGGATGGTTGAGTATGGTGATACAGGGGCTACCAGAAAGGAGGTCGTATTCAAATATCATATTTGCGAGGTAATTTAGTGCCTTTTATAACTACAGGGTATTAAAGGGGTCGTGGTGGAGGTTAAATTGCATCTGGACCTCTCCGCGATCAGTTCCTTCCAGTTCATAACCATTAGGTCCGGTGACCCGAATAAATTGGTCGCCATAGGTCACGTGATAAGTCTCTATTTCCTCTCCCCAGATGGTAGCTTTCTTTATATCCATCGTACCAGACTTCCGGGGGAGCTGGTAAGCTTTCATCTTCGTCTCAAAAGCCTTCGGGTCAGCGATCCAGCCATAGTTCACCCCATCAATATAGGCAATATAGTAGGTATTGTGTGTGGTGGTAAGCTGTAGTATAGCATAATGACCGGAAACAGAACTGATCTGCTTAATATCTCCGTTGGCTGTGGTGGAGAGGTATATAGGACCGATGGGGGTCTCCCTGGGGAGGATGAAGCCTGACCCAACGGAGGCCAAATTCACCGACTTCTTATATACCGGGATATAGACCATTGGTACTCCACCTACATCGCAGGCGTCGTATACCTTGAAGAAACAGTTATCTGGGAGCTTTTTTATTGCCATAGTTATATCTCGTATTACGAGCTAGCCTCTATTGAGGATATATAGGAAACTCCGGGATGATTTTTATAGGGCCTCCAGAGCTCCGTAATGGTTAAACAAATACTGCTGCCACTCAAACCGGGATTTGGTCTCCTGAAGTTCATTATTAAGGGTAGCAGATAACCCGGCGTCTTTTGGTTCAAACTCCCAGTGATCCGTTCCAGGGAAGACTCCTCGGTCACATAGCTCCATCCGGGGTCGTATGGTAAGTCCTCCGATACGAGCCAGATAAGGGGTCACGTTCTTCGTGAACTTCACCCCTACCCCGTCGAGGATAATCAGAAAACCGAGGAAAACCCCATTTTCTGTCAGTCGATAGACCCTAAGACCAATCTCTGGTCGTCTTCGGTATCGCAGTACGTCACCCCAATAGACTTCCAGTTTTAGGGAGGGGATCATCACACACTCTTCCAAACCGGAGTTCATCGGATCATCGTAGATATTGATGACGGTCGAGTCGATATGTGGTAGATAGTGGGAATCGAAGAACATAGTTATGGGCGCGCCACGAAGAGATGATGGTAAATAGGTTTTCCGAGGAAATAGGTAGCCTTTTGGATGGCTACGTTAACGTCTCCGACCTCTTCCCTTTTGACCAACTTACGGTGATCCCAGAACAATACCGTGGAGAACTTGCACCCCACCTGTATGGTGACTAGTCGGTCTTCCGTACGAATCTCTATGCGACCTCCGGAGCTCTTGGTAAGGAGTAGGTCTTCTGGCTTACTAACTACCGTCTTATCTACCTCGCTATGAACCCACATAGGTGGGTTGCCCTTGGAGATACGAAGGCCTCGGTCGGGTCGGGGGAAGTTTACGGAACCGATGATCCACTTATTCCCTCCCTTGGAAAGCTCGAACAACAAGGGTCGGATCTCCTTCACCTCATACTCGGACATGTTTTCCGTGGTGATAGGCTCATCCAGGACAAAAGGCCTCTCGATGGCCATAGATCGTCCTGCCTTACCGTAGAGGATAACTCGATCATACGTCTCAATTCCTTCCAATTCCTTCTCAATATAAGGGTGGGCTTTGTTTACATTCTCATACATAGTTGTTGCTGTTAATGTATATATATATATATATAGGAGAAGTGTCCCCATTTTTACATCACAATCAGGTCCTCATAATGGGTAATAAGGAGGCTCTGCCACGAGGCCTTGCAAAGAGTTGCCCCCCCGTAAAACGGTTCGGCGTTGAGGAAACATTCCCAACCAGTCTTGTTATGGTTATCCCCAATAAACTTCCAGTGGTCCTCCTCTTCCCCCCAGATAGACGGTCGTTTTACGGTAAATTCTACTACCTTACCTCGAGGGATGATCAGCTGTCTCAGGAAATCCCTCGCATAGGTGGGGGAGGAGACCATCATTTTCCGGTAATGGTTATACCGGAGGATACAGAAACTCTTACCGTTACCGTAGTGGAGTCGGAGGAGGTCGTAACCAGCTGATTTAGAGGAGTCAATGACCTCTATCTCCCCTACCCTAAACCTCTCCTCCACAAAATCCTTGGGGAGAAACCCCTCGTGGAAAAAGGTATCATCATAGTAATCCCTATCCAAAAGGATAGTGAGATCACAATACCCGTAGGACATTTTGGCGTGGAAGGTATATTTTTTGGTTTGGTCGAGAACTCTCATAGCGTCTCCAATGGCTTATATACCTTATACAGATGACGATAGATAGCTCCGATGGGACTCGTTCCGTAGGGGTCATCTGTGAGGGAGTACCTCTTTCCATTCTTCGTGATCTTGTATAGTGCTGGAGTCACCATCTCAAAGGTCCAGTGGTCGGTCTCCTCTCCCCAGATGGTAGAGTACTCATAATCAAGAGTGTGGATAAATTCACCCCAACGGATGTGGAGTCTTTCTAACTTCCCTACGGCATGTCTCAGGTCTTCGACCACATAGGTGCGGAGCTCCTTCAGAACTATCACCGGTACGACGATAGGGTTTTTGTTGAGATCAAATAAGGTCAACTCCCAGGCCTCATAACCATCCCGGTCGTTATAAAGGACGGCATAACCATCCCGGTCAATGACTTTGGGGAAAGCCCCTTCGGGACTCGCCGCGAAGCGGATATCCAAATCCTTTTTTGGGATGGAGATAGTACCCAGGAACTTGTCGGAGTCGGCGAGGTATGCGATGGCTGTATCCCTGACAAAATCCATCCGGACTCTATATTGGTGGTTTCTTTTTACCATAAAAATAGGGGAGAGATTATTCATCCCTCCCCTATATATAGAAGATTATGCCTTAGATTTTACCCTTAAAATGGGAAATCCGCTAAAGCGTACTGCCTTTACTTAGAAAGGTAACCCAATTCCAGGATCTTCAGCAGGAGCTGCAGGTTCCTCCACCTTCGCTTCGGTTTCCACCTCGGTCTTTGCTGCGGTAGCTACCGTTGTTCCATCCACCTTAGCAGCCTTACTTGCGGTAAGCGTAGGAAGATCGTGGTAAGATACCTTAGCAGGGTCGAAATCAGCCTTCACCACGGCGATCCACTGGTCTACGAACTTAGTCGTTTCTTCGTCCCAGGGGGTATAGCCACACTTCTTCTGAAGGTCGATGATCTCCCCGTTGTCATCACGAAGGTTCTCCTTGACGTACTCAATAGCCTTTTCGTAGATGGGGCGGAGCTGTGGTTGGAGCTCAGCGAGCTTAGCAGCACCTTCATCGCGCTTCTTGGCCGTCTTACCAGATACGGAGTCGTTCTTGGCCGTGACATAAGCATCCACGAGCTCAATCTCATCATCCGTAAGGAGGGGAGTACCATCCGTCTTGATCACTGGAGCATAGCTACCGAAGCTGGAGAGGGTATAGGAGATTTCTCTCTGCTTACGTTCCGGAGCCTTGGGATCATCTGGACCGGGCTGTACCACAAGCTGGAGCTCCAGGCCAACGACATAGTCTGCCACGGGGTAAGGGGTCTTACCAGATTCCGCAGAAGGGTTCATCAGGTCTACCATCTTAGTGTAGATGTCCTTGGCCAGCTTCATCACCTTGAACTTACCAACCAGCTCTGGCTGATTCTTATCTTCGAGAATCTGGACGAGTACCCACTGGGTCTCATTCTTCTGGAAGATCTCACGAGAGCGTTCCTTCTTCTCTTCATCATCAGAGTACCAAAGACTCTTCCATGCCTTGAAGATAGGGCAGTTCTTGTCTCCGATGCTCAGGGAAGAGAAGACCGGACGGGAACCGTCAACAGAACGCAGCCAGTACTGAGCCTGTGGGACGATAGTGTCCTTAGGAGACAGGGGATTGAGGATGATTCGTACCTTGGAGCGGTAAACACCATCTTCCGAAGTAGCGAACTTAGGATTGGGCTTGTAGATGGTAGTGTCTACAAACGAGGAGCTCTTAGGTTCATTGAAAACGGAGAGCTGTGAGGGGTCGAAACCCAGGATGTCATCGATTTGACTCATAAAATTGTTAAATAAATTGTTAAAAAATATCGCGGAAAAGATAGGGCTTGAACCTATGACCCCCGGGTTAACGGCCCGGTGCTCTACCAACTGAGCTACTTCACCGATTGGACTCTATATATAATATCACCAATACTCAGGGAAATGTTACCCCTGTAGGGCTGAAATTAGGAACTTTCTTTGTTCCTCGGCCAATGCTTGGAGCTCCTCCACCGAACTACCCTCTCCGAGGAATAGGTTATTAGAGTGATCTTCGGACTCCGGAGTAGGCACTAAGCACAGGTGTAGGCTGTACCAATCATGTTCATACCCTGGTCGGGTACTCCTACTATGACTGATAGCCATATATAGTAGTGGTCTACCCGGACCGTCACATAGAGGAGCGGAGTACTCCTCCAACAAATAGTCAGGGGCTTCCCTGGAGGCCGTAAGGGTCCATTGTAGAGTTGCCATATTAGTTGAGATCAAGATTTGCTCGTAACTTTAGTTGCGGTCAATCCACGTGACAAACACATAGGCGAGGTAGAAGATAGAGGCTACCCCAGCGAGCTCAATACCAGCTCCGAGGATCTGTTTGAGAGGGTTGATGTTTTCCTCCATCCCAGGGTTACAGGCAATCATTACTGCCATAAGGATCACGAGGATGACTGCTACGTAGACGGAAATTTCCTTGTTAGAGATTTTGCTCATAATTGTTTCTGTTGTCGTTAATCTTTATATAGATATATCGTAACCAACTTGGATTTTTTTTACATGCGCGCGGAAATTTCAAATTTCCTGAGAAAATCGTCCCGTACAGCGATTTTTGAGGTAGTTTTTGGGATCCGGGAGGGACGGAGAAACACAGACATAGTCTATTTGGCTCATAATCGCGCCAGGACGCGCTCAAATATCTTTTTAATGGGTTAGTATAGGTCGAGCTGAGATCGCGCAGTAGGGCGCGATTATGCAATTCATAAAAAATTTAACGATCTTTATGACGTCCCAAAAACTTCCACAGATACTCCAATCCGAAAAATACCATAGTACTGAGGGCGCAAATAGCAAATACTTGATGGGGTTTGTAGGTGGACTGGAAGGAGATAGACAGCACGGTATATCCTACCAACCACAGGAGGATAAATAGTTTACGTAATTCCATAGGTTATCTAATTGGGGGCGTTGGAGCCGTTCTCATAAGCGAGGGGATGACAATGGTGTTCCAGTAGACAGGACTGAACCGGTTAACCGAGTCCTCGTTAACCTCAGGTTGTGGGGTTCGTTCTGTGGAGCAGGTACATCCAAATAGCACGGTTAAGGATATTACCGCGAACACGAAGATCAGGAAGGTTGGCCCGAAGGCGTCTAAGTCTTTTATTCTCATATTTAAGTTAGACTCTTTAGAGTTGTTCTTTAGCATTTGCGCGAGGACGATAGGCCTCGTTCATTTAATTTATTTATGTCTATAGATGGGAAACTTTGGGGTCGATTTTACAGCTCAAAAATGCGGTGCTTTTTCGACCCAGAAAAAGTTCATTTGTGCGCGGTTGACCCCGGAGACCAAAAAGTGCGTTTGAGCGCTGTTTGGATGGGTCGGAATTTAGGGGTCAAATCAGATCATTTTTTGGGGTCCAAAAATCAGTCACTTTTTATACCATTTTTTAGGGCTCAAAAAAGCGCAAAAGCGTTTAGTATTTTTCTTATAAGGAAATTCACGTTCAGAAAAAATCGCTCAAACCGTTAGTCCCAGTGCGTTTGCGCGCTGTTTTGGCCATTTTGCGCATTTTTGCGCATTTTTGGCCTCATTTTTTGCACTGATTTTGGGGTCATTTTGACGGCGGTTTTTGCCATCAAAAACAGCCATTTTTTGAGCCCAAAAATGAGCCCTCCAAACAGCTCAACTCGGGGGTCTAAAAATCGCATGGAAAATCGCTCAACTCGCATCTTAAAAATGACCCCCAAAATCCCCTACTTTTTTATCACCACTCCTGACCTATCTGCATGAGCTAATTTGGGCTTCTTGACCCACTCGGGATGAACCAGAATGACTGCCGCCATAATGGCTATAATGGATATCACAGGGCCGATGAAGTATACAAAAAACTCAAAATCTACCTTGTGGGTGTTGTAGTTGAAATTGCTATCCATAAGATGTTTTTGTTTATAAGTAGGATTTTTGGTAATGATTTTAGGTCTGAAATAGGCATTTTTCGCATTTTCAAACCATTTCCCTAAAGTCAGATGGTATGCAACAGCTATAACATAGCTTATTTCGCATTTTATGGGCTGAAGGCCCAGCCTTCGGCCACCCGCGTCTGGTTGCGCTGCCTCCGGAGCGTGGAAATGGCATGAAAGGAGCAAAAACAGCCAAAATATATGAAATCGCCACACGTTGACGTGGGTGTGATAGCATAGACATAGTCTATTTGGCTCATAATCGCGCCAGGACGCGCTCAAATATCTTTTTAATACAAATGTATAGGTCGCTCCGAGATCGCGCAGTAGGGCGCGATTATGTGAGCCATGCTGTTTTGGTGCTATTATTTATGGCTGCTCTTTTTATATTTATGACAATCCGTGAGATTTTGACACAAAAAATAGGGAGATACTCTCCACAGGAGCGCGGACCTCCATTCACAGAAATAGGGGGACATTCACATGCCCCCCTATCGCATAGTAAAAAAACAAAGGTTATTAATCATCTTCGACCGCTTGTCTCCGATAAATGCAAAGTTTTATTTTCTAAAGTTCTTGAAATTCTTCAAGTAATCAATATATTCACTGAGCCACACAAGACTGGCATCTACCCACGTGAGTACATATCTCGTGACGTCGTTATTGGCTTTCGTAATGACCTCAGGAAGGTACTTCGTCAGAATCCCCTCCTTTTTATAATCATAGGGACGGTGCTTCCGTACCTCGATGAAGTCGTGTTCTTGGTATCTGGTTCCGAGTTCCCGGCGTATTGGCATATTACTCTAAATTAACATTTTCACTGGTTATATCAGGGATCTTCTTCATCAGCTGTTTGGGGATAGAAGCAAGACCCTGAGCTATAGGTTGGGTATAGACATTAGTCGAGGCAGCCTGGCGGATCACCTCTAATGCATTCTGAATGAGGTTCATACAGTCTACTACCACATCCCCGTAGGCCGCTTTATGACTCGACCCTCCGAGGTCGATACCATCGGAGTGGATATGAATCTCCCGTCGGGGTTCGCCATTGCCTATGCGGATATCCCCTTTCCCGTCGATCTGGATGGTACTACTCCCGGATCGGAGTATCCACCCTTCCCCATCGGAGAACTTAAGAGTGGCCCAACCCTTCCCGGTCTCCCTATGACAGAGGATCTCCACCTCTTCCCCGGTAAGGTCCATATCGCGGTACTGGTCTTTCTTGAACCAGAAGTAGACCGCGGAGTTACCCTTCATATCCAGTATCCATACCTCGTCAAAGACCTCCGGCATACTATACTGACCGGTGTTCCCGGTGAAAAAAGGTTTGACCCAGGGAAGGTGATCCTTGTCACTCATAGAGAAGAGCCCCGGGGAATCCACCCGGATCTCCCCTTTCTCTCCTAATTCAATGACCCTTCCGGGTCGTAGGTTGGCTGTGGCTAATACCATATTTTTTAATTATTACCAGTATACCCGGATCTCTCCGTAATTTTCCTCTCTTCCACGTCACTACCGGTATCAACCGTCCACTGGGGCTTGGTAATGACCGAGGAAAGAGGGGTGATAGAGGGGTAGTTAAATACCGGCATAACACTCTCCACCTCCAGATCAAAAGTAATCATCCGGTCTTTGTTATCCGAGGTAGTCCCATCCAGCTCTGCGAGGTGCTCCCCATCGACCTGTTCGGGGATCTTGTAGGTCACAGGGATCTCCTGACCCAGATACATGAAGCTAAAAGTACGGATAAAAGCCAGCTTGGTCATCATATGCTGGGTCAGCTCCAGGACATCCCTGAAGTTAGGAACAACATACTTCACCGACACCGAGATAGTATGTGGCATCCTTCTCATCTCCGCACTATAAGACCTCAGGCCGTCCTGGTCGTCGAGCTGAAAGACCCCTCGGGCATAGGGGTTAGTCATCTGATCAGGGAGCAAGGAGATAGCCCCGGCAGTCACCACAGCCCTCGGAACGGTCATATACAGGACATCTTCATTGGTCTGTTCGGTGAGGTTCTGAATCTGACTGTGGTGCTTCCTCAGGATCCAGAAGGTATCATCCCCGGTATGGATCATCACATGGTCGATGTCCTCCCCACGGATGGTCATATCCTCCTGAAGTTTCCTCATAAGCCCCTTGAGGAGCTTACTGAAGAATAGGTCCTGGTTATTACAGTCTACCTTACCGAGTCGGAGGTCTTCAATTTTTGCCATATACTAAACAGTTTTTGGTTGAAAAAAGTAATCCACGACCCTGGTATTCTCTGCCCATTCCTTGATCTCCTCGAACTCCCTATCGGCCTGTTCGGAGAAACTGGAGTAGTTGATAGACACCCCACCGGGGAGCTTGAACTCATACGTCCCGTAGATAGTATTAAGAGCTCGACGGCAGAAAGCCACACAAAGACGGAAAAAGTAGTAGGAGTTATACAGGTCCTGGATACGACATCTCACATAACAGTGGATGACGAGGTCGGACCGACCCAGAGCCCCAAGAAGCACCAGCTTACTGGAGAACTCATTGAAATTGTAGGTGATAGGGGGATTGAAGTTCTGGTTGAACGTATCGATCTCCCACATGGTCATCACGGCATCCTCCATCTTCCACTGGTTCTGCGTAGTACCAAAAGAGCCTATCCCACCACCACCGATGGAGTAGCTGGAGAGGAGCATCCTTTCTACAGCAAAGTCTCCCAGAGCCCCAACCCGGAGGTTATCATGGATTTTATGACAACCGATCACCGACATGATCTGTGGGGGGAGCTGGATAATCTTGTTCATACCATTCCCCTTGCATATCTCGGAGTTCTTAATGAGGTACATACGCTCCTCCACGGCCTGATCGACATTGGCCCAGAACCACCCCGCCGCCTGGATAATGAACTCAGGGATCCTATCCACAGGCACGGGGAAGGGTAGGGCACAGCTCTGCGTGACCTCGGCTTGTATCCTACTAATGAATTGGGCGTCGATATTATCTTCTATCTCCGGAGTCCACATTATCGCGATACCATATAAGGTAGTTCAGGGTGCTTGAGATCATTATTGTACTTTAGCTGGTATAGGCCCTTGGACTCGAAGAAATCGATGATGGCCTTATTCACGTCAGTCTGACCCCAGGCCAACGAATCTCCGTTAGCCACTTTATAGTTATACCTATTCCACTCGCGATAGGCCCCACCGTGGTGATTAGTATACCACACCTTGTAGGTCTTTTCATCCATCCTGAGGATAAAACTGCAGAGTTCATTACGCCAATCTGCCTTTTCCTCGGTATGAAAGCTAATGATGAAGTAGTAATCTCCGACGGTAGCCTCCCTCATATTCTCTTCTACACGGATACTTTTTATCTCAAATTGACCATTGGCGGTCCAGTGTACGAGGGATTTTTTCTGGAGGTGCTCGAAGAGCTCGAGGAGGAGGTCTCCATATTTCTTCACGTATTTCTTGGAGGCTTTATCTACCCCTTTGGGTTCGGGTAGAGACGATAGGCGCTCTGTAATGATATTTAGAATTGTTCTCATCTATGTTTTATTAAAATCATATATCTCAATCACCACTCCGGGATCGATGAATGTACATATATCGAACAAATGCTCCCGGATTTCATCCTCCTTCTCCTTTCTGGTCTGCCACAGGATAGTCACTGGGGTAATGGTATAGGCGCCACTCTCCCGTTTTCGATCCACCAGCACGCGGAAAAGCTGGTCAAACGATTTCCTTGTTTTCTCCACCGTCTGCTCAGGGCAGTCTAAGTTCTTGAGGTAGGCCTCGGCATGGGTATTGACAAACTCCTCTATCTCTTCCTTGGTGACGACTTTCTTCTTCACGAACTCGGAGCAGTCTTCCATAAACCGGTCGATATCGAGGTGGAGGAGGTTCTCTTCCTTGTTAAAGAGTATGTTGGATAGTACCCTCAGTCGTTGGACCGCACTGAAGTTATAGGTTCCGTTCTTATTACGACAGAAAGTGAAGAATTTCTTGGAGTCCTCCAGATCATACCTCTTCGTGAGGCTGAGGAGGATAGGAACGACCTTGTCAAAGACCTCCAGATCCTTCCCTCTCATGATCCCCTCGTCGTCTACTCCCCAACGTTTCCCGATGAGGATCTCCCTTCTCCCTCCGATGACCTCGGCAAAATCAACCAGATTAGTCTCATTCACCTCCTCCAGGAGTTCAGTCACCAGCTCGTGCTGCTCCCCACGGAGTTTGGAGATCATATTACGACAGACATCCTCCACATCGGTGAAGATACCGGTGTCTTCGACAGGGAACTCCGCCATAGGCTTGCAGCTGACCTGATAACCGTAACACTTCATCCCTTGGATAAGGACGGGGAGCTGCTCGGAGTACTTCCTGTACTTACGTTCAAAAGAGACGAGCTTATAACAGGTGTCGTCAATGACATACTTACTCTCCTTCGTGTCCCAGATGATAAAGGGGGAGTCACTGATGATCCCGTTGATAAGGGGATTGTAAGACTTCCCGTATTCCCCCTTCTGGATATCCGCGTTGACGATAGCGAGGATAGCCTCATTGGCCATCCTCTCCGTCTCCATCTCCTCAAAACTGAGGGGTTCACACTTCCCGAGGTTCTTGGGATTCCCTTCCCCATCATGACGAGCGACGAAGAGCTTGATATGGAGGTCATTATTGCGGATTCGGTTAGCCCACTGGTCCACCTCACAGGCCATATATTCCTCAGAGAAATAGACCTTGAACTGGTACTTATCTCGGATATCGACCCCCACGGAGAGGTAAGAGGTACACATGAGAATCTCCAGATCTTGGATAGTAGCCTCTTGGTTGATCTCATCCATCCAGTCACTACCTACCTGAGACCTCTTGTAGTACTTGAGTCGTACTGGTTCGACTCGGTTGTGGTCGTAGAGGAGGAAGTAATTGACTGCACTCTCCACCTTCTGGGCAAAGGTAGACCCTCGGTTAGTGGGGAAGATAATCCTATGTCCTTCGGAGATATCGCGAGCCATATGACTGGCCATATAGAAGAGCATATTCTTCTGGTCTACGGTGGTGATCACATCAAAAGTCTTCTCACGACTCTCCTCCTTGATCACGTGGATATGACGGATACCGGGGAAGAAAAGGAACTCTCCGGAAGGCGTCCCCGAGAGGAGGATAGTCGTCACCTCGATATTACGGATGAGGTTCACCACGTCCTTCATCACCGACCTATACTCGCTCAGGAAGAGGAGGTGACTCTCGTCGATGACTATATAGTCGAACCCTGCCATGGAGACCTCCGACGCAGAAAGGCGGGAGAACTTATCCAGGGTGAGGACGACTCGGTCAGAGTCTTGGATATTGACCTTCTTCGACCCGTAGGAGTATTCCCAACCCTCCTCCTGTTCGACCTTGGACTTGATGGTAGAGGTATAAGGCATCACCATAAGGATGCGGGATTTCTTAGCCAGTCTCTTGATCATCTCCGTCTTTCCTAACCCCGGACCGGCGTCGATGAGGTTGAGATGGGCGAGGTTACTCTCAATATCAGGGAGGATATCCCCTAAGAACTGGTCCTTGGTGATGTTAAAGGTGATCGTCTCCGTCACTCCGAGGTGGTTGGGATCAGGGACTTTGGAGGAAATCTCCATAATCTCATCCTCATCAGCCCCTTCCAGGACGATATGGAATCCGTGGTCGGCATTGAGCTTCTCCACGGCCCATTTGTTAATAGGTTTCTTATGGTTGTAGGCGGTGTTACACAGACCGGAGAGTTCGTGCGCATCTGTACCTCCACATACCCTGGTGAGGTATCGGAGACCCTCTTCCTTACCGTATATGGCTACGAGAGTATTGGCCAATTTCCATCTCTCCTCGTGTTTGTAAGAGCCTGGGCACACCCCCTCCATAGACACCACATCGGCCTTGGCGCGGAACTCCTCCTCGTACATCACCAGATCGTCGTGCTTACGGAGAAATTTCTCCAGATCGTCGTCTCCCCACGAACCGCTATAGTCAAACCCTACGTGGATAAAATCCCGGTAGAACTTAGTGGAGAAGTATGGCTGGGGATCGGCCGTGATAAAGACCCCCTGTTGGGGACGACACATCGACCAGTCGAGCCATTTGATGATTGACTCCGGCGAATAGCCAGCCTCAAAAAGACGATCCCGGATAGCCATATAGACCATCCCCAGTTTGTGGTGGAAGTTAGCGTTGAAAAGGATCTTGGGGTCCAGCCCCGTATCGACTTCTATGCAGGTGTAGATATGTACCCCACTCCCCGAGGAGGAGAGGACAGAAGCCATGAACCACGGACAGTGCTGAAGTCGTCGGAAAGCCTCCTCCTTGATAAGGTGGGCCACTACCGGGTCCTTGCAGTCGATGTCAATGACCTGAAAGCCCGACCAGTCCTCAAATGCGGCTTCCCCGACCGGTCGTCGGTTCTGGGTAGTACCGAAGACGACACTGCGACTGGTCTTGGGTACGTCGGAGTTAACCCTACGGATGACGTTCCAGTAGAGGTCCTCTCCGGTACTTTTTTCCCCTTGGGCAGAGGATTTGTTGGTCTGTATATACACATCGACCTCTCGGAGACGGTCCAGAAATTTATCCAGTTCCTCCCCCGAGAGATCGGTGACCATGGCAGAAGTAAATTTCTCCTTGGCATACTTCTTCTTCCAGCTGTTGTTGTAATCAACGCTGATAACACTGAACTTGCTTAATACCGAGGAAATTTTTACCCTGCTCTGCATAATTAATAGCCCTTATTACTTAAATAATCTTTTACAAGTTTCTTGCTGTGTGGGGTGGCCACGTTCGTTGCCCACCATTTTACGTAGGAGGGGTCCTTTTCAAATACCTCCTCGACTAAATAATCTCTGTGTTTGCCGATGTTAAAGTATAAATTGCCATCTCCACGGCGGATAATCGACCCTTCTGGACTCACCATCTCATTGAATTCCAACGAGTTAAGCTCGTCCCAAGAAATTTTTTCCAGCTGTTTGATAAGCACCGTGGCCGTGGCTTTTACGTCACTGAGGCTGTCGTGGGCCTTGAGACCACACTCCTCCATCGTCTTACCCATGTACTTCTTGAACACATCCCCCAGATGGCAGGGGTTGAGGTGCTTCTCAATGAGGTACACGTCGTAGAACTTACGGTTCATATCCAGCTCCTTCCCTAGTCGGAGGTACTCCATATAGAGGAGTTGAATGTCAAAGGAGTTGCTGTTGTAGCCGGCAATATCCGCGTCTCGAATTATATTATCAAACTCTTCTATGACGTCTGTGAGCCACTTACCGGAATTTTCTATCATTTCCTTGGTGATCCCGTGGACCTCCTCCGCTCCTGCAGACATCTCCCATTCCCCTGAGGGGCGGATGATATAGTCAAATTTGGCGGTCGGCTTCATCGTCTCGCGGTCAAATCTCATCGCACTGAGCTGGATGATTCGGTCGTGCTGTTTGTTAAGACCTGTCGTCTCACAATCTAAAAATACAATGGGTCGCATTTAGGCAATCGTTCGTAAGTAGTTAATAATTCTTGTTTTCTGTTGGGAGATACGCGATGAGGTCACCTGATACTTCACCACCAGTCCCTTTACCCCGAGCTCGGGGTGACCGTCCAAGCCAAAGTAATCGCAGAGGAAGTCGTAGTCCTTGAGGTTGAAGGTCTTCAGGTGGTCGAGGAGGTCTCTTACCTCATGTCTCTGCTCCACCGAAGTGATTGCTTCGGTCGAGCAGAGCTCCCCTATACTAATACAGTTCCTTCGGCTCTCCTGCCCTTCCTTGCTCTTGAGGTAGTTGATGATGGCGAACTTGGCCCGGTGGAAAGCAAACTTCCCCAGGTCCTGACGGCTTTCTTCCCATACTTTCAGTCCTCGGATGACCCCCTCCCAGGCCACCCCTTCGAGGTCTTCTGGGGAGTCGGCCCAGGTGAATCGTCTCACGGCATTTTGGACCGATCGGTCCAGGGTTTCGTAGGTTTTAATATCCATTACTTTAGTCTTCGATGCGGTCTATCCACTCAAAACAGCGATCCTCGGAGGGGCTGTGCGCTTCGGCGCTTTCCGATGACAACTCATCCAACAGCCTCTCGAGGTATTGGTTGTATTCGGTGGTGGGGATATGAAGGATGACCCCATCGTCAGTAATGATGGAGTTAGGGTTCTCCGGGGTAGGCCAGGGTCTCACTCTCTGGATAGGGTACGATGCGAAGTTTTTATCCCGAAGGAAAAACGTTGGGTGCTTATCCGTACTGATATTTAGGTCTATGTCCCCGAAGTGGAAGGTGAGGTCAATACTCCCGTATTTGGTGAGAGCCTCGATACCGAAATTCTCCACTGCATGATATTGCTTGTCAAAAGCCTCATCAAACCCCCACTGCTGGACGGCGTAGGTGAGGATTTCGTGGATACGTAGTCGTAGTTTGTTATAGTTCATTGCTTTAGCTTATGCGAGGGAGCTTTAGCCCTGTTCATTTTTTAACTTAATTCCTAATTTTTCATGAAGCCACGTGGCCTCCTTCCAGTTCTTCTCAAACCACTCGGGGACTTCCTTCTCCATCTTATGGATGAGGTTACGAGCTTCCCCGGTGATGTCATTAGCCAGCTGCATATTGAACCACGCAAAGGCTACGTGACTCGATCCTCCGTACATAGAGTTCCCGAGGAGCTTACAGGCCTGCTCGTAACTGGAGTAGTAGAGGACCTCGTCTTCCAATATAGATCGGATTTCCGGAAGGTTTTTTACATCAATGTCTGCGGTACAAGTAATATTCAGACCTAATTTCTTCAGGTCTTCCACTACCCTCTCGGAGTATTTCTGCTCCTTAGGGGTATGGCCCTCCATCAGGTGAATGACGTCATCTAAGACCGTCGCCTCCAACTCTTTCCCGAGGTACTTACCCACGTTACGGTTAGCCTTGAGCTGTTTCTGGATGGCCTTGAATGCATACTCTTGGTCGTTCTTGTATACCGACCCGTTGACGGAGACGAAGTAGTTGGGGTCCTTACGGAAATCCTCCAGATCCTTCTCCGTAAATACCCCTTCCCCGGTGCTCCCGAGGTAGTTCTCAATGGAGAGGTTACAGGTGATGATCGTCGAGGGGTACAGGGACGCGAAGTCATTACAGGTCACGAACAGGTGCTTACCCGGGGAGGGTTGTCGGACATAGGCTCCCACTAACTCCCCTCGCTCTCCGCCGAAGCGTGGAGGGGGTACGACCTTGATGCCTCGGGCGAAGAAGTAGTTGAAGAAAAGGGCTTCACTCAACTGGATCTTCGACTGGCTGGCGGAGGCCTTGATACCACAGTACAGGGCCTGGGAGTAGAGGCTGTTGAGAGTCCCGAAGCAATGACTGATCATCTGTACCAGGACCGAGTCGATAGCGTTGTAGAAGACGTATTTGGTATAGTCGGAGTTATAGAGGTCCTGGAGGTCTCCGTCGTACTTGATCTTGTTAGCTCGTACCGGTGACTCACTCGCAATATAGTCCAGGGAAAGGGACTCCTTCTGGGGCATCACCATCATATCAAACTGACCGATGATGTCCATCATGTCTAAGATCCACGTGTGGTTAGGACAGGGTAGGTCGATATTACCATCCCGGAGGTCCACGTACCTCATACGACTCATCGATCCATCCACCGAACACTTACTGAAGCGGATATCAGGATAGTAGAGCTTACAACGGTTTACTATGTACTGCCAGTCGAAGCCAATGCTGTTCCACCCTCCGAGGACTGGTACTTTGCTTACCACATCCCCGAGGAAAAACTCCAGCATATCTCTCTCGGAGTCAAACTGGATATAGCGGAACGACGGGGTGGGGGGTTGCGCCGAAGGTGACGCACAACCACGTTGTGAGTTCATCTTCTTGAAGTATTCGGAGGAGGAGATCCACTCATCGAACTGTTTTTGGAGAGCTTCAGAGTCCTCCAGAGGGCGCGTCCCGAGGACCATCGTATGTAGTTCGGGGCTTACCACAGAGATGGTATAGATAGGGTATTTGGCCTGTGAGGGATGGGGAAACTCCTCCTTATTCACCTCTACCTCGATGTCAAAGACGTACATCTTAGGGTTGTACTTAGCATGTACCAGAGCCTGCTCCGAAGGGGGCAGTTCGCGGAGGAAGTTGAGGAGGTCCAATTTCGTTGGGGAGTCGGTATAGGCCATCTTACAAGGCTTTCCGTTCCAGTTGGTGTACTTACCTGACGGATCCTCGATATAAGTCTTAAACCGGGACACGTTATATTCTTTGATCTGCTTCCCCCCGGTCTTGGTGACGTAGGAGACCGAGAGCTTCCCTCGTCGTCGGTTGAAGTAATAGTCTAATATCATGCGATTTATCGTATGCGAGGGGTCTACTGACCCCTTTCATGTGAAACTTATGCGAAGCGTATGCTTTATCTAATCTTACGAAACAAAAGCCCCAGTACCCCTGCGGTAAGGAGTACCAGGACCTGTATAAATCTGAAAAAGAGTCTTACCATTTATGGTTGTTTACAATTTCCCTTGCCATTCGGTGGAGGTGGTAGAGAACTCGATCTTGGGGGTACTCAGCGGAGTTACCATCCCCGAAGGGTCTGGGCTCCGTATGGAGACCATCAAAGGCAAGGATAAAATGTCCCGGGTTATTGGGACTCTTGATGATCTCTATCACGTCTCCAGTCGTGAGCACATCTGCAGTACTGTAGGCCTTCTCGTACCAGTCAAAGTCATAGGCTACCTCGAAACTATTGTAGTTCTCCTCATCACAGTAGATGATATCGTCGAGGATAGGTAAGCCTTCGGTGGTTACGTCCAACTCACTCAGGAAAGCCTCGACCGATTCTTTTCCCTGGAGTACATCCATCCCAAACCACAGATGGTTGAATAGCACCTTGGATTCGAGATGGAGGTTAGAGATCACCTCTTGATCTTCTACACGGAATCGAAGGTATCTCTTCTTACCCTCTACCATTACCTTGATGGAGGTCGTCATTGTATTACCACATTCTCTCCAATTAATTCTCGTTGTCATATGGTCGTTATTTGTATATAGATATATCCCGCGTCGGCGGACTATAGCTGCTTAATGTAGATATATCAAAAGGTGGATGGAGATTTTTACTGTTCCTATAAGAATTTATAAATTTGGGTGGTCTTGGTGGATCTGGGAAGGATGATTAAACTTAGAATAGGTCTATAAGGCTCATAATCGCTCCCTATGCGCCTCAAATATCTTTTTAATGGGTTAGTATAGGTCGAGCTGAGATCGCGCAGTAGGGCGCGATTATGAGACTCAACAGAGTTGCGCGAGGCCGTAAGGCCGAAGCTCATCATATGTAGCTGATATCCTCGACGCGAGGCTAATCGCTTATAGCGGATATACTCACATCATGAGTTTAGTCGCCTGTTGTGGATATACTTATCGACCAAAACATACCATGAAAATTTCATCTGCGAAGCCCATCACCTGCGGTGGATCACATAGCTGAACCACCTAAGTGATCCGGGTGGTGACTTACCATCAATTTTTAGTACCCAAAAATGGGCTTCAAAATCAGGGAATTTTGGGCACACCAAAAAGTGCGTTTGCGCGCGGTTGACCTCGGAGACCAAAAAGTGCGTTTGTGTGCGGTTTGAGTCGGTCGGAATTTAGGGGTCAAATTAGATCATTTTTTAGGGTCCAAAAATCAGTCACTTTTTATACCATTTTTTAGGGCTCAAAAAAGCGCAAAAGCGTTTAGTATTTTTCTTATAAGGAAATTCACGTTCAGAAAAAATCGCTCAAACCGTTAGTCCCAGTGCGTTTGCGCGCTGTTTTGGCCATTTTGCGCATTTTTGCGCATTTTTGGCCTCATTTTTTGCGCTGATTTTGGGGTCATTTTGAGCTCATTTTTTGACCTATTTTGAAGCCCAAAAAAGCACCCAAAAATCAGCCCTCCAAACAGCCCAACTCGGGGGTCTAATTTTGACCCCAAAAACAGCCCAACTCGGGGTGTAAAAAATAGCCTATTTTTTGCCACCAAAAATGCTCAGAAAATACTCGGAAATTACTCCAAAAATTGCCAAAAAATGACTCAAAAAGAACCTATTTTTACCTCTAAAAGTGTGTAGAAATACTCCAAAATGACCAAAAAAGTGCACTAAAATACCCCCAAAATGACCAAAAAAAGAGCTCAAAAAGTACCCAAAAATAGCCTATTTTTGGCTGGAAATGAGGTCCAAGACTTCGATATCAGGGACATATACGAATACCCCATTTTTTAGAGTGATGTACCCATTTCGGTTCCTCTCATTTTCAAATTCCGCAGTAAGGAGGTAGAGAGGAATCTGGTAGGTCACCCCACCATAGACATGAAGTCGATCTGCTGCCTTGCAGATATCCAGTACCTCGGGAATGAGGTCTATTTGAATCTCTCCAATCCGTCTACGGCTGGTCGGGCCCATCTCCTCCACATCAAAAATCTCGAGAATGTGATCCCCTTGTAGTCGGGCCTCATAGGTCTTGTCGTACTGTAAGTTCATTGTTCCGTTGTATTTGTTGTTATGGTAATATATCGCAATTTCTGGTCAATTTTTACCTGATTTTGAGGAAAACATCCATTTTTCCCAAAGTCCGATGGTAGGCAACCACTATAACATATCCTATTTCGCACATAATCGCGCCCTGACGCGCGATCTCGGGTCGGGTAATACATTTGTATAGGTCAATAGAAAATCGCGCGTCATATCGCGTTAAAATGAGCCATGCGGTTTCCGTGCTATTATTTATGGCATGCCCGAGGGATACCCACAAAAAAAAAAAGGACCACCTTGCGGTAGTCCTTGTAAAAATTTTTAGAGGTTTATGGTTCTCCTTAGGGCTCGATGAGTCCCAAAATCTTGGTCTCCTTAATACCGACCACGTCTCCGTAGTCGATGGTCTTGATGCCTTCCTCGAGGCTATGGGCAGCGACATAGCACTTACTCTTGGTGGTCTTGGTCTTGGCATTACCCTTCTTGTCAATCCCGAGGTCTTCGACTTCCTCGATACTCACTTCATAGATCTTCGTCTCAGGGTCGATCTCTCCAACGAAAGGAGCTTCCTTATGACTCAGGGTAATGACCCCTTCGATCCCGTAGTTACGAAGTTCCTTGGTGCATAAGGCCTCCGCCTCGGTAAAGGTCACCGCATCGACGAGGTACTGTTCCTTGTGGGGCTTGTCCTCGGAATTAACTATTACAGTTGCTAAAAAGTACATATTTCTTTATATTTTAATGTTTTTATCTGGCAGGTACTCTTCCACCCAGTCGAGGGAGGGATCCTCTCCATTTAGCAGGTCCTCCACGGCCTTACGGAACTTATCATCCCGGAGGCACTCGAGAAGGAGGTACTTAAATTGATAGGTATCCATTAGATCGAGTCAAAAATCTCATCCAACGAAAGGTTCTCCGGAGCGAGGAGCTTGTAGTTGACCTTGATCTCATTCACATCACAGGGCTTCAGGTCGTACTTCACCATCTGGGTAAGGAGGGGCTCCGGGATAGTCTCCTCACTGATCCACACGAGGGTCTTGTTATAGTCTAACATTTCCCTCACGGCCTCGGGACGCGCACTGAAGTAATCGATTCCAGCAATCTCCTCCGCTATCTCATCAAAGCGATAGAAAAAGTTTTTACCATAGTCCCCGATGATGGAGTCGTAGTACTTCTTGGAGAACCCGTACATCCTACCTTTTTTCTCCACCCTCACCACCGGTTTGATATTGTCGCCGGCGTCCCCACAAAGGATTTTCTCCGTGACGATCTCAAAGGGGTTGATATAGGTGACCTTATCACAGCACCTCTCTATATTCTCCGTGTGGACGACCTCAAAACCCATGAAGTCCTCTAAGCCTTCTTTCTTGGCTGACTCGGGAAGGACCAACCCAGCCTTATCATTGTACCACGCGGTGAACCTCCCCCCGTCAATCTGAACGAGCTGTTGGAGGTCTCGGTCACTCGACCAGATAAGGGCATCGTCACCGGAGGCATTGATCTTTCTCGACCAGTACCACATCCAGTCGTCACCCTCGATCCGGTATTCTTTGGAGGTGGTCATATAGTTCGAACAGGTGTCGAAAAACTCCTCGAAGGTCTTATACACATAGGGGAAGTCCAACTCACTCTTGGTCTTGGATCGGTTCCCCTTGTATTTGACTTCACCCAATTGGGGAGGCACGGGGAGTTCCTTTCTCCAGCTACCTCCGTCGGCCACCAACACGATATTAGTGATGGGAAACTTATACAACATCCCCGCGATAGACCGGGCAAGGAGCTCCTTGAAGTTCTTGGCAGACATCTCCTTTACCGCTTCCGGAGCATCCACATTCATTCCTTTTCCCAGGGCATACACCCTGCTAACCATTAACCAGTTGCCATCAATAAGCAGTACCATTTTTAATTTTATCCCAATACAGTTTGTTATACATTCCAAAGGAGCCGGTCCATTTGAAGGTCTTCCCTTCGTATTCAAATACCAGCCCCTCGAATATATTATCAAGAGTAGGGACAGAATAGTTAGGTACGGATACCATTTCCTCCATCATCCCGTAACCCTTACCTAACATACCGTGGGTATGTTCCTTGAGATAGGAGCCAATACGCGTCACGATCTCTCGTACCGGTGTCGTACACTCGATAAACAGACTACCCAGCTTCTTGTCCAGGGCTCCGATGACCTCGGGGTTCTTGGAGAGGTCTTTGATGTCTTTCAAAGAAGCCGGCCCCGGGGCGGGGATGTCTTTCAGTGTGACCTTGTTCTCCCCGTGGTAGGTACTCTCCCCGATCATTCGACGGAACATCAACTCCTTTACTATTGGGAGCTCATCATAGAGGAGAATGTTAGAATCCCAGTGACGGTCGAACTCCTCTCGGTAGATCTCCCCGAAGGTTTTGTTCTCGCTGTGGTGAATGTGCCCAATCATCCCCTCCACGACATTCATATCCACTCCACAGACCCTTACCTGATGGCTGGTGACGAACTCCTTCGGCCAGGGGAGAGACTCCACCTGCAGTGGGGTGTCGTCAAAAGTAATGGCATGAACAGCAAAGAAAGGGGCATCGTATTTGATGATATTGGTGATGTCCTTGTAGACGATGTCCCCAATGACTCGGAGCTCGCCTCCACCGGTTTTCTTTAGGAGCTCCTCCACCGTATAGAGTAGATAGGGTTGGTTGATGAGGTTATAGGCTATCCAGAAGGCTATGCCGGCATCTCTACCAGCATACTCCGACATGATAGCCGTACCATCAAGGCCACCTCGGTCGATATGAGCCTTATTACGGATGAGGTGGAATTTCTTCGTCGTCTCGTTGAAACGGAACTGTACTCCGAAACCATCGATCTTCTCTGTATAGAGCCCGTTTCGCACCATCTTCTTCAGGTCCGCCGGGGTCAGGGTGACATCCTCCCAGGGATGCTTCATATGTCCGCTTAGTCCTCCCATGTTTGTTTTAGTTTTTTTTATATATCCCCTTACGGGGCTAGTCATATTTATGGATATATAGTAAAAGTGCTGCCATTTTTAACAACTGACCCCAGGAAATCCATTACAGATCTCCCAGGGTCAACCAAACAACAACAACATGAACAACAAGTGACCCCACTAAGATTCGAACTTAGGGCTCGCGGGTTAAAGGCCCGCTGCTCTACCAACTGAGCTATAGGGTCGTGTCGTACTCTCTATGGGAGTTGCACCCATGTCTCCCCGTCGGGTAATTCTCACTACTTAAACTAAGAGAGCCCACCATATTTTTACCTCAGACTGCGCGCCGCTGCAGCAAAATATGGAAAATACATCTATTCCCAACAAGGGGTATTAAACTCCATCTCTACACGACCGATATCATCCGTCCAAAAGTCAATTCGTGGCATAATCTCCTTTTCAAATATCTCCAGCTGCTTCTTCTTGAGGTACTCTCCGAAAAGGGCATCCACCATCTTCAACATTACGGGGTTTGCTGAGGGGATATTAAATGCCTCGTCGAGTTGGGTCTGTAGGGTCTTCAACTGGTCCTGGAGGCGCTCGATCTCACGGTCTCGCTTTTCGATGGCGTAGACCAGGGAGTTATGTGCGGAAATCACTCGAAGGTGATCCTCCTTACGAATAGGACCCTTTACATCAAAGGTCGATAGGGTTTTGAACTGTTCCATAAATTGGGAATTTTTTGTTTGTTAATTATAATTAGGAAACTACCGCGTAAATTTTATACTCTTGGAGGTAACTATCCTTGAATTTGTGGTATACATCTTGGATTACTTCATCCATAGTCCAATCATCACTATACCTGCACCACGAGGATCCACCCAGCTTACCTACGGTGAGTTCGAAATAGTCTACGTGGAAGTACACTCCGGAGGCCGCCAGGATATACTCCATAGCCTTGATCTCGGTATCAAAGGTCCTGTGGACCCCCTCAGGATTACTCTTGTAGTCTAATACCACTCGGTCTCCATAGGTGACGATAAACTGTTCCATAGTCATATATAACAAAAAGGGGTAGGTTTTTTACCTACCCCCTTAAATTTATCCGAAGATTATCCGAAGATCCCGCGGAGCCACCAGGCAATACTGCCAACGACTCCAAGAGCAATCAGAGTACCGAGACCGAACATCCCGGCGTGGATATAATCGATCTTCTTATCAAGTCGGATATACATTTCATCCGAGATACCGAAGAATCGGTCCAGCTTACGCTTCCAGTCTTCGACGATGAAGACATCCCCGCTCGCTAACGATACCTTCTTCATTCGCTGGATATTACCCATCTGGTTGACGCGGTAGTACTTCTCCGTACCGTCCTCCATCGTGATTTTCAGACCCTTACGACCGTCGGAGTATCTAACAAAAGTTACCCCGGTCTGATTGACCCAGCTGAAGTAGATCTCCTGATTAGCCTTCACCGACTCGGGGTTGAGCTGGACTACCTTAATATCTTCCAGATTTTCAGGAACAAAGCCTTCGCGGGGGTTCCACGCACCACCCTTTTCCAGAGCACCGGACCACTGCTCCACTACATACACATACTTACTCATATCTATAAATTCATTAAAATACCAAATAATATCCCTAATCCATCACACCAGAGGTCTTTCCTATCCACTTTACCACCAGTGAAGGCATCGTACTTCTCCTTACCGTAGCCTATACCGAGGGTGAGTAGAGCAGCCAGCAGCCACCCAAACATAAGCCAAAGTACCTTGAAGAGGATGGCGGAGAAGATGACATGCAGGAGACCATCTGCTCCGAGGTTTTTGTAGATCGTGATGGCTATCTTATCCAATTTTCGCATAGATTAGGGTTTATATATAAATAATCCGGGGGGTATATAAAAATTCACCCCCGACAAGCTTCCTTGCCGAGGGTAAAAATAGTAGTTACTGTGAACTCACTAAGCAGTAAGGTAATCCTGAATGACTTCGGGAGCACTGTCTACATACTCGCTGTAGTCATCGAACTCGTTATCGGATTCGTGGAAGTACTTCTCCAGGACAGCGACGACCACTCGTAGGGGGGCATTCTTGATCTTGTTGTACTCGTCTACGGGTAGGCTTTCCGTCTTAGTGATGACCTTAGTCTTTTCATCAAAGACTTCTTCATACTCTTCGTGGAGGAGGTTAAGGACCTGGGCAGCGAAGAAGGAGGATCCACCTTCATTATAGTCGAGGTCAGCAGCCTCAGCAAAACCGACAAATCGGTCGAGGACGAGGATAAGGTCTTCAGCCGACTTCAGGTTGTTGGGCTGGAACTTGAACTTCTTACAAGCCTTATCGAGGTCGGTGAATGCTTCATACTCACGGTACTCATCGGCGATGTCCTCCATATCGTCATCAAAACCGAGGGACGCGAGGAGAGCTTCTCCGGGGTTCTTGTCAGCGATCCAGTCAATGGACTCGGGGAGCTTGCTCTCGGTGATGGGTTCCTGTGGAGTCTGCTCCTGTAGCGCTACCCCTTCAGGGGTGGTACTCCCTTGGAGGGCCTCCTGGAGAGTTTCTTTCAAACTTTTCATATATAGATATCTATTTTTAATGGTGACCGGTGGGGGACTCCAACCCTCATAATACGTTTAGGAAACGTAGGCTCTATGCCGTTGAGCTAACCGGCCTTAAACAGGACCGCGGGGAGTAAGGGTCTATTTAGCCCCTCTATGCGCACCTCTGTGGATGGGCGAACTCCCTTTGCGTATCCTGTATTTATATATCAGAGATTACACCAAAAAATTTACTCGCGGTAGCCGGAGAAATTCTTGGTCTTGGGGAAAGCAGCCTGAAGCTTAGATAGCTTAACTCGCTTCTTACCAACAGCCATCACCGTGACCTTATTCACCTTCGTCGTGTTGGTCAGGTCTCGCAGGTCGGGACAGTCGAGGAGCTCGAGCTCCTTAATCTCACCCGGGAGGTTCATGAGGGTAGTAAGACCCTTCGCCCCGTTGATGGTGAGCTTATCGACCTTGGACCCGTCGGCAAAAAGGCCTTCGAGTTGGTTGAGAGTACAGTCAATAAAAGTGATCGTACCCTTCCACTTGGCGATATGGAGGTTGATGGGAGTGATATTCTTGAAGATGAGGTGACCCTCCCCCTCGATACCGTTGGGGGAGTAGGTCACTTTCTTGATACTTCCTCGGTTGTTCTTTTCCAACCAGTCTTTGTTGAGCTCGTTATCCAGAGCATCAAAGTCCGCGTCGAAAATACTCTCCGAGATGAATTGGTTCAATCCTCGCATAGTTAGAAACGATTGCGGTGACGACGGATAGACTCCCTGATAAGTCTCTCGCGACTGTCCTTGATCTCATCCAGCCCTTCGGTGATCTTATTCACCGGGACGATGGTGGAGAAGTCAATAGACTCCCAGAAACGGCTCACGGCATCAGCGGAGGAGAAGTTGTAGATCTGGGCCTTGCGAGCAATAGCTTCCTTGACCTCGATGGAGGCGAGGTTGTAGATAGGACGGATGTTCGCAGGCATACCTTCGAGGTAGAGGGGCTCGGTAGCCTGCTTGGCAGTCCTACCAAGAGTAGGCTTCTTAATTTCCGTGCTCTCGAGCATGGCAATGACGTCGAGGATCTGGTTACGCTTGCTGCTACCACTCTCGTTGATGAGCTGTTGGGCGTTGCTTGTGGCACTCTCCACGATAGAGGGCTTCACCTGTTCGTCGAAGTACTTCTCTACCGTAGGGGTATATTCCTCCACCACCCACTGCTGGAAAGCCTTGGCGAGGTCGTTCTTACACCAGTTTTCAATCACTGGGGTGTACTCTTCCTTCATCCAGTTCTCCATGACGGGGACAAATTCCTCCACGATCCACTTCTGAGTACCTTCGGCGACCATCTGGATAGTCTGTTCCTTGGCCTCGTTGATACGGTCGGATACTTCGGTGAGGAGGTGCTCGGCGAAGTAATTATCCAATTCCTTGGTATACTCTTCCTTGACCCACTTTTCTGTGGCCATAGCCAGGGTATCACGACTTTCCTGAATCTTAGAGTCTACGGAGGTGAGGACCTCTTCCTTGACCCAACCTTCGACCTGTTCGGGAAGGGCCTTCAGAGCCCCTTCGTTGGCTGCTACCATAGCCTCCAGCTCCGCGACCTTCTTCTGCAGTTCGATGATGGTATTTTCTGAAGCCATTTGGGGGTCGTTAGCACCGTAGTCAGGACCTTCCGTGTTAACGGTAGGACCGGAGGGACCTTGTTCAGGAACATTCGGCTCAGTGGTGTTGTGTGATGAGTCACTTTCCCCGGTAGGGGCGCTTTCCATAATGATACAGAAGTTGTCGAACTCTTCGGCCGACTGGTTCTCGTTGAGGTGCATACGAGCCTGACTGAAGCCGGGAGTACCGACGAGGTCATAGGTGGAGAGGTTCTCCAGGGTGACGTTACCGTTCTTGTCAATACGACCCTGGGCACGCGAAGAGACGAAGAGAGGGAGACCACCTTCGACGATCTTCTGGGCAAGTTCCCCCTTAGGAGTGTTAAGAAGCTGAATAGTACCGGAGACGACCCCCTTCTCGTCGATGTTGATGTCGATGATCTTGTGGGAGATATTCTCCAGGGTAATGTTCATCGTGTCGGGGTGTTCGAGTTCCCCGGGGATACCACCATTCTCCTTGATGCGCTCTTGGAGGATCTTCACACACGACTCATAGTTCTTCTTTTCATAGACGCGGTGGTTGTTATTGCGTACCCCGCATACGCCAAAGGTCCCGGAGAGGGTCATGAGCCCGTCTCTGCGACCAGTTTTGAGATCACTGACCTTACCCAGCGTCTCGTAGACAAAACATTTATTCATTTAACTATATAGTTGTTTTATATATAATAATTGGTTTATTTTACCATATGGTTAGTTTTTAGCAGTTCAAATACCTTCTTATCGGGGTAAATATAGAGCTTGGAGAAGGTAGCAAAGTCCCCAGAGACAATAGCTTCGCGACATTTGGTAGCACTAATGTCCTCATCCGATCGGGGGATCTCCACCAGTTCAAACTCCGGGTCTAACCCAGCCTCTGCCCCGTACTTATCCACCATCCTCGCGTAGTCTTTGTATCGGTCCGTACCACAGAACCACGCTCGAATCCGCGGAGCAGCTGGCCAGCCCATCTGCGGAGCAGCTGGCTGCAAGCCCATCCCAGGGATGGCCTTGCCAATCTCCACAATATCCGCGGATTTGACCAGGACGATACGGAAACCGAGTTTTTTCATCGGTTCGGCATATAGGTCGAGGAGGAAACGACTGTCCCAGGGCTTACGCTCGTCAGTCTTACTCGTGTCAATCATACAAAGGACTGGTTCCAGTCCCTTCCTCTTGGCCTCCAGAATGAGCTTCAGATGACCTTTGGTAAGGGGCTGGAACCGTCCGACGATGATAGCGGGTTTATTGCTCTTCACCATAAATATCCCACAAACGGTCGTACATAACTTGTAACAGGGCATCGGTAGACTGGTAACCCTGGACTTTTTTCATCTCAGGGAAGTTCTTCTCAATGACCTTCTCGTAGTCATTACTTACGAGGGTGAGGTAGTAGGCTTCCTTGGTATCAAATCGATACTCCACGTAGTCTTTGATAGACCCTACGAGGTCGATAAAGGGCCGGGCAATTTTCAGTCCCTTCTGGTGTTCCTTCTCCACCTCGAGGAAAAAGTCTACCAGTGGCTCGAGGAAACCATTGATGCTCCGGTAGTTCCCTACTACTTCGCGAAGTAGTTTCTTCAGCTTGGGATAACCACTCACCAGCGGTTCGACCTTGCTAATACTTGAGTTGATGTATCTTTCATAGGAGGTATAGCTACCCTCACTAATAAATTTACTTAGACTTTGCATGTCTTTTTTATTAATCATAAGCCTTCTGGGCTGGCTGCTTGTTGTAGATATATATAAGAAACCCCCTGTAGGAATTTACAGGGGGTTGTTCCGTAGGTTTAGCTCTTTCCAAAAGCCTTTTCTACCTCTTCCTCATCAAACTTATCGTTCAGGAGGTCATAAACATTCACTTCCTTTACCTTACTATGGTGTTTGAGGGTCTTGAGTGAAGGGAGGTTATTAAGCTCGAGGTGATCTATATAAGCAGGTAGGCCATCCAGGGTCTCGAGATTTTCACAGTCGATGATAGATAGTCGTTCTACATGCGAATCCTCGGTGAATAGTCCTTCCAATGACTTGTTCGTGGTACTGATGGTGAGAGTGCCTCGCTGCCAGCTGTGTATACCACCCAGATCGGTGGGAATATCATCCACAAACAGGTCTACATCTCCTGCACCTTTGATCCCATATTTCTCCACCCACAACTTCTTTAGTTTCCCTTTATAGTGGTATCGGATCCAATCAGCCAGCTGTCGTTGGTATATAAGGCTGAATTCATCACTAATATGTTTCATATGTTTTAGCGTATGTTTCTTAAATTATCTCACAGCTCCCACCATTACAAGCTACCGCTCCGAGTTCTCCGGCGGACTTCTCCTTTCTTCCCGACATAATAGCGTGGAAATCGATCTCATTCGCTTCCAGATAGGCTACAATATCGTTATATTCCCGGACAGTCTCCTCGGTGATACTGGTAAAGGGTAGGTTGGGGTACGTCCCAGGGTACTTAGGGAGGAAGCTCACCCCGGTATAGAGGTGACTATTGACGTACATCACCGCGGCTACCTCATCCCATTCGTCTTCGGAGACCTCGACGGTACAGCTGACGTTATTGGGGATCGAGGTATGGTCAATATTAGGATTGACCCCCTTGTTGACCCAGAAGTGCTTCACCATCCCGATCGTCTTGAGGTGCTCCACAGCGGTAATCTCCGGCTTAGTAATAACCTTGCCCGTCACCACACAAGGGAAACTGATGATGTATTCCTTGTTCTCATATTTGGCCATCGGAGTACCAACCAGGGCTTTCCATTCTGGAGAGAGAGCCGTCGTACGAACGCGTCTCAGGTAGGTCCTATCATGGGCTGGGTGGATACCGGGACAGTAGAGGTTGAGGATGGTAGTGGCCGATCCCGAAGGCTTCACCGTCGTGCAGCGCTTACAAGGTTGGATATTGAGCATACGAGCGGTCTTGACATTCTCTGCAACGACCGTCTCTGCCCCCCGGGCAAGCGTCTTGCCCTTCATCAGGTCGGAGGCCATAATACCGGTAAGACTGACGCCAATAGCTCGGTCGCGCTCGGCAATCATCTTCGTGTTCTCATGGAGGAACTTAAAGTCGGTATACAAGGACTGGATAGTGGCAACGAAGGAGGCCACGCGACACAGCTTGAGGAAGAGCTCGGGGCTATCGACCTTCTGACAGTTGATCTCCACCAGATTACAGAAAGCAAAACCTGATCCGTCCTCACAGACGGGATTCATAACAATCTCCGCGCAGGGGTTGAGGGTGTGGTTGTAGCTGTCTACCTTGATGAACCCTGGCTCTCCGTACTGCTTGGTGAACTCCAAAATCTCCTTGTACTCTCCATAGGAAAGGGGTTCTCCGTAGACCGTGAGGATGGAGTTATTGGCCATCGCGAGCTCGCGGTGTTCCTCGTACCAGTTTCCCGTCTTGATCTTCTTCATCCCCTCATCATCCTTGTCAAAGAGAGCGATCATAGCCGATCGTCGGACGCCACCGGAGATGACGGCAGAGGCAATATGACAGAGGATAGTATGAATCTCCGTACTCTTCATCTGACGACCCTGGCAGCTGTTGAGGACCTGACGGATACTGGTCATCGCCGTGATGAGTGGCTCGGGTCCTGGAGCAGTGAACTTACCGTCGATAGTAGACCCCGCAGGACGGATCTGGCCGTAGTCGAAGGTGGGAATCTTCCCTCCATTGAAAGCACAGTGCATAAGGACATCGATGGCATAAGACCATCCCTCGATACTGTCTTGGACGCTGTAGATCTGGTCCGTGTCGATGAGTTGAGCCACCGCGGGGAGTTTCTGGATATGCTCCTTGTGGAGGCTATAACCAACCCCACAGCCACAGAGGAGGAGGTACATAACCTCAGCAAAGACCCTCTCTCGGTCGATGAGGGTAGAGGAGCAGTTATAGATCTTGGCGTGATGCTTGAGGATACCGGAGGAGAAATTGCGACTGGCGAACTGACGAGCTCGCTGACTGCTGAGGAAGAATTTAGCCTTCTCCAGTTTCCTCGCCTCCTCCAGCAGTTCCCCTAAGGGCTCGTCGTAGTAACCCTTGTACTGGAGGAAGAGTTTGTGCATGTCGTAGATACGGTCTACACTCTCCTCCCACGTCTCCAAACTGCCGTCTTCCTTGCGTTGGGAGTAGTTCTTGTAGAATACATAGTCTCCGAGATGCTCTAAGCCTGTTTTTATCATATATGTGGTATTATTATCTTCCAAAAAATTTGTGTCGTAGGAGACGGTTCTGGTCTACCCCGTTGTCTTCCATCCATCTCTGCAGGTGCTCCTTGGTATAGAAGTCGTGGATGAGCAGCTTCGGCTCCAGGGTGAAGAGTACACAATGACTCCGGATGATTCCCCCGTCGAGGACTATCTGGTACTCGTCGAAGAACAGGGGGAATGACCCTGTGGCCGCATCATAAGGACTGATGGTTTGATACATAGTTGAAGTTTCTTTAAGTAGTTATATAGCCACAAAGTGGTTATGTAATGTAGAGCTTGCTCTATATTATATATCACTAAAAAAGGGAGGATTTTTAGTCCTCCCTTTAAGTTTTTTTGTGTGGTGAAATGTCCTAAAGACCGTCCTTTCCATCCACGGCAGCGGCAGCGAAGATATCCTTGAACTTAGCCCCGAGCTTCTGCTGGCTCTTGGAGTAGTCAGGGAGTTCCTTCATCGATGACAGACCCCAGGCCTGAAGCATAGGCTTGAAGGTAGACTCGATTTCCGTCTGACGAGTAGCAGGAGACTTGTCGTAGAGACCACGAGCGATGAACAGGAACTTACGCTTGTCTTCCTTGACCTTACCGGCGTACATCTCCAGCATGATATCAAAGACATAGCTCGTGAGCTGGTCAGAACCGGTAGAGATGAGCCAGTCGGTGAGACTCTCGTACTCTTCCTCCGTAGGGAGGGCCTTCGCATGGTTAGCTACGATAAGCTGGGCCAGAGGTAGGCTGACCAGGGCCAAATCCTTCTTGGGGATATTGATGCCCTTACCACTGTTCCTCCAAACGGCATCGACAATAGCATCGAAGTTACCGATCTTTCGGATCATGTCGAGGAACGCCAGGAAGCTATCCACGGCATCCGCAGGGACGTACATATTGAGCGTCATAGCAATGATCTCACGGGGGAGGTCAAAGATAGTGAAGCCTTCCAGAGTACCGGTCTGGGCATAACAAGCCAGCTCACGCATAGCATTGGTCCAGGCTCGTGGGGTACACATGAGCTTCGTCTCCTGGTCCATGTCGCCCTTTTCATTCGGATCCCAATAGAAGAACTTACCACCACCGAGCTGTTCTGTCTCGGCCATCTCCAGCCACTGGGTGAGGACGGGGGAGATATAACCCTGGGTCTTGGCCCACTTGGCCCAGCTCTTGGCCGTTGGTTCGTAGTAGACTACGGAGAAACGGTTGGAGAGAGCGTTACCGATGTTCGACTGACCGGAGAGCTCGTCTTCGGCACGGTTAGAAGCGCAGATGATGACCCAACCAGAACCGAGTTTGTATCCATTGAAACGACGCTCGTTGACGAGGGGAAGGACCACGTTAAGGACCTGAGCAGAAGCACGGCTGAGCTCGTCGATGAAGAGTAGACCCTTACCACAGGCAGCGTCTAACTCATTATCCTTGACGGCATCTCCCGTAGGCTTGTAAACAGGCAACCACGTCTTGGGGATATCATCGGCCTTCGTCTCCCCATTTACCTCCACGTACTTGGGGAGGGTGAAGTTTTCCGGAGTCTCGTTACTCAGGGTCTTGACGATGAGGTTCCAGTCCTTACCATCAGGGAGCGTGTTAAGAACCGTTTCGAGGATAGCCGTCTTACCAATACCCGGAGCTCCGTAGATGAGCAGGGGAGCGACCTTACCATTCTGCTTGAGAGCGATATTGATTCGCGCCTCCAGAGCGGGGGTGTCTAAGACGTTGTACTTGGCCAGGGGGTCTTCGTTCTGTAGTTTCACTTCGTTAAGTTCTTCTGCGGTGATCCAACCGAGTTCTTCTAATACTTGGGGGAGCGCCGAGGTTTGTTCTTCCTTGACCATTCGGCGAAGATAGTCGAGGGTGTTACCCTTACCGTAGAGGTTGTAGGCATCCTTACGGGAGGTCTTGAAGCCGATGGCCGAGCTCTCTACCTTACCCAACTGGACAAAGGTAGTGCTCTTGTCAATCTCCCCGGAGCGGTAAGCCTCCCCAGCGGTGATAGGGTTGATAGCAGGTTGGATGTGACCTTCGGAATCCACAGGACACCAATAGGAGCCCTTACCGATCTTAGCCACCCAACCAAAGACCATTTGAACGGCCTTGGTAAACTTTTCCTTTACCACCTTGCCGAGTTCCTTGAGTTTAGCGGTAAAGCTTCCCTCATTCACATTCGCCATAATCGATGGTACGGATTCTGTAAAATCTGTGATCTTTTTCATTTATATAACGTTATATATCAAGAATACGACGTAAGGTCGCTTCCCTCTGATCTTCCGTGCCACGGATGGTGTAATAACCGTAGGGGCAGGTATAGGGATCATTGAGAAGATCTTGGATATATCCGTCAATAGCACGCTGATATACCGGATCGACCGGACGAACGCCGTCGTCGATAATATCAAACTCAATGGGGAAGTACACGATAAGTGGTTTGTAGTCTACCATCCACGCACGGATCTCCATACGCATCTGTTTGATGATATCCTTGTACTTCTCCGGATCCTTGTCGTAGAGGAAATAGGTGTAGGCGAGGACATCCAGAAACGCTCGGTCACTGATATACTCCTCCTGATCTTCAAAACGAGACTTATACTCGTTCCAAATGATCATCTGGGTATCTAACCCGGCGTTCTTCGTATCTACCCCCTTCTTGATGAGCTCTCTAACGACCTCGGTGATGACTGGATAGTCTTCTCGGAAGCGGTCCAACATAGTCGTCTTACCGGTTCCGTGACTACCGGTGAAGACTACTCTTGGTAATTTCTTTTGTTTCGTCATAAATAGTTTTCAGATGGTCGGGAATACACCCGTCAATTATACTATATATATCACAGTGACAGCTACTGAATGTTACCTGTTCCTGCACATAAATAATTTTGATTTTGTTCGGAAGGGATTTGATGTAGTCTTCTACCGACTTAGTGAGCTCACTCCGTTGGATATAGAGCTCTAACTCATCCCCGGGACGAGCCTGATTAAGGGTCTCGAGCGTAACTCTTAAGAACCTGATACTATCCATATTCTCTATACTGGTGAAGGTCTTAAAATCTTCTGTCGTATAGATGTACTTACCTGGTGAATCTGCAGAGCAGCTGGCTTGCCCATCTCCAAAATTGAAGGCAAAGCAGCTCCCGAGGTTGATTTTGTTCCCCTCGAAGAACCGTTGGTGGAGATGACCACTGATTACCGGAACCTTGGGCATATTCATAGAGAGGAGGTCGGTATGGGTGAGGATAGGTTTACCCTTACTATAAAGACCCTCTATCTCTCCGGTCTTAGACCAGGGCACGAGGATGCAATCATCTAACTCCACTACCTCCCTCACGATGACCGGTTGGTCCAGGACCATCTCAATACTCGTATAGTCATCACTCACCGGGGAGTAGATATCGTGGTTACCGGAGATAATGTAAAACTCTGTGGAGTATTTCTCTATCTCGTTGAAGAGTTTCCTTACCTCTTCCCCGATCTTCACCGGGACAAACTCCCTCGAGTGGAACACATCCCCTAAGTGGAAGACCCGGCCAGGCTTCTTCTTCAGTAGCTTCAGGAAAGTCCTCATAAACTTCATCTGACTCTCGAAGAACGAAGGAGAGGCCTGTCGGTATCCGAAATGGGTATCTGTTATTAGGTACGATACCATAAATTGTACAACTTGGTCTTCTTTTTGATATAAGCGTACTTGGCCTGTAACTGCTTCTCGTAGTTGGGACTGGAGGCGTACCTCTTACCCGACTTGTTCACGAAATTATTCATCAGCTGTTTGACAGTCTTACCCTTCAGATAATTCTGTCGCAGCAGCACGCAGTAAGGTTCAATACTCTCATTTACATTCTTGTAACCCACGGAGCGGCTTATCTGGGCCGTGCTGCGGGTCTCATAAGCTCCTACATTCCAAACCGAATAGGTCCTTTTGGCTGACCCTTTCGTTCCGAAATGACTCTCAATATGCCCCTGGGCCAGGATAAGGATAGGGTCGATATCATGTTTGATAGCATAATAGGTGACCCTTTCCGCACTTAGTTGGGACTTGGGAGCGTGCTGGTGTAAATATTCTTTAATCTCTTTTTCAATTTGTTCAGCCGAGCGAGAAGCCACGGCAGGGATAGCGCAGACCCAGAAGAGGACTGCGATAAGCCATTTTCGCATAATAATTTTGTTTTTGTGGGGGCTAATGCCCTTGGCGGTCGGGGACAGGATAATCCTTTCCCCAGGACCCTCAGATAATCCTTTCGGACAGCGCTATACTTTCATCATATAGCAGAGATTGGAGATAGTCTCCATACGGAGCCCAGATCCTTCGGAGATAGACTATAGTCTATCGACTGGATTTATCGAGGATGGCCCAGATGGTGTCATCCAGATCCCCACTCATATCCCAGAAGATCTGGTACAGACTGAGGATGAAATCTGGCCAATAACTAAACACTTGGACGGGGTCGATGACCATACCACAGAGAGCCCCGGCAAAGATCCCGGTGGGTTTCTCCCCTTCACCGAAGTAATCCCATACCCCATATTCGTTATTAGGGTCGGGAAGGGTATCCGGGTTCGACACCGAAACCTTATTGAACTGCAGGTAAGCCAGAAGTTGGATACAAGCACGTCCCAGGGCCTCGGAGCCGGTGTTCCACACCTTCCCATCAAACTCCATGGAAGGGTCTCGTCTTATCTTGGAAGCCATAGTAAGGAAGGGTAGAGCCTCCTTCACATTACTCACTACCTCGAAAAGGACCTGGAAGTCATCATCGCGATCGGTGGAGAATAACTTGGGATAGTTCTCCACACATGCCCCGACAAGGTTATTAAAGTGTTTCAGTCTCTCCGCGACCGTGGTACAGTCACGAAAATAGGTTTTATTTTGCATATTATAGATGGTCTATAGTCTCGTAAAACTCCTCGCGGTCCAACTCAGCCTCTATCTCAGCTTCCAGATCCCCACCAATACTGTGGATGAGCTCCATCAGGGGAGAGGTAATGCTCATAGCGAGCAAGGGATAGTCATTAAAGGAGTAGATGAGCTGGTTGAGGTAACAGAGGAACTGGTCCATGTCCTCGGGAGTGGGTTCAAATAGGTTCCATATCTCGTAGTCAGTGTATACTGGTACATCCTCCTTTTGGTAGGTATCATTAGCATTCACTGTATAAGCATACCCCAGGACCTTAATAGCCACGTCAGACAGGGTCTCCATAGCAGTTCCCCATTCCTCCTCACCAAACTCTTCCGTATAGGGTCTGCCTTCCACCCGGCAAGCAGCTGCACGGTGGAAGAAGGTACGAATCCAGTTAAGATTGGCGGAGAGCTCCGTCAGAAGACGAAAGTAGTCAATGGAGTTGCCGACATAGGCCTCACACCGGGGTAGTATTTTGATGTAATCCATATTGAACAGCACTAAAGTGCCTCACATTAAATGTTATTAAATACGCCTATATATAGCAATATCCGGCGGGATTTTTACTAAGGACCTGCCCTCGGGGAGTCCCCAACACCGGGGTCGCTATGGGGCTCAGAACAATAACCCCAGCTTTCCAGAGCCATCTCCTCAAGAATAGCCATACATAGTTCCCTGCTCGAGGAGGGGATATAACTGGGTAGGTTCTTGCGGATCTCCTCAACTATTTCCGGAGCAAGAAGTGGGGCGTACTTATGACTTTTAGTCTGATAATCCTTGATGATAGCCTCAATACTTTCCTCGGACTCATTGGCCATCTGAGGAGCGTTGAGGATAAGGTCGAGCTTGTTTACCGTCTTGGCAAACTCATAGTCCTCCTTGGTAATGGTGGAGAGATCGAGGAACTCTTCGATGGTGAACTCCTCACATCTACGGATAGCTCGACGACCTTTGATCTTTACCTCCTGATAGAGTATCCCGTCGATGAGGATCATACCGATATTGTAGAACTCCATCTGTTCAGGAATCATTCGACGGTTGAAAATAAGACCATTCATCCCGCGGATCCTTTCCTTGTCGAGGTGGAAGTTTACCGGAGGTACATCGGAGAGGTCCTTCATACCCCAACGCTTTAGTTCCACGGGGAAGTGGGTCTCGTGAATGTATTGCCACGTCTCGGCATCATACTGGTCGATATCACTTACGTTGTGATGTTCCAGGGTATTCCATACCTGTCGGATGGTCTTAACCTCGGGGTTACCCAGGATGTACTTAATCCACACGTACTGGTGCATCACCGCCTTGTAGATGTCCTGAATACTGTACTTGGTATTGACGATGATGGTGTCAAAATTTTGCAGACGATGTCCATAGAAGAGTTGGCAGATGCGGTCATCGTAGAACTCCGCTGGGACGATCGAAGGGGCGTCGTCATACTTTCCATTACAGAAACGTTCGAAGAACATGGTGAACACGGATCCACCTACGCAGCAAATCCAATTGTTTCTGTTTTTTTCTTCTTGAGTGAACATACGTTATAAATTTTATTATGGAGCGGGGGCTCCAATGAAATAATGGTCATTTGAAGGGACGGGTTTGCCCCGCTCCCGATTTATATATCAGGAAATAATAACCGAAAAGTTACATAGCGTTAAAAATTTTTTGGGGGTAGGTAGGAAAAAGGAGCGATTTTTGAGTGGATTTTTTGGGGGGTGAGGTGGACTGTTTGGAGGGCTGATTTTTGGGCTCAAAAATGCGCTTAAAAATTGCTGTTTTGGAGGCTCAAAAATGGCTTAAAAATCGCGCTTTTTTTGCTCTGGAGCGCAAAACTGCGCGCAAACCATTAGTCCCAGTGCGTTTGGAGACTGTTTTGTTGAACGTGAATTTCCTTATAAGAAAAATTAAAGGCGTTTTCCGTACTTTTTTGGGGCTCCAAAATGACTGATTTTGGGTGGTAGAAAAATGAATGATTTTTTGACGATCCCCAACCGCGCACAAATGAACTTTTTGATGGACCTAAAATTGACCCTAAAAAAATTTTTGGATCGATTAATTTTTTTTTGGATTTGAGAGCAAAAATCAGGTTTTCATAGAAGTCAGAGTGTAGCCTATACCATAGCTTCGCGTCTAAGCGCGCATAATCGCTCCCTATGCGCTTCAAATATCTTTTTAATGGGTTAGTATAGGTCGATGAAAGATCGCGCAGTAGGGCGCGATTATGAGCTTTGTAAAAAAAATTTAAGATATTCTCGCACTGAGGCTCACCGCTGCCAGCGGACATCTTTGCGTATCTGATAGTATCAAGATGTGGGTATATCAGCCGTGTGATCCACCTAAGTGATCTGGGTGGTAACTTACCATCAATTTTTAGTACCAAAAAAATAGGATCAAAAATAGGCTCAAAATCGGTACATCAAAAAGTTCATTTGTGCGTGGTTGACCTCGGAGACCAAAAAGCGCGTTTGCGCGCGGTTTGGATGGGTCGGAATTTAGGGGTCAAATTAGATCATTTTTTAGGGTCCAAAAATCAGTCACTTTTTATACCATTTTTTAGGGCTCAAAAAAGCGCAAAAGCGTTTAGTATTTTTCTTATAAGGAAATTCACGTTCAGAAAAAATCGCTCAAACCGTTAGTCCCAGTGCGTTTGCGCGCTGTTTTGGCCATTTTGCGCATTTTTGCGCATTTTTGGCCTGATTTTTTACGCTGTTTTTGGGGTTATTTTCGAGCCATTTTTCGACCGATTTTGAAGCCCAAAAAAGCACCCAAAAATGAACCCCCCAAACAGCCCAACTCGGGGGTCTAAAAATGGCATGAAAAATCGCTCAACTCACCCCCCAAAAAATGACCCAAAAAATGACCTATTTTTGAGCCTAAAAATGACCCTAAAACACCCCCAAAATTGCTTCAAAAATACCCCTAAAATCCCTCAAAAACCATCCAAAAATCAGCCGAAAATCAGTCAAAACCCACTCAAAATCTACCCCAAATTTCTTCGAAATCCTCCCAAAATTTCCTCAAAATCACTGTAAAATTTTCTCAAAATTTCCTAAATATAGACCTATATGAACGGAGCTAAAGGCCTCCTCGCATACATTTATGATAAGCAAAAATCAAGTAACAATTCTAATTTTTGGCACCTATGTCATCGGTCTAATTCTCCTAATGGTGAGCATAAAAGCCCTCTCCAACCCCTCCCCTTTCATTCTGGGGTACGCGGCATTTCTACCCCTAATCGTGGTGGGAATGACCAGGTGGTTGGATAGGTAGGTATATCCGCCACAGGCGACTAGCCCCGGAAGGGGATATCAGCTTGATGATATGCATCGCATAATCGCGCCCTACTGCGCTCAAATCATGCTGCCTATATAAATGTATTACCCGACCCGAGATCGCGCGTCAGGGCGCGATTATGTGCGAAATAAGAGGTGTCTATGATATTAGCAACCATCCGACTTTACAAAAACCCTAAAAATTCATGAATATGGATCCAAAAACCATTTATTACGTCACCGAAGTTTCCGGAGAATACGAAGACTATCGGTCGATTCCCCTTATGGCCTTCTCCACGAAGGAGGCAGCTGAGGAGTTTGCTCAAAGCAAGAGAGATCTGGAATCAGCCCGTCGAAGGATACACAAGAGGGTATATTCCCTGATGAATAAAGAGCGGGAGAAGTACCCCCATTCGGATCTATTCTACCAACACTACGACGAGATTCTGGATAAGGTATACCAGAAGCTGGTCGATAACGGCACCATCGACCCCAACAAATACAAAAGGGAGTTCATCGAGCACTATTACTCGTATGATGATAATGACTATTTTGTCTACGATCTACCTTATATACACTAATATGGAACAGTATATTTTTACGCTGGACGAACCGGCTGCTCAAGCAGAGTACCTCGAGTACTATGTAGAGAAGTGTCAGGACCTTATGACCTCTCTATTTTCCGAACCCAATACCAATAAGACCTTGGAATTTATTGAGAGGAATCTCCAGGTCGTCCTATCTGCTATGGAAAAATCCTCGTGTATGCGACTGGTCGGGGACAAGGAGCTCCCCGAGCTCACCCCCAACGAAGAAGACTCCTTGGTAAGGGCCGTGATTGGTCTTATGTACCAGTACTCGAAGATTTTTGGAGGTATACCCCATCTCACTACCTTTGATGAGCTATTTAAGACCAGTAAGGTCAGCCACAATCACCTTATCAAAGGTCTCCGCGATATGATACAGGATATGGATGAGATGGGTATTTGCAGTAATAGTATTTTTGGTCGCGATTGCTTCCACTTCTACCTCAGTAGGCTATTTGCCTATGCTAATTATCTGGAGATCAATATAGAAACCCGGACTAATGTACTTTATGGTATTTATGTTGGATCTACTGCGGTGGAAAGTGGTTGGATTGGGATAAGTACTAATATCGACGAAGCTCCCACCGGAAAGGTACAAGCCATAGTATGGACCGGGGATAGGTTGGACATTCATCCTTTTACCACCAGTCGTTCTGTGGAGTATCTGAATCAGATAGCGATCATGAATAAGGATAAGATTACTAAGCTGTCCAAAATACTTCATGATAATGTGGAGGAATTTGGTGACGCAGCCGGTGATCTGTGGGAGCATTATGGAAACCTCCTCCGGGCTGTGGGGGCAGATGATACACTTTTGGATATCACTATCGCTCTCCGAGGACATGAGAACATTCGTTTTACTTATAAATAAAAAAGGGGCTCGCGCCCCTTTTTTTATGCCATCTTGATGTAGAATGGTTTCTCCTTGCTTCCATCGGGCCCTGATGACCTCTGGGGCATAACCGGAGTAGGTGGTGGAGTATGGGTCTCCACAGGAGCCCCTGTATCCATAGGTGACAACGAACTCCCGTCAGATAGACCAGGACCTGCCGTAGGAGCATCAAAACCACTTGTCGTACTAAGACCGTTATCGGGTGAGGCAGCCAGATCCGACATAATCTGATGCTGGAGTTGTCGTACCTCATCCATCGTCATATTAAGGTCCTTCAGCAGAGGGGCAATATGCTCGTTGATGGAGGTAGCAAACCCTTCGAAGTTACCTCGGATCGATTGGGACAGATCTGCCCAGTTCCTCAGCATCCTCTCCGTGACCTGTAGTCGTTGTAGGTCGGCCTTATCCAGTCGGTCGAGGAATTTGATGTAGGTATCGGTAATCTCCTTGGTGTTCTTCACCGCCTTATCATCGACCTGGACTATACTCCCGAGGTAGTTGTTAAGGGCCTTCATCAGACCGATACGTCGGGTAATGGAGTCCTCATCCAGATCGGCCACGGAAATGGTTCTCATATTGGCCACTATTGCGGTCGTCATCGTTTGAAGCTTGGCTATAGCCACGCTATCCCCGATCTTCCCCGCCAGGGGCTGTCCCATCAGGGTGGTCACCTCTCCGACCATCTCCACCATCGATTTGGTGTTCCTCACGAGACCGTCCAGTCGTACCTCGGAAGTGGTCTTCGGAGTACCCTTGGCGATCACGGATACAGCTATCATCATATCCTGTACCTTCTTCATATCGATCTCCCCGACCCTACTCAGTTCACTGGAGACCTTCTGGTAGGCTGTGGTGATAGACTTCAGGTTATCGACCTTCACCACCTCGTTATTGGTGATCTTCGTGAGCCCTTCGGTACTGATAGACTTCACGCTGTTGATGATGAGCTTGGAGTTGTTGACCTTGGAGAGGTCGATGGATCCCACCTCCGCAGCTTTCTTACTCAGCTCAGCGATCTTCTTGTACATCTCATCCATCTTGGCAAATACCTCGATCATATCTTCGAGGTCGTCTTCATCAACGAGGTCCTTGTCGGTGAGTTTCTTGGAGATGGTGTTGACCGTATCCACCACGAGGCCGGATTTGACTGTCGCCTGCTGCAGACTGCTGAGGTCGATACCGGCGAGCTTACTAAGACTTCCGGCCATACTCTCCACGAGGGCGATGATACCATATAAGGTCGCTACCTGACCCAGCTGCATCAGGGAATGGACGAGCTTCCACGTACCACCAAAACCAAAGGCCTTGGCTATAGTACCCATTATCCCGTCCTGCTTAGCATTCTCCCACGTATAGGCATCCCCCAGCTTCTGTTGGATCAAGGCAATGGTATCAAAGACCTTACGGATGTTATTTTGGATACTACCGGTATCAATGACGAGACTGGTAAGACCCTGCAAGCATCTGGCTAAGCCGTTGAGGAGGAGCACTACCCCGAACATCATCCCTACATTGACGAACATAGAGAAAGACTGCCACGCGGAGAACATAGTAGGACTTATCCACTGCACCAGGGAGTCGAATAACCCGGATCCGGAGGTATTGAAGATGACCTCTTCTTGAAAACTCCTCACTATCTGACCGATACAGTCGAAGATTTGGGATATGTTGTCTCGTATCTTCCCCGGGTCGAGGTCGAGCATCTGGATGAGTCGGAGGAGACCACCAATCATAACGAGGGCCATCACGGAGAAGGTCATCATAGCTACTGTAGCGAACTGACTAATGGAATCGACGACATTGGTCAGTGGGGGATAAACAAAATCAACGATATCCCCCAGTATACCTCGGTCCTGGGGATTACGACTAAGGAGGGTAGTGGATAACATCTCCGAGATATCCCCCACGAGACTGAGGATATCCCCCACTACCTCTCTAATTTTCCCCCGGTCCAGGGACAGGAGACTCATCAGCTTCAGCATACCACCGATAAGGAGGATAGCGGAGATGGATAGGACGGAGGCGAGGAGCATGGGGAAGGTCGCGATAAGACCGGCCGTGGTAGCTGCAAGACCGACAACAGCCATTACCCCTTTCACCAGAGGACTGGACCCCTCTGGGGCAAAAGTCTTTATCAGGGAGGTCATCAGGGCCTCCACTATATACACCACGGTATCAAAAATAGCGGTGATATTGTCCTTGACCTTCTCCCGGTCAATCTCCAGAGCTCCGAGGAGGGCTATCATAGCGACCGTCAAGGTCAGCAGGGCAACCGACAGAGTGATCATAGCAAACCCTTTTGATGCAGCAAAGATAAGGGAACTTCCCCCGTGGTCCATGATAAACCCTATGAGCATGAGGAAACCGACCATAGTAGTGATCACCGCCAGATTTGCCACGATCCCCTTCCACGCACTTATCACAAGGAGGCCCGTAGCCGTCATCAGGAGGATAGTCCCTACGAGGATCATAATGGAGGTTACCGCACTCTTGAGATTCCTTAGGTCTTTCTCGGTCTGACCACTAAGGGCTCGCTTAGCCTGCACGGTAATGAACCTCAGGAGGTCGAAGATAGCGGTGAAAGCCATCTTTATACCAGTACGGAGGATATTACCGAAGAGGGGGAGGGACAGTGGTACTGCCAGAGCTGCTACCGACTTAATCTTACCCAGGATAGCTCCAATCTCACTGACGAAGTAGTTAAGACCACCAATCTTGTCCTTGAGACGAACGTCATAACCGAACAATTTTACCCCTTCCATCAGCTCCATCAGGTGGTAGATGATATCCTTGAGCTTTCCGATGGCTTTCTTCATCCCTGGAACTGCAGCCTTCAGCATAGGCTTTACCATACCGGAGACCGTCTCAGTAAGTTTCTTTAGGGTATCAAAGGGGGCAACAGAGATCTTCGTGGTGGAGAGGTTATCCAGCTCCCTGGTGATCCCGTTGATTTCCTTCACGACGACCTTTACAAGCACCCGGGATACCATAGAGGCCAGCACCGTCGAAGGCATCCGGGAGGCCATCTTACGGATTTGAACAGCAGCATCTGATAAAGCATCTATCACCGACTTCATCGAGTCGATGGTAGGAGCTTCGAACTTCTCCGAGGCCCTCTGACCAATATAGTGGAGGGTGTCTACCATCACGGATAAGCCAGTGGAGATAGTCACCGACAACGGAACCATAAACAGCATCCTTGCTCCGGTCTTTAGCATATTGGCAGAGAGGCTCTGTATAATGGTAAGGATCTGGTTGATTGACCCGAGGAATTGTACTATCGACCAGAGGTTATTCTTGGGTATGGGTATATCAAACTTATCCCCCACTTCCTCAATGATGAGCTTCACATTACCCGCGAGTCTCTGGAGGTAGTCGGGGTTGAGGTCTTCTACCTTACCCATTTCGGAGGTGATGGAGAGGATAGAGGCGACCATCTTCTGGAGGTCTCCGGTGATCATCTGGAAAGCTGACGCCTGTACCTTGAGGTCCATAGCTCGGATCTCCTTATCTAAGGGGAGGTTCTCCAGCATATGTACGACGCGAGTGGCCGCATCGAGGAACGCGGTCATAGATTCGGGGTCGATAGGCACGATCTTACCGAGCCCGTCGGAGATGGAAACGATGGCACTCACCATCGTCTTGGTATGTCCCACCAGGGCCTTCATCGCATTGGTCTGCTCTACCAGTTTCTCGGTGTCGATATCCTCGATAGCTTGGAGAATCAGACCCACGGCATTTACCTGTTGGTTATCTGTCATAGGAAATTTTTATCATTCTATATATATAAATCATAAATCATGCAAGCCCTAAAAATCCACGACGACAAGTTATATCATTTCGTCGAGCAAGAATGGAGACCAGTATCGGTGGAGAAGACCGGAGATAAATTCTCCCATTTCGAGCGAGATCTCACGAGTGGAGGAAAATATTTCCGTAATGTTCAGGTCTTCGACCGGTATATGGCGTGGAGGATTCCCAAGGACAGCTACCTCGGCATCAACCGACATTTTGCCGATGGTAATAGGATGGTCTCTCCCCAGTTCTTCTGTATGAATAGGGGTATGCTGACCAATCAGACTTTTGCTAAGACCCATCAGCTCCAGCCGTACTTCACCGGTCAGAAGGAACTCCCCAACGAGGTGACGACCTACAAAGAGCCTACGGATCACGGGATAGTAACGAGGAAATTCACCGGTCCGGAGAATGCCCAGTTCCATGACCTTTACTTCCACGTCCTTCGTACTCCTATAGAGGATGCCGGGGAGGGAGACCGGAGGACCCTTATCATCACCATCGACTGGTCAAAAGTACCGGATAACATGTACTTCCTCTATTTCCCTATCTATCGCACGTCGGAATATACTAATACTACCCCCGATTGGGATATGTACTACGCGGTATCTCATATCAACGGGACTATCTCCAGTAACCGACACGATATCAAACATGCTATCATCAAGCCTACGGGGAAGGATGACCGTTGTACCATCACCGATATCTCCGGAGAGGTCCTCTACGGTCCTGATGCGGATCCGAAGATAAAGAGGATCACTAAGGCCGATGCTGGGGATAAGGCCCTCACGGTACTTATGTTTGACTTCCCCGCGGATAGAGCCGGCGTAAACACCATGGGAGGTATTGCTTTTGATGCTTATATGCCCGAGGAGGAAGTGCCTTACCACCGAGTACCCCTGAGACCTTTCTTTGAGAATGACCTGCCGCCTGCAGCGGGAAATACCCTAATCAATATCTTCCCCGAGCAGCTCTTCCCTCCTTTCCTCAAGCAAGGGGATGTCCTCTCGGTATACAAGTGGAGCGATACCCCAGAAGATGGTTGTTATATATCAGAAAGACAGCTGATGTGTGTCGGCCCGGTCTTTGACCCTTCTGGGGGTATTGACCAGGACAAGAACACGAGGAAACAGACGTGGTTATTCCAAGTCCCGGGTGGTCGTCTCAACAAAGTGACCGTCGATGATATAGCATCTACCACCGGCCATAGCGCGTTCTATAGTTGGATAAAGAGAAAATAAAAAAGGGGCTCGCGCCCCTTTTTTTTATACCCACAGACTCTCGTCATCAAAGATAGTGGGGTAATTAAGGAATTTCTCTACCGAGTATTGGGGAGCTTGAACTTCTCCGGGTTTGGTAAAGGCAAAACAGATACAAATCCCTTTCTGCTTGGCTTTCGCCCCCCACTCCCTCCACTTTTCCTTGGAGAACTTCTTTATCAGCCCGTGGTAAAACTGTATGCCGGAATAGAAGTCCCGAGGACTGGTGGGAAAATAGGTAGGGTCGGCTGCTGTATAGGTATACTGTGAGGGATTCCTACGGTCAATGAGATGGTCGATCATATAGTCGATGGTGGCCTCGGAGAAGTTAATGAAGGGACTAAAATTATAGTACCCGGCGTTACCTATATTCTTGATACGGATCTCCCTTACGCTGTTGGTATTGGTATTTATTGAATTTACTCCACCACCAGGCCAAGCATTTGTTCCACGAACCCAGGACATTTCATTCGTCATAAGACCACCATAGGTGTAGTACTCCATATCAAAGACTACCTGCACGTCCTCGATAGAGCTTTGTATGAACGTCTCGGGGAAAGTGGTAGAAAACTCCTGTTCATATATGGTCTTATTAAGCTCCTCGGCGTACTTCTTATAAGGACCATCAGGGACATGCTCCCAAGGTAGGTATCTGAGGTCGGTCTCCCTTCCCTTGTGATAGCCTAACCGGATGGTGTTCTCCGGAACCTCCTGATAAGGGGTACAGCCGTAGGCCGGTTTCCATGTGGTCGCTGCCTTGGGAAAACCTCCTCTACCTGAGTCCCTGAAGTCAATAAACATTCGGGTTACTGACCTACATTCGTTCCACAGGCAGTTCGTCACTATCTCATCCAGTTGCTCCTGGGTAAGACCACTACAGGCGAACATATTGATAGCTGAATGGGGGATAATTCCCTGGGCATAGGTATTCTCGTCCCCCAGTCTCGGACCAGTACCATCACAGTACCTTATCTTTATCTTCTTCAGGATATAGTCCTTGTTAAGGTTACTGAAAAGGTTATTCCCCATGGACAGGTAGTTATCGTCGAAGTTAATGGTGATATTTACCATCGACGTACCATTTATCGACGAGCCGCTGATCACCCCACCGAGAGCCGTGGAGTAACTCCGGAGCTCATCGTAGTAGGCACGGTAGGCCGGGTCATTAGATTTTCCGATGTTAAAATTCCAGTCATCATATACCCCGTCCATCACAGGGATCCACGAAGTCCATGGAGACCTACCTCCATACCACTGACTACCAAATAATTGGGAGATATTGGCTCCGGCGGTGAGGATATTATGGGCAAACCAGTCCCCTATCTGGGCATAGATTTTATGATCGGTACTGGGCATCATATTACTAATCACATACCTCCTATCCAATGGTTGTTCGTCATAAGGCGCGGGGGTCATCCTTCCTCCACCTTGAATAACTGACAAATCCGTATGGGCGTGGAACTTCTGCGAGACGAACGCCCCGGGACGGAGGAGATCCTTCACCGGGGGAAGATTCTGTTTGAATCCATACCGGTTATCGGTTATCTCCCACGTATCCGTACTCGTCCCAGGTCGATTGATGTTATACAGATTATTTAACGTGGGGAGGTCCACTCTGGTATTGTTCTTATTGATATTACCCTTACTATACCATACCTGCTTGGCGTAACCGTAGGACTTCAGGCAGTTCTCCACCGTCTTGACCTTACGGTATATACATTCCCTTCCTTGGTAGGCCTCCCACATCTCGTTAGTCCAGAACCCCCCACGGTTTTTGCCCTCTTCACTCATCTTGGGTCTCACGAGGAGCTTCTCGGGTCGGTCCATGTCGAAGATACACTGATCTCCGAGGTAGGCTTTGGGGGATCTACCCCCTATCTCAAAATGAAGCTTATCCACGGCTTCCTCGGTATACCTCTTGAGGAACTCCTCCCGGTTCTTCACCGGTTTCACTGCCTTACTCATAGACCCAGTAGAGAGTGTTAGGAGACTTTTCTCGGAGGGTCTCGTACTGAGCCTTAGAGATGACCTGCCAGTTAATGAATACTACCCAAGCCCTTCCATCGAACTTATAGTGGTTCTTGTCCTCGAGGCAATAGGTAATACACCCCACGGGTATCCTCGACCGGTCGTAACCATTCATCTCGTCGATGGTTGCAAATTGGAAACGGGCATCTACCGGAGAGGCACTCCGGATATCAAAGCCTTTTTGTGTTTTATTCATATATATATATTAAGTAGTTATAGTTCCTCCTGTTGATTTCTCTGGATCGGAGTATCCGTCCTCTACGACCCAGTATACGACATTACCACCGATCCTCCACAGGTTCTCCTCAAAATCAGTCTCGGAGACGACCTGTATCGTAGGTCGGTCATCAATAAGTTTCCTCCATCCCTTCGGTCCTTGACCTTCGAACGTGATGTAGGTATAATGACTAAGGGTTTCCTTACAATAGGTGATACATCCGGGAGGGATAAGATCTCGGTCAAAAGCTCTCATCTCCGCCACGGTATCGAATATAAACCGGGAGTCCACTGGGGAGGCACTCCGGATGTCTAATCCTTCATGAGTTTGCATATGGTCTTTATATAAAAAATAAAATGGGGACACCATTAAGTATCCCCATCCTATTACTTTTCGGAAGATTAGAGCTTCACCTCAAACTTATCCCCGTCGAGGGTAACACTGACCGTGCTCTTGAAGACGAGGTAATCGACCCCACCCTGGTTCTTCTCTACCATCTCGTAGATACCGGCTTCGTTGACCGAACCGGCGAACCCGATAGACTTAGGAATACCGAACTTCTTGGCGTAAGCAAAATAGGGCTTGCCTGTACCCGTGAGGGTAGCCGTATAACGACCATTAGCATACTCCATCGTACCGGCGAGGTTGTCTGCGTAGTTGAAACCGGAGAAAGCGTTATCGTCTGTCGTTGGAGCTGCCTGAATACCTGCTGCCTGAAGAGCATCCAGAGCATTCTGAGCCTTCTGGTCGGCAGCCTTGGCATCCCTCTTAGCTTCCTCAGCCTTCTGGAGGGCTTCGGTCTTGGCAGCAGCGATAGCAGCATCGAAGACGGACTTCTCAAAGAGGTCAGCAAGACTGACGGTGAGGGTCTCGTTGTTCTGCTTGGTGAAGACGATAGAGTGGTCATCAGCATTGTAGACGGCGTTCTTAAAGAGCTGGTCTACGGCGATATGCGTGTCCTTATCGAGGATATACCACTTGTCTGCTACCGTCTCGCGATCGGCGATCGCCTCAGCGCTATAGAAAGCGTACTTCTTGAGGTCCTTGACGTAGACGATAAGACCATCGTACACGTTCAGACCGGCAAGACCGGCTACGTTAGCGACTACAAAACGAGAGTCGATGGGGCTACCGGCTTCATAGACCTTGAACCCCGCTTGAATTTTATTTAGAGCCATATTACAAAATTATTTTAGGTTAACAAAATAGACGTCGTCATCTTCATCAAGGAAAATATCCTTGCCTGACCACGTGTAGATATTCTTCTCCCCTTTCTGGGTGAAGGTATAGAGGGAAGCAGGTTCCATGTACCCCAGTCCTGCATCCACCAGAGTCCAACGGAGGGGAACCTCGATGCGGATCTTCACCAGTCCTACGGCCTTGATATCCACGCGGTTATGAGAGACATTACCGATAGTACCACGGAGGTCGGACTCAAAAGTCTTCGCCACCCCATCAACACCTGTGATAATTACTCGTACCTTCTCCCCTTTACGAGCCAGTTTTTCATCCACGGGCTTGTTGGGAAGGGGTTCTGGAGAGGGTTCTGGAGAGGGCTCCGGTGAGGCCGTCAGAGCCTCGAGGGTCTTAGAGATATGATCCATCCACTGATAAATAGGTTGAAATTTCTTGTTGATGTCGTAGCTGACACTGATCTTACCCCCGTCGATGGTAATACCCTTACCGGCGGTATAGGTGGTATCTCGGTCAATACGACTCTCTACGTTATCTATTCTCGCTTCGATCTCAGTAAGATCCACGGCGGTACCACCTGTTGGTAGGAGAATAGTCTTATTGAACTTTGGCTTAGTACCCACTACCTCCAGGGTGTTTCCGTTGAGAATAAGGTCCTGGACCCCCCTTCTCTGCTCGAGTTCGGAGACCCTTTCGCGGATTTCCGTGTCGTCGTAGATAGAGTTGTCGTCCTTGTCGGCCTCTAACAGGGCCAAACGGTTATAGATAGACTGGAGATCAGGTTTCTTCGCTTCGCCAACCGGAGCAGGTCGAGTCTCCAGTACGAGGACCTTGGCCTTTAGCGTCCTGATGGCATCTTCGATGGCATCTATGCGCTCTTCATTGACTGCCGACTCCGGTTGGGAGCGAAGGGTTTGTATATAGACCTCAAGATCCTTTACCGACTGACGAAGGTCTTTCGCCACATCGATAGTATGGACCATCGAGGAGAAGGGTCGCCAGTTGGTGAAGGTGTTAAATGAAACATCTGACACGTCACTGGCATCGTAAATATAGGTAGCTACCCCCGAGTCATCGAGGAAAGAGACTACCAGGCCTCTACGGCGCTGTTCCAGAGGGACGCTAAGGAAATTATCCTTAGTTCCGATAAAGACGTGGTTCACTCGGGCAAGGATATCCTTGAGAGGCTCCTTCGTGGACCGGTCTATGATCTGGGAGGTGTTGATACAAGACATGAGTTTTACTTCCTTTATTTATATCATCACAGCCCCCCACTCTTTTTTCACTCCGCCGTGTTTCAAATTTGCGCGGTGCTTTAGCTCCGTTAATTAAACAATATAACTGGTATCAGTATCATGTAACGAATAGTCGTCACCAGGGTCTCCCCTATTACCCCATAACAATCCTACGGATTTTTTCGTATACTTAAATTAACAGGAAAAGATTATGCAGGACGTTTTTGGTCAGATTATTGCTCAATGGGGACTGGTGGGGGTACTTGGTATCGCTGCCGGATGGATTATATATGACTCCTTCAGGAAGAACAAGGAGATGGAACATTACTACCGGGAGAAGATGGATGAGAAAAATGAACTTATCTCTCAGATCCGTGGGGAGTATACTCCGGATAATAGTCTCTCGACCCGTATGGATAGTCTTATAGATAGGTACGATGACCTGAAGGAGACTCTCACCACTCGTATGGATGAACTGGAGGCGAAGTTCGACTCGACCCATCCCAATTTCGTGGAGGAGGAGATCAACAAGCTCACCGCTATTGCCAATATCGCCCCTATCATCCACTCGGTCCTGAACAGCTCTATCGCCGATATCAAGGCCGACCACATGCTGGTAGGTCTCTTGCATAATGGCACGCATACCATCACCGGGACTCCGTTTATGAAGTTTGATATCGTCGCGGAGAAATTCTTCCCTGTTCGTAATCCCCAGGACGATGAACTCTCCGGTCTTTATAAGGACCACGACCTGATGCAGCATAACCGCCTTCCCGCGGTCGTTCTCCAGGGTGAAGCAAGGGTCTTTGATATCTCCGCCGGGGAGCTGAAAGACATTGACCCCTATCTCAACTCAAAACTGGTCAAGAGAGGGGTCAAATATATTGCCTTTGATATCTTTAGAGACGCCAATGGCCTACCCAACGGGTTTGTTTGCGTCTATTCCTTTGGAGATAGGATTGTGATCCCTGAGCTGGAGGAAGCCACTAACACGATCGGAGTGACCTATCGTAGTATTTAGGCTCTAACAATACGGAGGTGGTACTCGGAGTTATTGGGGTCCTGGATAAGAACCCCCCCGTCTACCGCCGACGCGCAGGCGAGCCCACCGGAGGCCACCATAGGGTTGATAAGGAATTTACCCTTGGATACCTTGCACAGCCACGGACCGTGGTCGGGATAGATGATTACCTGCTTGTCGTAGATAGCGGTCGTGTAAGACTGATACTTGTTAAACACTTCGGAGAACTCCTCCAGATCCTCCTCGTCATAGGCTGGTACGATGAACTCCCCCAGCTCTTCGAGTTCGATATGGATGAGGCTCTCCTCGCACACGAGGGAGCGTTTGACCGCTCCTCGGTGGAGAATTTCAATCTTGTAGTGCATAATTGTATACAATTATGTTTTAGCTCCCGGATTACTTGAGAACTGCAGCAGCCGAATCTACGACTACGGAGTCCGTAAGAGTGCTATCCACGGATACACTATCCACCGCAGTACTGTCAGAGACAGCTGCACCAGCGGCTCCGCTGATTCCGTTACCGTTACAAGACATCACGAACAGGGCCAGAAGGCCGGCAAAGATAAACTTCTTCATAATTAAATTAGATGAACGTTAAAGATTTATTAAAAAAACATTTGATTGGGGAGACGTATCGGTTTAGGACCAAATGTCTCTTCCCTATTGATGTGACCGGGACGATCACTGATCTGGATATATTATCAGGAGAAGTGGTCCTTTTTGTTACCTCAGGTGAAAAAATTTTTAAGATCGGGTTGAATACTCCATCCCTCACCATAGGCGATAATTAAACCCTACCATTACCCCGGGGCCGGCTTTGATGCCTCCGTCCCATACTACACCAACTCCGGTAGTCACTCCAATACTCCACCTCTTCTCGGTGCGGGTCACGGAGCGGATATCGGAGATTTTTATATAAGGGTTATCCACGGACACCCCAACCCCTCGCTTACCTTCGGTGAGGATCAGTCGAGCCGGTAGGGAGATACTGTTGAGGATGACTTCACGACCTACCGAGCCGTTAAGGGAGAGCCACTGGTCGTTATAGGAGAAGACCCTTACGGTGTCTCCTTGGATGATAGTGTCAGTCGTTGACATCACCAGGGTATCGACCTGAACCTGAAGCTTGGTCTTGGTGATGGTACGGATACTACCGACCCTCTTCTCCAGTTCCTTGATATAGGCCTTATCCTCCTGGATAGCCTTGTGAAAGAGGCTCCTTTCTGCCTCGTACTGAGTCTGCACCGCGAGGATCTCCCCGTTCTTCATCTGGTAGTATTTCACCGAGTCTACCAGGGAGGCTACCTGCTTGGCGTGGTCCTGGGTAACCTCACAACCGACGAAACAGGTGATGATGACCCCAATAACAAACAGAATAAAGCAGCAACGGTACTTATTCCTTTGCCCGAAGTCTCTTAATTTCCTCCATCCAGTCGAGATCGAAGGTAACCATTCGGTCCAATTCTTTCCATTCTTTTCCATATCTATTTTTGTATATAGGCATTTTTAGGTTTATATTATCCTCCAGTCGCTTCTCCAGATACTCCAATCGGTTACTGTAGGACCTTGGTGGGGTCTTGGGGCTGGTAGTGCTATTCCGTCCCAGGGCGTTAAGGAATTTGTTTATTCCTTTACCCCTCAGACTGAGGAAAAACCACTTGTATTTCCGATAAAATGGCTTCAGAGTATCTATCTTCTCCCAGAGGACCGGTTCGAGGTGAGCCATACAACTTCTTAACCTATTCCTGTACCACTGGTTGTTGATGGCTTCCACCACACCTGTGGCTGCCGGCCCCGTACCGGGGATGGCTTCTATCTTTCCCGAGGCGATCCACTGCAGTAACCAGATAAGTTGTTCCCCATCGGGGTAGATCGCACTCTGGAGGAACTTACTAATGACGAAATTCTTGTTCCGGGAGTCTCCGTAGTCCAGATACTCGAGAAAAGGAGCCCAGAAAGCCTGTCGCTGGTAGGGGAGAATATTCTTCACCCTATCCCAATCCTCACTACCTATATAGGTATAACGGTGGTAGGGTACGGGAACTGGCTCTCCTGCCTTATAGGCATAGGCCTCCACGGTACGGAAATGCTTCCACATCTGGTCTAAGACAATCTCAAAGAGACCATCGCGGCTCCACTCCTCGACCTTCTTCTTGGCCCAGCGCTCCTCTTGGATGGTATCCAGCCACTGCTCGACGATCTTACCACAGGCCTTGGGGCTTATGACATAACCCCGGGAGAGGGCTTTCCGGTTTATCCTTATTCGGTCTTCGGGGGTACTTTCTACCGGAGGTACTTGTCGGTATTTAACTATTGCTTGCATAACTCATGTAGCCAGTAGGCATCAACTATATCGTCAATCTTTCCGGTCCAATCGAGACCGGTAGCATCCCTCCACAGGGCAATCATATCGTCTTTGGTAGCTCGACCGTTTCCAGTGACTTTCAGCTTGAGGGTCGTGGGGTTGATCACCCGGACCTCTATACCCCTCCTAAGAGCAGCCAGTCTCATCGCGTAGTTCACTCCGGCGAGCTGGTCAATACTACCATTAGCACTGAAAGCAATGGCCTCGATAGCCATTATATCCGGTTTTACCTCGTCCAGGACCTGCTCGAATAGGTTGATGATGGAAAAGACATTGGTGGTTTTCACCGCTTCCTTGTCCTCCCCGGTGAGACCCTTCCCTGACTCTCGGTCGAACTCCCGGATATCTATGGGAAGACTCTTCAAGGTCTTGGTAGCATGATCCGTGAGGAGTATATATTTGTCCCCGGTATATATCCCGGTAGATCGGATACTGGGGTCAACCCCCAATACCCTTTTTGGTTTCTGCATATAAATTCTCTAATTCGTTACGGGTGCTGTTGTATATATCCCCGAAGGGTCTATTGTCGATAATACCTGTGGTATTGTCTATAATATCACGAACTTCCCCTGCTTTTGTGAGCCAATTAGACTTAATACTTCCAAAAACATCTGCCACAGCAAAACTCTTTTCCACCTCCGCGGTATCGGTCTCTTTGAGGGTGGGGGATAACTGGTCACTTCCATCTATCTCCATCGTAGGTTTCTCATTAGCTTCCCTTACCATACTATAATCGACCGACCACTGGCCGTTGAGGTAGGTGATCTCTATCCCGGTACAGGTCCATTCTCCACTGACCTGCATATTAGGAACGAGGTCGTTACTACCCCCGGAGACGGATAGGGCTTCCCTCATCTCCTCGTCGATATTGGTGAGGAGCTCATCCCCTCTTACTGTACTACCCATCGACCCGGAGTTATCCACCCAGAGGACCTTACATCTCTGACCCCGGAGGAAGCCCAGGAGGGGTCGTCGGGTGTAGACGTGCAGGACCTCGGAGAAAAGCTTACTCTTATACAGCTGACGGCACTCCTTGGCAAAGACGAAGTCGTATCCGTCTACCTCTCCACCGTACTCGTAGTCGATAGTCTGATCCTTGGAGTCCCCGTCGATGAGGTAGTGGTCGATATATCTCCCGGTTCGGAGGTCATAGACCGTTCTCATCTTCGACGTACCAGAAGACCGGTGAAGTCCCGGGGTCTGTTCAAAAGCAAATCCCGTCATATACAACTCCGTATTCTCGTGACTGGGGAGGTTAGTGAAGAGACAGAAGGTGGACAAGGGGTCGGCATCACCGGGCTCTTTCTCCTGACCGATGACGATTTTCTGTACCCCTTTCTGGGGATTCATGAGCTGGATCAGGTTCTCCACGTTGATATAATCCCACCAGTCTACCCACCAGTCGAGGACCTTTTGTTCCGAGGCCTCGGCCGTATCTATGACCTCATCGGTATAGGAAAGTAGGGACTGGTTATTCAGGACCATCGGCCGGGAGTCTTCAGTATCCATTCCCGTCTCACTTACCAAACCGAGGTTAGTGAATTGTTGGAGGAGTTGGAAATACTCCCACGTGGTCTTGTCCCCAATACTTAACATCCTCGTATCGGTGAGGTTATGACATTTGTATGTACCCGTACCGGTGACTACCCCACCCGTGGTAATTTCCGAAATCTGAAACACCAGATTGATCTTCTCATAAGCATCAAAAGGGGGTAGTATCTGCACTTGGAAATAGTTGTCCGTACGCACTTGGAAGACCGACTGAAAGAGACCGGTGGGGTCATTGAAGGAGAACATCACCTCAGGGAGAGGACCGACGGAGCTCAGCCGGAGGTAGTTGATATTCTGAAACTGGATGAGGATACCATTAAGAGCACAGAGAGGGGCAAGGATCCCATTGACCTTCAGGGGATCTGCCTCGGTAGAGTTAGTGGATGGTAGCGTGACCTCAATCTTTGGCTTTTCTGTCTTGGGGTGTATGATGGCCATATTATCGACGAGCTATGTTCCCGTAGCTGATAGGAGACCCATCCCCACCATCCCAATGCCACCCTCCGAGGTCGTTGGTGGTAGCGTCCTGGATCGTATTAAGGGATACAAGGAACTCATTGTGTCTCAATTCCACTACATTGTTAAACGTAATATCTAAGCTATACTGGGGGTTGAACCCGGTGGCGTTGCTTACCTCACCGTAGCCGGAGTTGGTAGAATTGTATTCTATCTCACAATCCAGAAACTCAAAAGCCTTGAAGGAGCTTATCTTACCGGCACTATTCAGGTCAAAATTAGACCACAGGCCGAGGTCCTCATGCAGGCCCCATATAGGACTGGAGAAGAACACGACGGTCATATCAAACCTCCTCAGGTTCACCGGGAGCATCTCCCTACGATGGAGGTGAGACCAACAGCTCATCCGGTAGAGGTCGAGAAGAGTCCCTATCCTCTCATCGGTGGAGTCTTCCAGAAACCCGATGGTTATTTTCTTCCTCTCTTCTTCCTTTACCTCGGTCGTGTTACGCTGGAGAGCTTCCCCGAGCCCGGAGATACTCTGGAAGTACCACGGGGAGTAGGTGGAGATATTAGATAGGAGCTCGACAAACTGCTTGAGGTAAGCTGCTCTCTCCTCTTCCCCGTTCTGCTTGAGATACGACCAGGCACTGGAGTGTTGCCAGTAGTCGAGTTCTTTGGCTCGATGGGAGTAGTTAGACTGGGTTACCCATTCCCCGGAGGAGTACTTCCACGAAGGGTGGAGGAGTCCATTACCCATAGGGTTGTCATCGAGGAAATGGAAAAATATCTTAAAGTACAGGTGACCGGGCTGATCCAGATCATCTGAATCCAACCACCATCGCCTTTCGTTGGCTATTCGTTGGTAGCTCCGCGGAGCTCCGTTTATATAGGTATCCATAAGGAAATTTTCTGGGTTTTATTAAATTATGAGCTATTTTGGGTAGTTTATATGGCCGCTTATACCGTAGGGCTTTGTTAGACCGCTCATATGGGCTGGAGCCCAACCTTCGACCAACGCACCCTACTGCGCTGCCACCGGGGTGAATAGATGTGTTTTTATAAGAAATGTCCAAAATATATGAGATTGCACCCATCTACGATGGGAGTGATATCATATACATAGTGTATTTCGCACATAAAGGCACGTCTATGCGCTTCAAATATCTTTTCTGACCATTTGTATAGGTCGATAGAAAATCGCGCGTTATATCGCGTTTATGAGAGTCACTGAAATTTCAACCGCGGGTGGCGATTTTGTATCATGTAAAATTTCTTTAATTAGCAATTTTGATTACGAGTAAAATTTCTTTAATTAAGCGATGGCAACCCTGTTGTGATTTCTTTAATAGCACCGGTGTCGTCCTGATGCCGGTTCTTTAATTAGCAATTTGGGTGGTCATCCCCACCGGTGGTGGTAAGTCACAAAATAGGCTCCAAAATCAGGCTGTTTTTGGACCCCATAGTTGGGTTGTTTTTGAGGTCAAAAATAGACCCCCGAGGTGGACTCCTAACATAGGCCAAAAATCATGCTTTTTTTAGGGGTCATTTTGGGGGTCAAAAAAGCACCATTTTTGGGCCTCAAAATGACCCCAAAATCAGCGCAAAAAATGAGGCCAAAAATGCGCAAAAATGCGCAAAATGGCCAAAACAGCGCGCAAACGCACTGGGACTAACGGTTTGAGCGATTTTTTCTGAACGTGAATTTCCTTATAAGAAAAATACTAAACGCTTTTGCGCTTTTTTGAGCCCTAAAAAATGGTATAAAAAGTGACTGATTTTTGGACCCCAAAAAATGATCTATTTTCGACCCTCAAAATGACCCTAAATTCCGACCCATCCAAACCGCGCGCAAACGCACTTTTTGGGTCACAGAAAAAGAGCCTATTTTTAAGTCCCAAAACTACCCCACCTCAAACCCTATATCAAATGCTATAAAAATGGTGTATTTCTATAGTTGGGTATATCAGCTAACTGTGATGCGTTGTATAATCGCGCCCTACTGCGCTCAAATCATGCTGCCTATACATTTATATTAAAAAGATATTTGAGGCGCATAGACGCGCCTTAAAATGCGAAATAAGCTATGTCTACGATCT